ATAATAATCTAAAAGGAAGTAAAATATTTAAATGTGCAAAATGTAATTTAGTGATTGATAGAGATTGGAATGGAGCAAGAAACATTCTTTTAAAAAACTTATAAATGCATTAACTGGCATGACGCAGCCAGTGAAGGAATGGAGTTAAATGTTAACCCATTTAACCCTTTTTCTGTGTCGGAAATATTTAATAAAATTTTCTTCTAAAAAAGATTGGTCTAAAGGTTTAGTTGGCAAAGGCTCATACCAATTCGGCAGGTCTTTCGTGCAATTTACAATCACTTGAATATTGTGTTGCTGCAGAAATTGTTTATCTTGTGAAGAGTGGCAATCTCCAACAAAGATAAGTGGTATTATTTCTTGAGCATAAGGATAGTTCATTTTTTTATATGTAGCATTTTGTTTTTAATTAGAAACGAAAAAAAATTGATAGTAAAATTAACAATCTTTTTTAATTACACCTTGGGGTCGAGATTCTGATTTTCTAAATTGGAATGAATTCGACCCAACTTGCCGCTCTGAAACTCGTCGAGTGCGATGATTTCAAAGCAAGGAAGGATGACAAGAAGAACCGCATTTATGTGGGTGTTCTACCATTCCTTTCCGAGCTGTTGATTTTCATCAACATCTGTTTTCCCGTCGAGGACTTTCCCAGAAATGGGAGTCCGCCGATCATGAGGACATTGTCTGGCTTTCCAGCGCCTTACGAACCGGAGATCCATTTCGGGTGTCCTCCCAACATGACCGAGGACGCTGTGGTTGGCTGGGTGCTTCTGCTCATGGGTCTTCATCCAGCTTCTCCTGAGGAGTTGGCATCTATGGAGAAAGCAAGCAGGGCACTCTGTGATGCCTACAAGGCCAACACTCACACCAACGTTTTGAGGCCGTTGTGGCACCTCGTGGCCAACTGAAGTGGAAACAGTTCAATTCTATCATAAATAAAAAAAATGAAATTAAAAAATATTAATTATTAAATCATATGCTATGGAGGATGTATGTAGTATTTGTTTAGAGAACTTATCAGAAAATATACAATTAAATTGTGGGCATTTTTTACACCCACAATGTTTAAAAATATTATCACGCAGAAATACAGATTGCCGATGTCCATTATGTAGAGTTCCTGTTAATCAGGAAATTATTAACAAAGTGGACAACAGAAATGTTTGTTCATTATGTGATGAAGAAATTACCAGAGAAGAAGCAAACATGGATTATGTAAATATTAGCAAGTGTGGCTGTAATCTACATTATTCATGTTGGCGCAAGTATTTACAATCCAACTTCCCATTTGAAGTTAACAATGACCAATTAATGCCGTTCAATTGCAATATAAAATGTCCAAGTTGCCAAGAAGAAACACTTTATTACAAAGTAGAAGGAAGAGATTATGGATATTTAAAAAGTTGCCACGAAACTTATGTGGGTGAAATACATAATTGCTTAAGGTTTGGTTGTTGTTATTATGCAAACCCGCAAAGATATGGTTATTGTAGTGTTCATGCGAGAAAAAAAGCGAGTAATCGGGCAATTAAAAGAACGCTGGAGTTTATGTGTAAATTTGGTGGGATAATGTCAACGGAAAAATGCAACCGGATTTTTTATGATTTTCTAAGGAAGGTTGATAAAAAATTGAATGCAGAATATGATGTTGATATTGATTCTTATGGGTTGGAGTATTGCCAAACTTAAAGTGTTCCAATAACATCTTGACTTGGAGAACAATTATCAACACAAGAATAAGTTGGATCATTAATTTGACAAAATTGTGAACAAGTTAATTCACTAGATGCAAGGTTAACATTATCAATATCAAACCTAACATTTTTATAAGTGCCACATGGTAATTTAGTTTTAACAGTTTTGCTTAAATTAACAATTTCTTTGGTGGATACATCTAAAACTAATCTGTTTTTTTCAAAATGCCCACTTACAATTATTTATTTCCATAATAGTAGTAGGTGCAAAACCGGTTGCTTTTTGTTCAGCAATAATTCTTTGTTGCCATTTTTTATCGGTATCATTAATAATAAGTCTTTTAGAATTGTTTCCATTTTCATTCCAGACTTGATAGAGTGTAAACTCAGTTGCTTTAAGGAATGTAATTTTATAGGATTGTTCGCCATTTTTACGAATATTTACATTGCCTTTAACAATCTGATTAGGAGAAAAAAAGAATTTTTTTTCTCCTCAGAGCAATTATTTTGTTCCAAAATAATTGCTATCAAATTTAGGAAGATTAAAATTGTTAAAACTTCTTGCTCCGGTGGGATAACCACTTACCATATTTTATAAAAGAAAAAAAATATTATAAAAAAATTAGATTGCTAAAAAAAATATTATAAAAAATATGGTTGATTCAGATGAACCAATAATGGGATATGATAAAGTTGTAGCATATGCCGATAAACAGATTGTAAAAGATTTTCGCAATCCGTTATTTTTATTTATATTTTGTAGTCTTTGTTTCTGCTTTATAATAGCATTTTGTGTGCGCAATTATTATCCATATGTTTATTTAAGCGTTCTCGCCGGTTTTAATGCATTGGTTATTTCTTATTGTTCCAGAGTAGGTTTAGTATTTTTGCCGGCAATTTTCGTATTTTTAACAACTTTTGAGAGGTTTAGGAATATGAATGTTTAAATATTGCATTCTAATATAACCATTTTATGGTCACTTAATTCGGGGTAATCTTCAGTTGTAATTTTCGGGTTTTTAATTGCAAAATTGGAGCAGAAAAAGTCGGGAGTATTTTTATTAATAGTTGGACAATCTGGACACATAATTTTTTCAACATTTATTATTTTTTTAAATTCTGATTCATTAATGTTAAAATCACCACCAGCAATTGTTGGATTTTTTTCGTTATTAAATGATTCACCGAATTGTTTAATTTGTGATTTCAGAGCATTTTTTCCATATTTTTTAACACCAATCATAACATTTTCATTTTGTGTATGTGTGTTGTAAATTAAATAGCCTTTTATTTTTGTAACTGTAAATCCCTTATTTGCGAAACTATCTTCTCCATGACTATTTGCATATTTCTTAAATTCTTTAAAATCAAATGGATGATTAGTAATTGTCATCAATCCACTTGATATTCCAAAAAAACTTTTAGCCTTTTCTGGCGGGCAATATACATTGTAATTATGCAATTTATATTCCAATTGATTTATTAATTTTTCATCAAACAATTCCTGTAAATTTATAACAACTAATGTATCAGGTGTTTCTAAATATTTCCGCAAAATATTTGTAATTGGTTTAGCCTTATTTGTTCCTGTACCCGAAAAATTAACAAGATGAGGTAATCCAGCAACATTCCATGTAATAAAAAGTAATTTCATATATTATAAAATATATTAATTTCTATTTGTATAAGCGAGCTGGCGGGATGTATATTTATCAGCGTACCCTTGTGTTTGCATCCAAGCACTATCTTCATTAAACATACTACCAAAAATACTTAAGATTGGTCTGGGTACATTCTGTTCTTCCTCAAATGTTCTGGGGACATATTTAAATTCTACTACAGGGGGTGGACACTGTTGGTTAGATTGTACATAACCAACAACTACTAAACATATTCCAATTAATAAAAATAATATAACAATACTTCTCATATTAAATAAAAATATTATTTATTTTTGTTTTTATAAGAAAAGCAAGTAATTTTATTAATGCCGAAAGCTTCAGCACTTTCCCAATATTCGTCTCCATAATCAATAAACAATTGTTCACCTTTTTTTATATATTTTTTTGTAAAAAAAGCAGTGTGTATTTCTGATTCATGAACAATGACTTTTGTACTAACATTCGGATAATCACTATGATTAAAAAATGCTGTGTAATTCCCATTTTTTAATCCATTCACACAATAACCCGAAAAAGGTGAAGAAAAATTGTAAGAAATTTCTTTAAATGATTTTGCTAAATGCATTTTAGGGTTTTCTTCCAAAGTACCGAGATAACAGCCTAAATATTCATTTGGTTGTAAATTTTGTTTAGCAAAAATACCGAAGCCAATGTTATTTGTTAATATTTTTTCACAGAAAATTGTTAGGTTTTCAGAGCATTCTTTTTGAGGTATAAATACAAGATTGGATTTTTCATGCTCAAAGAAATCACTATCAAGAATTGAATATATAGATTTTGGATAACATTTTTTATTCCTCAAACAATTCGCTAAATAGCGTAATTTAGGTCGCAAATGTAAAGGTATATCCATTTTAATAGGATATAGAACAATAAATTTATAATTCATTTTTTATTTCTTTTGAACTTTTATATGAACGTAAATTTTTCTTTAAAAGTTCCTCATGAATTTGGACTTTTTGCCAGTAGGCCAGTAGGTTTTGTTAATATAGATGGTAAAAAATATTTGGCTAAAAAACATCAGAAAAAAAATGGTAAAGATACTCTGGAATATATGTTTTACAATAAAAGTTTGGAACAGTCAAGAAAAGATAATATGCAGGATTTTTTAAGTATGCCAGTTCATATAGTAAAATGTCCAAATTATTGTATTTATATTTATAATCCAATAGATAAAGATTTTCGTTCATCATATTTAAAAGAAATGAACAGAGAAAAATTTTTAGATTTAACAATACAAGTTTGTCTCCAGACTTTTTATCTTAATCATGTGTTAGGATATTATCATAACGATATTATTTTACACAGTAAATTAAGAAATGTTATGATTGATTATAATAAACCCGGAACAATAAAATTTGGAGATTTTAATTATCAAGTAAAAAACGATAGAATACGTGTAATTGATTTCGGACAAAGCAGAACTGTACCAGCCTTTCGAACATCTAAATTTTATTACAAAAAAGAAAGAAAAGTACCTTTTCGTTCAGAAGTTTTCGTAACATTTATGGTTTGCTTTTATAATTACAATCATAAAAATAATAATAGAGACTATTTTTACGATAAATTCTTAAACATAATGAAAGAAAAAAAAATACAATCGTCTCACATTAACTTTGATAAAACAATTATCAACAAACTTATACATCTTAAAAATAATCTTAAAGAAATATTATAACCCAATTACATAATATCCTTAACAATATCCTTCATAATCCTTTCCTTTTCCTCTGCAGTTGGCTCATTAATTGCACTCCCCGCCTCAAAATTCTTACCCTCCGCCGCTGCTGCACGTCTCGCCATCCATGGATCCGCATGTTGGGTATCATTCAATCCAGCCATCAATGACTTCGCATCCGGTGCAGTTGATGAAGCAACCGATGTACCATCAACAGTCTCATCCTCTCCAGTTGCCGGTGTTGACCCCTCGTTTAATTTGGCAAAAATACGGTCTTTCTCATCAACAATATCACGCAGCTCCTTAATCTTATCTTCCGCCTCTTGTTCCTCCTCATCCGTCTTCTTCTGGTAAAACTTACGACGTTGGTTCTCCTCACGAGCAGCCTTCTTGCGGTCTTCTGTCTCTTGTGCATACATCTCATCACGATGGGCACGATTTTCTTGGTATTTCTTCATGAGAGTGTTGAGTTGCTCATTCGCATATTCTTGCTCAGCAATGTTATCGGGATTTGGATCCCAAGGAAGCCAATAACCAACTTGACCAACAAACACGTGGAAATTGGGGTCACGACGCTGGAGAACTTTTGCACGAACTTCTGCTTCACGACGGGATTCATAAACACCACGAATCTTAAGACCACGAATAGAAGTTTGGAAATCATTGGACTCATTAAATGCTTTTGTAACATTCTCTTCTTCTGCATAAAGGAAATCATCAAATTTTTCGTCAACATTGAGTGTGTCAATAAATTCGGGTGTCAATTTGTCTGCATCTAATTTGGTGGGGTCACGTTCGTTTTTTAAATCTTTAAGAAACCATTTAGCAAATGATTTTACTAAAGCAGCTTCACGACGCTTAATAACTTTTTCGGGGGAGATGAAAGATAAACAAACATAGTTTTGGCCAGCAATTGGCTGGTCAACTTCCAGAAAATCTTCTACAATTTCTTGAGACATAATTGTTAATAATAACAATTTTATTTTTAAGCCATTTTTCCGCAAATAAAATATGCTATCAATAATATGCAAATAAATTGGAATCCAGAAGAACATGATGCAAAAATAAGTGCTCTAAAGGATAAGAAAATATTTTTACTAAACACACCATCTAAATATAAGCCAGCACAATATTTAGAAGTTCTTAAACTAAATCAACAAATCTGGGAACTTGAAATGGAAAAAGTATCCAATAATTTTTTGGAAAAATTGGAAAACATCACCTATATTGATTTGCATGGGAAGACAATTGACGAAGCGGAACATATACTTTTTTTTCTTTTCGAGTGGATGTGCAGCAACTCAGAAATTCCGGAAAGTATGGAGATAATAACAGGCAGAGGCACATTACGTTTGTATAATTGGTTAGAAAAAAATTTACAATTAATAATAAATGAATATGATTTACCACTAGAAACAATTATTTATAATCCCGATAATTTCCATTTTACAATAAAATTTAAAAAATCATTCCATCGGCATCTTAGAAACTTCTAATATTACATAAGCTGCTGGAAACAATATCACCGGTATTCCATCATCATAATCATCGGGTTCTTGTCTTACTTCTTTAGTACTTGGCTTCATTGTACAAGCATATTTAACACCTTTCTTATAAACACGTAAATTGGAACCATATTCTTCATAAGTTGTATAAAAATAACGAGCACAACCTGCTTGGTATGTGATTGTATCCTCAGTTTCTTCTAAAATTGTACCGACACTCATGTCCCATTGGCGTCCACCATCGGGTGTGTCATAGCGAACATCTAAATTAATTTCCATTGTTAAAAATAATAATTAATTTGTTTTTAAATCTAAATAATAAGTAGACAAAATGTCAGACAATGAAGAATATGAAGAAAATACACAGAAATCTACAGAAATAAATGATGGAACAAAAAAACTTATCCAATATTTTTTTGCGCCTCTAAAATATTTCAGTTTAGTCATCATCCTCTTCCTAATTGCCAGCTATTTAGCAAACAAATATATCGCCGGTATTGGCATGAATTTTATTCCAATGTTCTATCCTGTTGGCAAATCTTTCTCTTTCGGTTTAGCTAACATCTTCCATAAACCTTTAACTCAAAACCAACAATATTCCGAATTCTTTAAAACTGACGATAATGGAACCAATTATTACCAACTCCTTGATTTGGGTGGTGACATCAAAAACATAGTATTCGGTCTTTTCCAATTCCCTCATGAATCTCAAGTTCCCACACAATCTGGAGGCGGTTTAGCCAACAATATCAAACAAACAATCAAAAACAAAACCACCAATAAAGGAACAACTATGGAGAATATTTCCACCAAAAATATTTACCTACCCGACTATGACTCAATGTATTGGTACCAAAAAATAATTGTATCCATCTTCGGCTCCATTCAAATACTTATCGGAACTGCCCTCACTTTCTTTAGTGCCGCCGCTTACCTCTTTTCCGGAAAACACGGAATGTTCCTTAATATGGCATATGACGAAAAAATATCCAGAACCGGAAGCACACCTAACCAACCTACACCCTCCAACTTCAAACAATATCTCTCTCAAAAAGTGGGCAATTTAAAGAAAATTTTGCCAAAAATATTTACGAAGTCGTATTTTGGGGTGAAGACGTTGGATGAGAGTGTGGAGGAGACGGGTTCTGATAAGATATTGTTGCAGAGTGGTTGGACGAAATTTAGTGCATTTGTGGATTTTTTATATTATATACCGGTGGATAAGATGACATATGGGACAAATTTTTTTATTGAAGAGCCAAGTACATTTAAGGATAGGTTTAAATATTTCTTTTTAATATGTTTTGTGGGTTTATTGATTGGATTAACTCGAGGAAGTTTTAGTGGGGGGAGTGCAGCGATTATGTCATTGGTGATTGTGCTAATAATAATATTTGTATTTTTTGCTGGTTGGGTGCTTAACCCAGAAAAGAATTTATCACCAATTGCGAATTACAATTCATTGCTGGAGAAATATAATAAAGCAACAGGTTTAGGGTTGAATTATACAGAATATGCACAAACAATTCAAGGGATAAAAGGGGCAATTGAACAGACAATGAAACAGCATTCATTAGAGGGTGTTAAATTGGCGAAAGATTATGGATATAAATTTGTTGGAAGTAAACCAATAAATAATGTGGAAGAACAATTGGAAAGGAATTTGGGGATGAGTGGCGGAGGAAAAATAAAGGTAAAGCCACAATATAGGAAAAAAATTTCCGAAATAAGAAAAAAAAATATTATTGGTTAACATTATAATGACTTGTGGATGTACTAATGGTCTCAAGAATACTCCCTCAACTGAAAATCTTTTACCAGTTACTTCTCAAAATACAGTTGTTGATGTTGGTAAATGCTGCTGTAATCCTAAAACCGTTTGTGAAAAAGTTTGCAAAAGACACTTTGATTTATGGATTAATGCTGAAAAGTTTTATTTAAAGAAATGTGGTAAGTATGTTAAATTAGTTTTCTCAGGTGTAAGAGGAATAACAGCTTACCAAACTTACAATGAATTTAACTTAAAATTAAATTGTGACAGACAAATTATAAGAATTGAACCTGAAAATTACGAAAATACTTTAAAAGCATTCAAAAAGAGAACTGCCTATTTAGAATTTCAAAGCTGTGCAAATAAAGCACTGGGTCTATCTTATTATGTAGGTGATGCTTCTTATAATGCAGAAACAAATGAGTTAGTTTTGACAAAAAATATACCAGATAAATTATTACTTGATTGGGTTTTAATTACTGATTATAAATCTTTTAAAGGTAAAAATGTTTGCAGTAGTTTAGATGGTCCTTATTCTAACACATTTTTTTAATATCTTAATATAATATAATAATGACAATTGGTTGTGAAAATATTATGGATTGTCGCTGCAATCCTTAAAATGTCTGTGAAGAAGTATGCAAAACACACTTTGATTTATGGATTAATGCAGAAAAGATTGATTTAAAAAAATGTGGTAAGTATGTTAAATTGATATTTTCTGGTGTAAGAGGAATAACAGCTTACCAAACTTACAATGAATTTAACAAAAAATTGAATTGTGATAGAAAAGTAATAAAAAGTAAACCAGATAATTGTATAGAAGTCTGTAAAAAATTATTATCAAAAAACAAGTTATTTAGAATTCCAAAGTTGTGCAGATAAACATATTGCATTTTCATTTTATTTAGGAGATGCTGAATTTGATAAACAAAAAAATGAGTTAATAATAACAAAAAATATAGCAGATAAACTATTTATGGAAGGAGTTTTAATAACTGATTATAAATATTTTAAAGGAAAGAATGTTAATTGCTCAGTGGATACTGCATCTGGATTTGGACAATGTATTGGTCCTTATAAAAAAAGATAAAAAGTGTAAGACAAAGTTGGAACTCCTGTACTAAATTACAATGGTCAACTAATATTATGTGTGAAACAAAATATGGTTTTTGGAAAGGCGAACCTAATGTTCCTGATAAAAAAAATTATTGCTATTATAATAAAACAGCATCTGCTAAATGTAATCCTTTATGTAAAAATGTTAATCATCCCAAATTCTAATCTTTCTACCAATAACTTCAAAAAGGTTTTCATTATGTTCTTTGTATTTATTTAATAAATGCAATCTTGTTTCTTCGTCCATATCTCCATTTGGACGTTTTCCTTTAAATTTTGTTAGTCCTTCTAATTTTTGTTCTTCTAATCCTAAAAATGTAAAAATTTTGTTTAGTTCTGTTTGGTTATCTTGTTCATATTCTTCTTGAATCATAATATGAGTGTTTTCTTCTCCAAATATATCTAAAGCACGAATAACATAATTTACAAAATAACTTTGTTCCTCATTATGTTCTTTTTCATAAAAATCTTTAAAAGTAAATACTTCACATTTTTCGTTTTTTTCTCCTTCTTCATCATTTCCATTTTTATCTTCTTCTTTTTTTTCTTTTTCTTCTTCTTCTTTTTCTGCTTCTTCTTTTTCTTCTTCTTCATCATCCGAATATTCAATATCATCATCTGATTCATTAGCATAAGCAGAGTACATTTTTTGTAATTCTTCATTTTCTTTTCTTATTTTATCAACGTGTTCTTTTCTTTCTTTTACTTTGGCTTCTTCTGCTTCTTTTTGTTTAGTGTATACTTCTTCACCTCTTTTTTCACAACAAACAGAGCAATTGCATTTACTATTTATATACAATTGGTGATACCAACTGTAAAGATAATTTACTGGATTTCGTAAACTAATAATTACTTTCATATCTGGATTATATTTTTTAATGTTGTTAAGAGCAAATAAATTCCAAATGTATGTCGGATTTTTTTCTCCATTTATTTTTCCTTCAACTAAAAGTTCATCGTGCTTTTTTCGTTCAACTGGATTATTAAATGCTTTAGTGTGGAAAAGAACAGATTCATTATTACCAATATTATGATAAACATTTATTTTAGAATGCTTATTTAGATTATCAACTAAACTGGTTGTTCCACATTTAGGAAATGCGATTATTACAAATTCCACTTTTATCATAAATTAAATTTTAAATTAATTTTTGAAAATAAACAAAAAAAAAATATTATATAAAAATATAATGACTTGCGGATGTGGAAAAGTAGAAGGTTGCTGTTGTGACCCAAAAACCGTTTGTGAAAAAGTTTGTCAAACACATTTTAATTTATGGATACATGCAGAAAAGATTGATTTAAAAAAATGTGGTAAGTATGTTAAATTAGTTTTCTCTGGTTTAAGAGGAATAAAAGCTTATCAAGTTTACAATGAATTTAACAAAAAATTAAATTGCGATAGAAAGGTTTTTAAAGTATCTCCTCAAAATGATATGGACTTTTTTAAAAATTTTGTAAAAAGAACAAGTTATTTAGAGTTTCAAAGTTGTGCTGATAAACATATTGGATTTTCATTTTATTTAGGAGATGCTGAATATGATAAAGAAAAAAATGAGTTAGTGTTAACTAAAAATATAGCAGATAAACTATTTATGGATGGAGTTTTAATAACTGACTATAAATATTTTAAAGGAAAAAATGTTAATTGCTCAGTGGATTCTGTTGGAGGAATAGGTCAAAATCCATGTGTTGGAAAATTTAGATGGATTTTTTCGAATACCAGAAATAATGGTTGTTGTAAAGGCAAGGCATGGAACCAGTTATACGCATGTAAAACTGAATTAGGATTTAATGTTGGTAAAAAAGATCAACAATGGGAACAAAAACAATGTAAAAATATTCGATACTTTTGTACTACCGCAACCAATTATCAAAGATTGTGCAGTTACCCATTTTGTAGTACAATAAAAACTTATCCACCTAAGAAGGAATTACCCACTTTGTAGTACAATTAAAACTAAACCTGAATAAATAGAATATCTATATAACTTATGGTATTAATGTAAATATACATTTTATTCTTCTTTATTGTGGTATATAGTCATCCCAAATACTAATCTTTCTTCCAATAACTTCAAAAAGGTTTTCATTATGTTCTTTGTATTTATTTAATAAATGCAATCTTGTTTCTTCGTCCATATCTCCATTTGGACGTTTTCCTTTAAATTTTGTTAGTCCTTCTAATTTTTGTTCTTCTAATCCTAAAAATGTAAAAATTTTGTTTAGTTCTGTTTGGTTATCTTGTTCATATTCTTCTTGAATTAAAAAGTGAATATTATCATTAAATATTGCTTTTGCTGTTAAAATATGTTTATAAAAATTACTTTGATATAATGTTTTTTTATCATTATAAAATTCTTTAAAAGTTGGTGTATTTTTACATCTTTCTTCTATTTCAATTTGTTTTTTTTCATCTTTATTTTCATCTTCATCTTCATCTTCATCTTCATCTTCATCTTCATCTTCATCTTCATCTTCATCTTCATCTTCATCTTCATCATCCTCTGCTTCATAAAGTTTTTGTAATTCTTCATTTTCTTTTCTAATTTTTTCAGTTTTTTGTTTTTGTTGTTTTTCTAATTCTAATTCTTCTTCAGTAATTGTTTCTCCTCTTTTTCTTTTACAAATTATACATTTACAATTAATATAGGTTTGGTGGTACCAACTATATAAAAAATCTACTGGGTTTCTTAAACAAATAATAACTTTAATATTTGGATTGTGAATTTTCATATTAATTAAAGAAAAAATTTTCCATATATATGTTGGATTTTTTTCTCCATTAACTTTTCCTTCAACTAAAAAATTTTCATACTGGTTTTTTTTTACTTTATTGTTGAAAACATCATTAGTAAATAAAATTGATTCCTTATTACCAACATCATAATAAACATTTATTTTAGAATGTTTGTTTAAATTGTCAACTAAACTGGTTGTACCACATTTAGGAAACCCAATAATAACAAATTCAACTTTTGGCATATTTTTTATTTTATTTTTTTTTAGAAATACAAACAAAGATATTGGTTAACAATATAATGGTTTGTGGATGTGGAAAAGTAGAAGGTTGCTGTTGTGACCCAAAAACCGTTTGCAAAGAAGTTTGCCAAAGAAAATATAATGGGTGGGTAAATGCAGAAAAGATTAAATTAAAGAAGTGTGGGAAATATGTAAGATTAATTCTATCAAATGTAAGAAGTTTTACTCTTTACCAAGTTTATAATGAATTTAACAAAAAATTAAATAAGGATAGATTAGTTTTTAATATTGAGAAGATAAATTATGGTGATATTCAGCAATTTAAAAATAGAACTTGTTATTTAGAATTCCAATCATGTAAAGATAAACATATTCAATTTTCTTTTTACTTAAAAACAGCAGAATATGATTTAGAAAATAATGTTTGGAAATGGATTGTAATACCTGATAAATTGTATATTGATGGAACATTAATAAATGAATACAAATTTTTTATGGGGAGAAATATTTGTTGCAGCTTAGATTCTTCTTCTAACCCACAATGTAATTGTAATGGAACCCATAAAATAAGAAGAGGAAGTGAAACTTTTACATCATTTTGTCAAACCGCAGATGGATGCAGAATTTGTAAATGGAAATCAAGTAATGGAAAATATTTAACAACTACTTCTTTAGATAATGTTGATTGTTATAACTAACCAATTTAAAATATTCCCCCTATATTTTAAATAATGCAAGTTTTTATTTTCCGCCGTGATTTACGTTTAGAAGACAACACCACTTTAAATGAATTGTGCAAAAATTCCCACCCAATCCTTCCAATTTTTATCTTAGACCCACGTCAATTGGAAGAAAAGAAAAACCCCTATTTCTCCAACAATGCCGTCCAGTTCATGTGCGAATCTTTAGAAGATTTACAGAAATCATTGGCTTCACATAATGGCCAATTGTACATTTTTAATGGGACACCCGTTGATATTTTAAAGCAGATTGCCGAAAATCACCAGATAACGGCGGTAGGTTGTAATGAGGATTATACTCCATTTTCTAAAAGTCGTGATTCTTATATTAAGGAATGGTGTGATAAAAATGGAGTTGCATTTATCCAGAAGGAGGATGTTGTGATTAATTCGGTGAATAAGGTGAAAACAGGTTCAGGAACTGTTTACCAGAAGTTTACTCCTTTTTACAATAAAGCGAAAAAGTTGAAAGTGCATGCGCCGGTTATTTTAAAACATTATAAATTTGCGAAGATAGACCATACAAATCCGCCATTGGAGCAATATTATAAGAAAAATGAAAAATTATTGCATAATGGAGGTAGAACGAATGCTGTTGTGCAATTGGAAAAGTTGTGTGAGAATAAGGATTATGGGGAAACAAGGGATATTCCCAGTGTACCAACGACGGAGATGAGTGCATATAATAAGTTTGGTTGCGTGTCCATTCGTGAGTTTATGGCGAGATTAAAGGAGACAGTTGGTTGGGAAAATGGGATTGCTCGGCAATTATATTTTCGTGATTTTTATTATAATGTTATAAATGCTCATCCAGAATTGTTAGAGCGTAATGTTCCATATGAAGAAAAATGGGCGAAAATAAAATGGGATAAACCAGAAAAAAAGATGGTGGAAGCATTTGAACAAGGGAAGACGGGATTTCCGATAATTGATGCGGGAATAAGGCAGATGATAACAACAGGATTTATGCATAATAGGGCGAGAATGTTGGTGGCAAGTTTTTGGACAAAAGATTTGTTGTATGATTGGACAATTGGCGAAAGATTTTTTGCAACACAATTGTATGATTATGACCCAACGCAAAATAATAGTGGTTGGCAGACTGTAGCGGGAACGGGAGCAAGTGCGCTGGATTGGTTCCAAGTGATGAATCCATGGACGCAGACTAAGAAGTTTGACCCAGAATGTAAGTATATAAAACAGTGGATACCGGAGTTGGAGAAAGTAAAGCCATCATCTATTTTAGAATGGGAGAAAGAGTGGAAATATAATAGGAAGAGTGGATATCCCAAACCAATTGTAAATCATACAAAACGAAGGGAAATTATGCTGAAGAGATATAAGAATGCATTGAAATAAAAAGTGAAATTTTTTAGTGATATTTTCTAAAAAATAAAATGTATTGTTGTAGATGTTTAAGTTCAGGAGATGTTTATACTTTATATAAAATGGTAAAAAATAAAAATTTTTATTACGAATGCTTTGATGAAGAAGAATGCGAAGAAAGAAGGCTAAAATTAACAGAAAAAGATTTTGAAGTTTTCTTTGAAGAAAATTATGGTTGGAACATTAAAGACCTAATACCTTTGCCATATTTATCTAATAAAAAGATACAAAATGAATATTTTTACAATATAAAAACGAAAAAATTTTTAGTTCATTATGATACATTTGTAAAAGAAGAACCAATGGAAGTTAAAATAAAGAAAACTTTAAAATATTTCTTTGATTATCCTATTTCGGTGGTTGAACATGTTAAAGAATATGAGGATTATTTTGGTGACAGGAAAAAAAAGTATTATACAATTGAAGAAATAAATGAAAAAGACTAAAAATAACAGAAATAATATAATTTATAATTTACAAAAATAATGTTGTCCCCAACTGTCTATGTCCAATCTTAAACCTCCCAGCATACATAAACTGTCTCTTAAATTGTTCCCCATTTATCCATTCAACCACTTCTTCCATCGTCTTCCCCGTCTCTGAAAACTCTATCTTTGGTATCATCATCAACAAATTCCCACTAAAATAATCCGTTTTTCCTTTAAATGCAACTTCCTCCTTTCTTGTCAATGTATGAACATAAATACAATCTGTATCTTTCTGTTGTTCCATTATTCCCACATTTCTCGGTGCTCCCCATTCCCACCAATTATCTTCGTGGAATTTGCGAATTTGTCTATCTAATAATGCCTGTTTATTCTCCAGCAAGTGTTGGTCTATCTGTGCATTCTCTGTTGGATATTGTTTGGGGAAAATATACCTTTCCTTACAATCTTTTCCCGTTATGATATCTATATTGCCTATTGCATTCTTATAAATATCCTCCTTTCCTGACACCATCCCCACATAAATATCAAAATAATCTCCAATCATCCTCACACTCTGTCCTTCCTCCAAAAACATCAACATCCCATCCAAATTAATAACCCTCTTTTCTACTCCATTGTACAAACATTTCTTAACTAATCCCACCGTCTTCTGATACCTAAATACACAAACATTCACCGATGCCCTGCAAAACATATTCTCACTGTCCGGATGATATATATGCGTAAAACATCCAACCTCCATCATCTCCAACATCAAATCTTTAACATTCGTCAATTTAAAGAAATCTGCGGGGACAATAAAGATGAGTTCACCGTTAGGTTGAAGTAGTTGGAAGCATTTTTTGGTGAATTGGATGGCGAGATTGGATTTTTTAATTTTGACAAATGGGGGATTGCCGACAATAGTTTTAAAGGTTTGTTGGATATTTTGCTGTAGGAAGTCGCAGAAGTTGATGTTATCTTGGTTAATTTTGAATTCAAGGTCGGGGTCAATTTCGTAGAGGTTCCACTGGATATTGGGGAAAACTTTTTTGACAGCGGATACTAAATCGCCACGACCACAGCTGGGTTCTAAAATGGTGGTTGGATTATTTTTAATAAATTCGCATATTTTTTGTTGAAGGATAGGTTCAGTTGTCCAATATTGTCCGAATTTTTTGATGTGAGTTTTTGCTTCACTAGTGATACGATTTTCACGGGGTTTTTCAATATTGGCGAAGATGGATTGAATAGATGGTGTAATTTTTTTAACAGATTTTTTTTTGTTAACAATTATATTTCTGGGCATTTTATTAAATAAATAAAAGTTTTATTGTTGTAAAACGCCAATTTTATATTTTTCCATAAATAAAAATGCATCATTACTATGACCAACATTTGTAAAAATATCGGTTGCATCTTTTCCTAAACCATATTTAATAACATCCCCTCCCGGATGTATTTTTATCCATTTGCTTACATCATAAACATTGCCAAATAAAACCATCCAGTTATTTTTCTGAACATCTTTCATTGTAAACTGTTTTTCTTTGTGCCAATTATTTTTTATTAATTTTTTGTAAAAAATCTCTGTGTTTTCCAGTGCTCCATTTGTCCATCCTTGATCATTAGAATATGCTTCACCAATTATGTGCCAATTATTAAATGGATGGAAGCTAACATCTTGTATTGTTTTACTATTTACACCATCTCTGTAATAATGTGTTGCAGGATTCCAATAATTTTGTTTAATCCATTTCGGTTTTTCCACTTTTTTTCCTAAAACTTTTTCCAATTGTTGCTGTAAAACTGCCCATAGCTTACCATTCTGTTCTTGTTCAATCCAAAATTTTGCATCTTCCCCGCTACTATAACTTATCATAATTAATTCATTGTCAATTGGTACAATTTGATTAATTGGACTTGAACAATGAACAACATTTTTGGGAAACCATTTTTGATTAGGAAAAAGTGCATACATGCGATTAAGAGTATCAGATCCAACAGATTGTAAGATTGGTGTGATGATTTCGGTTCCTTTTATGTTGGCAATATAGTGGGGTGGACATGCAAAAATAATTTTATCAGCTGTAAAATGATTGCCAGACATTGTGTAAATATTATTTGGATGACTTATTTTCATAACTTTCTCGCCTAAATGGAAGTGATAATTCGGGTTAACTTTTACTAAATTGTAAAGTTTTTCAACAACTTCGGAGAATCCATTGGGAAAATAGAAATACTCATTGGCATCATAGTTTTTTAATAAATTATTGCACAAATGCGAACATTGGCTATTTTCCCATTCTTCATTATATCCAAACCATAATTTTAGCAAATTATTCTCATCATATGTAAAATATTGTTTGATAACAGAAGACCAAGGAGATAAATTATTTTTTTGATTATTAATAAATTGTTTAAATTTTTCTTCTAATTTTGGTGGCAATTTTACATTTTTTTTGGAAATAAGTTTTTTGTAATTGGTTATTTGTAAAATGTCAAGCAATTTAAGCAGATATTTATGGTTCATATTGAATCGGAGTGCGCCAGAGTCAATAATTTTTCCACCAATTTCTAAAGATTGGATGCGACCACCAATGTACGGTTTTTTTTCCAAAATGCAGACTTTTAAATTTTGGTTTCTTAATAAATATAGAAGATATAAAGCGGAGATGCCGCAACCAATAATGATAAAATCGTATTTCATTAATTATATAGAGAAATTATAATGTTACAACTGTTAAAAAACAATTTTGTAACATCTTGAATATAGAAAATTCAGAATTCCTTCCACAACTCATACGCCGTCTTCATATACCCATTCATACCGCACGCCTTTTCATGGCCTCCATCAGTTCTGGTTGCACCAGATGCGGTGGGTTCGTCTTCACTGTAATGCACCATAATGTCCTTCAATTGTCTTGCAGACATATTAGTGCCCGTGCAGCTCCTAAAGCCTAATCCATACACGTCGCCATCGGGAAAGCTCTTCATGTTCAGGAAGAACCCCGCCTTCTTGAATCTTTTGGACAATTTGTAGCCCAGAAGAGACATCACACGGGAGTATTCCCATGCTTCGTTGGGGTTTTCAGAAGAGAAGAGCACGTTGTCGAAGTGCCAATGGTTTTCGGCATGTTTGACGTACTTGCTGTTCATGAGACGAGCAACGAATGCATCATCATCACGAACTTGCTGGATGTATCGGCCGAGAGTGCGGAAGTAGCCGCCGTGTAGGCTGGCGAAAAATCCGTCAACAGTCCCTTTCTTGGAGCAGGCGTAGTGAACAGTGGCATTACATTTTGCCACAGCGGCCCGAAGGCTAATGTGCGCCTCAGGAAGAGGCACGCCATTCGGTGCTGTGAACAAGTCGTGATAGCCAATGTGGTCAACAAACTCCTGTAGGATTCTGTCTTTGAAGCCGAGTTGCTTGTACAAGATTTGTGCTGCACACATGGAAGTGTCGTGCACCTTGACAATGCGAGGGTCCGTTCTGGTGTCATCATCCCATGGGTGATGGTCAACGACAATGCATCGCTGAACATCGGGATTGTCGGCCAAAAACTGGTCCAAGTCGTTGGGAACCCAGTCAGTCATGACAACGATGGGTGTGGTTGGTGCAGCAACATTTGTTCTGCACTTGGGGAACTCCCTTTGGATGTGGATGCGGTTTGAATCGCACCACTTCGCAAGGAGTAAAGCGCATGCTTTACCGTCACCGTCGGTGTCGGTGTAAAGCGTAACGGGTTTGGACAAAAGATGAGTAATCGTCATTCTGCTCAAGTAGTTATAAAAAATGTAGTTATTAATTTACTATCAATTTTTTTAGAAAAAGTGAAATAAAAAATTACTATTTAACTAAATAAAAAAAGATGAAATATTACACAAAATTGAGGAAAATAGAGGAAGAAATAGAAGAATTGGAACATTATTTTGTGAATGATTATTTAGAACCGGATTTACATAATTTGCCACCAACAATTGTTTATCTGGAATTTAATTATTTTTATGAGACAAAAGAAAGAGTTTTTTTTCCACCATTTTTGCGGAAATTAGATTTACCATTTTATTACATTTATCCTTTGGATAATTTGCCAGATAGTGTTGAGTCCATGTATGTAACATTAAGAAATCAACCAATTATTTTTCCAATCAATCTGTTTAGTTTGCATGTAAGATTGGAGGATAATTCAAGATTGCCAATAAAATATTTACCGAAAAGTTTAAAGATTTTAAAGGTAAACAATGTTACAACAAAAGAAGATTGGACAAAACTTCCAAATGTAAAAGATTTATATATTGAAGGGAAAACAGATGTTACTAAAGTTCCGAATTCGGTAAAAAAATTAACATTGGAAACCAAAATATCAATGCTTAAAAGTCCACCACATTTAAAAGCATTTTATTTAACAACAGATAATTGTAATTTGTTGCCAATTTTTCCAGCAAATATAAAGAGAGTGTCAATAAAATGTGATAATATGGAGGAAGTAATGAAGCAATTAAAGTATTTGCCGAAAAGAGTAGTAAAGCCTTATTTTTCTTATGATATGGAAGATGAATAGATGGTGTTATTTATAAAATGGAAATGATTTATTTTAGATTTTTGTTTACCATATTCAATAATTTTTTTTAGATTTGGGGAAGAATAAATTGTTTTAATTGTTCTGGGTTGTAAAGATTCAAGCAATACAAGGACAAAATTTGAGCTATTAGAGAAGATATAGTAGATAGGTTCTCTAAATGGTGAGTTAAAAAGTTCATCTTCTGATTTATATTCCATAAATAATATTATAATAAAATATATGGTACAATACAAAGATATTGGTCCAAGATGTAATGTTGGATTTACACCCCAAACATGTTGGGCAATTGGACAGAATACACAGATAAATAGGAATAAACTTTTTTTGGAGACACATGATTTTGAGGAGTATACAATTGGAGGTTCATTAATTACGTTTAGAGGTATAAAAAAGATTCCCAAACAAGATTATCCAGAGTTGGAGAAAACTTTTATAATAGTTCCTTACAATTATTATGGTGTTGAATATATAGTAATAAGAAGACGCCCAACAATATAAAATTTCTCTTTATAATAATATGGTTAGATGTAAAACTATGCCAGATGGTAATAAAATATGCTGTGTTCCATATACACGTTGGAATTGCTACAATGTAACACAAGCTAATGTAGAAAACCGTTGGAGAGAATATTACAAAAAGTACGACCTAATCCAAACACCAATTGCTACAAATTATTGGTACAATAATATACCAAAAATTCCGAAAGAACAAATACCAGAATACGAAAAACGTTATATTATCAATTATGAACAATATTTAGGTGTGCCATTTTTAGTATTGCGTGAACGTTCAACAGCATTTTAAATAGTTTTAATATATTCCCATCCCAATTTATCACAAATATCTTTCCAAATTAAATCATGAGCGGCAATTTTATCACGGCTTTTTAACAATGGAAACAAAACTTTGTACTCATCATGTCCTAACAATTCAACAAATTTAAATAAAACATAATGATAATTTAAAAAGTTTTTTTTGTCTTTTTTTGCAATATCTCCCCAAACACTATTTACTGCACTAAACATAATACGTATCTTATCTTCTATCTGTTTGGTAATAATTGGTGGCGGTAAACCATTCAACCTATTAATAATATGTGCAACATGTTCATAATATTTATTCATTCCCAGTTTTCGCAAGAAATATCTAACCTTCTGATTAGTTAATTTAGTTAAATCATCTATACGCTCTTTCCGAACCTCATCTTTTACTGCATCCAAAACATTTTCTGGTATTTCTGTAGATTCTTTCGCTTGGATTTGGTTTAAAATCTCATTTAAATGATTGGTGCGTTTATATGCAAAATAAGTTGCTTCAGGAGGTGGATCCTTATAATTGGGCTTATCACTTTCTATAATAACATATTCCATATAACCACAATTGGTGCAACTCATAAAACCTTCAATATGATTAATAATCATTTCAAAGTCTTTGTCATAATTTTCTTTGCATTTACGACAGAAATCAATTTTACTTTCAATGCGAGCCTTTAGACCATATGATTTATCAATTTTAGATAAATATTCATCCAATTTTTCTGCTCTGTCAAAATTAGTTGCTGATTGGACAAAATCTGACATCTTAATTGCCCTTTTTCCCTCTCCACCAAAAAATGAACTAATATTTCCATTTTCAACTTTTACTTCCACTTTCTTCCTACCCTTTTTTTTATCTTCCTTTTTTGGCGATTCTTCCTGTTTTAATGCTACATCCTCTATATCATTGTAATAATCATATAATATACTACCAGTTGCTACAAAATATTCTGTCTCTTTAGACATTGTCTTTATTTTCTCTATTTTATCATTAATATTTGATATACTATTTTCCAATGTAAATTGCTCACTCATAATTAAAGGGTCAATATATTCATCTGTTTTATTTTGCAATTCCTCCAATCTTTTTTGTTTTTCTTTTAATTCTTGCTGGTATTTTTTTAAATTACGCTGCTCATCTTTAAAAGATTTAATCATTTCATTATGTTTAGCATCTAATGTTATTCTTGTGTCAGATTGAATAACTTTTTTGTTCTTATGCTTGAACATATTTTAATAAATAAAATTGCTTTTAAGTTATTATTGCCAAAAATTATTTTATCTACTATTATGGAAAGAAATAATCTACCAGATTTAGAAATGCTTGAACTTCAAAAAATGATTTTCATTTATAATGCCCTTAAAACCGGATGGAGTGTAAAAATGCTCCCTAACAACAAATTTGAATTCAAAAAATCTAACAACAACACCAAAGAAGTCTATTTAGATGATTATTTAAAGAAATTTATAGAATATAATTTGGATGTGGAGAATTTGGTGGAAAAAGAGGCATAAAGATATGTTGTTATAAGAATAGGAAAATGAGGGTGATATTATATAGTAGTCAGTTGGCAGCATTTTTGGGTAGGAATCCGCATACGAATGTGAGTAAGGTATTTAATAAGTTGTATGAGAAGTATTTTATGGCGAAGATAAGGGAATGTAAAATGGAGAAGATGATAGAGGAGAGGAATGTGGGAGATAGTGGGAAGATAAAGAAAATAAGTGAGAAGATTGGGGATGTAAATTTGTTGAAGAAGATTGAGGATATGAGTAAACGGAATATGTCGACAATAAGTTTGCAGAAAGAGAGAAATGATTTGTTGGCGGAGATAGGGAAGGGATTGGATGAAGAGGAGAAGAGGGATATTAAGAAGGCGATGGAGGGTTTTACCAATAAGTCATTTGGGACGGATAAGGAGGATAATGTGGTGGATGTATATAAGAGGAAATATGGTTGTGAAGTGATAACAAAAATAGAGATGAGGAGGAAGAAGATAGTGGACATGGGTGGGGATGAATTATGGTTGGTAAGTAAATTGGATGGTATGAAGATGGATGGGACGATAGTGGAGATAAAGAATAGGATGTATAAATTGTTTGGCGTGGTAAAAGAGTATGAGGGAATACAGGTGCATGCATATATGAATGTGTATGGATTAGATAAGGCTGAATTGGTGGAATATTTGAAGGTAGGGAAGGGAACGATGGTTGTTCATGAAATAGAAAAGGATGTAAAATATTGGGAAAAATTGGAGGGTGAAATGATGAGATATTTTGGATGTTTTTTGAAGATTGGGAATAGTAAAAGTTTGTTGAAGAAATATTTGTGTTTAGATGAGAAGAGTCAGGATGAATTTATTGCAAATTATTGTTAAATAATTTTTTATAATAATTTATATGGAATATAAATTATTTGGGAAAAAAAGGACATGCAATTTAGTTGAATATCCCAAAGATTTTAAGATGACAGAAAAGCAAGAAAATATTTTAAAGGATTTATTACAGATTTTTAAGATTTGGAGCAGAAATGCTAAAAATATAGAATGGTGGCTAGATGGTGGTTCTTTATTGGGATTTGCCAGACATCAGGGGTTTATTCCATGGGATGATGATGGAGATATTTGTGTGCCATTAAATTATTATGAAAATATAAAAACATTAAAAGTTGCTGGATTAAATATCCAAGAATCTGTATGTGGATTTAAAATAAGATTAGAGGGAAAATCACATCCATTTGTTGATATTTTTTTAGTTGAAAAACAAGATAATTACTTTAGATATTGTGCGCCAATAATTTTTGGTCAACCAACATATAAGATGCAGAAAGTATATGATAAATTTACAATGCCAATTGATTTAGTTTATCCGATAAAGAAGGGTAAATTTGAGAACAACTGTTTGAATGTGCCGGCAGAAGTGGAGAAATTGTTGAAAATTAATTATGGGGAAGATTGTTTAACACATGCGAAAAGTTGGAATCAATATTATCACAGATTAGATGTAGAAAATATTGATAAGATTGCACTATCAATATTACCAGCAGTTGATATATATGAGAGAATAACGAAAAAGGATAATATATTGTTGCCAATTATAAAAAAAATTGTTAATCATTGAAAAAAATGAAAAAAAATTTTACTTTATTTTTTTTTACCAGTACAAAGAAAAGATGCCTATTATGGAAGGAGTAATGAACGAGCCTGATGGGCTTTATTATAGGGCAAAAGTGGATGAAGGAGCATTGTATGAATTGGCATCAATTCCCATGGTCAACACAGGAGGTTCCCATGGAGTTGGTTATGCAGCAGAATCGGTTTCTGCGTGTAGAGAAGGAAATACACCAATGAGAAGGAAGTTGATTAATTATTTGTTGAACAATGATGGTTCTAATGGTTACATGGATATATTTAATGTTATGATAGACATTAATTTGTATTGCTATAGTTTTACCCAAGAGGAGTTCAAGGAATTGCAGACATATTTTTTTAGGAATTATGATATTTTTTTGAATTTTGTTAAAGCAAATCGTGAAAAAAATTATGTGAAAATTCAGGTGGGAAGATTTTTAGATGATACGGAAGAGTATGTGAAGAATCGGATTTTTACGAAAGACCAAATAGCGTCATTGAAGAATGTGATGCATTAAATAATAAATTTTATTTATAAATAAACATTAATATGAATTTAGTTACAAGTTCAGCAATTTTTTCATTAATTGTTCAGATTGTAGCAGGTGTTTTTTTAGTTTTAGGATATTTTTATAAATTAAAACCAGAAGATAGAATCTTAAAAGATATAATCACCTTTGAACTGGTTGTACAAATTGTTGAAGCATTAATGTATGTTGTTTTAATTAGATATTTTTTAATAGGAAATATTAACACAAGTTTAAGATATTTTGATTGGTTTATTTCTACACCAATTATGTTGATTGCTGCGATGCTATTTTTAATATGGTTATATAAAAAGCCGGTTGATTTAAAAGAAACATTAAAAGAGGAAAAAATGGATGTGACAGTGATGGTTATATTGAATGCATTAATGTTGTTGTTTGGATATTTAGGGGAACAGGGTTTGATGAATAAATGGGTAAGTTTTGTGGGAGGTAGTGGTTTTTTGGTTGGGGCATTTGCGGTATTGTATAAATATGGGAGGGAAACGAGGTATGGAAGAATATTTTTAGGTGTAATGTTTGGGATATGGAGTATGTATGGCATAGCATTTTTATTGCCAACAAATTCTAAAAATGTGTCATATAATATTTTAGATTTATTTGCAAAGAATTTTTATGGTATTTTCTTGTATATTATAATACGCAAAGAATATGCTTAGATTTGAGAATCATTTAATAAATAAATTAAGTCGGAGAAACTGGAAAAAGGTGTTCCTAAAAATTGTTTAGCATGTATACAGCACCACATGTCAGAGATGCTGTTTTTTAGTGTTGTTTGTCGTAATTTATTGTTTGATTTAATATTTTCCCAGACAATAATTTGTGGATATTTTTTTATAAGATATTTTTGTGTTTTTTCACAATCAGTTGCTAAAAAACATTTCTGCTTATTTTTTATAAAATTTTCAAAATATTGTAAATCAACAAATTTATTGTTTTTTTTAGCAAGCTGTATATGGTCTGTTCTTCTGATATGAATAGCAGAATATTCTTCCCATTCTTTTATTTTTTCTTTTAATTCAGAAATATTTTTAGGGATTAATAATTTTAAGCTTTTTTTGTACAATTCATTATTAACTTTTATTTTTCTTGATGTTACAATTTGTGGTTTTTCATTAGAAAAATAAATTTCTTTAATTGGTAAAAAAACATCAAGAAAATGTTGTGAACAATATTTGTCATTTTTCCAGTTAATGATTAATTTTTTATTATTTTGCAAACAAATTATAAAATAGGAAAAAATAACTCGTAAACGATTGCCCAATCCTCCTTTAGGTTGTACAATTAATTTATCCATATTATAAAATGTTAAATATAATTAAATTTACATTTTAAACAATTATTGGTATAAATAGTGATTTTTTCCTAATCCACAGATTTTACATTCGTACTGTGTGTGTTCGCCAATATCTGTTCTGTCAACTTCCCAAATATGTTCACAAACCTTATACAATTGTTTTTCCAGATTTTTAACATTGTCTGCAATATACTTGTTGTGTTGGTTTAATATTGCGTGAAATCTATGATATGATCTAATTTTTTGCATTATTTCTTCCACATCTGTTTCCGGTTTTTCTTCTAATTCTTCCAATCCATTTTCTATTTTAGAAGCAATCTCTTCAAATAACATTATATATATTTTTTAATATTGTTATAAAAAATATCAATTTTTAAGCAAATGACCATTTAAAATTTTTGAATGGTTTATTATTCTCTATTGTTTCCATTAAAGATGTTCTTGAACATTGAATTTCCAATATTACATCGTTAATAGAATTAAATGTTTTTATTATTTCTCCTGATATCGGATTAATTTGATTAATTTTTTTTGCATTTTTTTTATCTGAAGATATTTCGGGTAAATCATGGTAAAGTTCGTATTCTTCTCTTAGTTTTTCATCAACTTTATGATAAAACATTATATATCCACCTTGAGTTCGTGAACCTCTTTTGATAGCAGAACAAACAGCACTATTAGATAAATGAAATGTTTGTGCAAATTCTTTTTGTTCTACAAAAACATTTAAAATTTCAGTTTTATCAAGATTAATAAGTGCAATAAAATCTTTATTATGTGTAAGAATTTCTCTAGTTTGAGGTATATGTTTCTCTGTTGTTGGGTCTTCATTTCTTGGAATTGCCCACCAACGAAATCCTTTATAAATAGTATTATTTTTGATTGCTGTTTTCAATCCAGAACTAGAGGTTCCATTTACTTTGCGACTAACAGAAATAATAGATTCATAATGTTCAATCAGTTTTAGGTTGGATGAATATTTTTGTATGTATGGTCCTCTAGATTTATGTTCTTTTACAAAAAAAAGATTACTAATTGGAGAATTTTCTTCTTTATTTTCAATGCAATTTTTCTTTATTCTTTCTTTTATTTGTTCAATTAATTTATAATTTATTTCTTCACCTTTTTTTTCAATCACTTCAAGATGTTTTGCATAAATTTGTAACTCTTGTTCTCTTAATTTAAGTTCTTTATCTTTTTGGTCTGTTATTTTTTTATCAATTTGTAATCTTTCCTTTTCAAATAAAAAATTTTCATTTTCAATTGTTTCTTCCAGTGGTTTATTGAATGTTTCTATTAGTCCTAATATATATTTGTCAATCTTGTCAATTGTAAATGAACATGATAAACAAAACATTTCTTTACTCTGGTGCCCATTTGACATAGTACCGTTAAATTTATTTTCAATAAACAATGGATTTCTAAAAATGAATTGTTCCATATCATGATTACGTAAAACTTCATAAATTTTTATTATATAAACTGGAACACCTAATTCACATTTTATTCCTTGAATTCTGTTTGCTATATTTGATGTTTCACCAATTTTTATAAGTTTTTTGCCATTAATTGTATTTTTAATTTCACAAATATAAACAACATTTTTATTCTTAAAATATTCAATCAGAGTATAATGTCTTCCTTTTTTTTCAGCATCTATTGCAACTGCTTTATCAAAAATATTTGGATTTTCTACATTCAATTTATCATCAATAATGTATTTTTTTGTTGTACTTAATTCAATAATAATATTTATAATCCAACTTCTAAATAATTTAGCCTTTTCTTTCCTTGAATTAAATATAAGTTCGTAAACTCCGTTTTGAGATAAATAAGCTACATTTCTAACGCCTTTATTTGATGAATCAATTAAAGTAAATTTTTCTTTATTGTCAATTGGTTTTAGAGCCATACTAATATTTTTTATGTCAAGAACTTTGACAATATCTTTTGCCTTAAATAATAAACAATCAAGTTCTCCTCTAATATTAATGTCATATTTTTTTTCTCCTTCGGTAAAAATTTTAACAACTTCCATTTTATAAATAATATTACTAACATACCTTTAAACTTAAATGTTACACATTTGTGAAATAATATTATTCTATAAAATATTTGTAAATACACTAAAAATAAAACCTAAACAGAACTTAACATTTTATTTATTCATATAAGTACTACTTAACTGAATAAGATTTCTTTAAATACACTAAAACCTAAACAGAACTTAACATTTTATTTATTCATATAAGTACTACTTAACTGAATAAGATTTCTTTAAATACACTCATAATAAAATAATGTAAAGAACTGTGACTGTGTGATTTTTGAGAGAGTGTGTATTATTTATGCGAGAAAGTGTGTAAAAAGTGTGTAATATAAAATAATGCAATTAAATTGAAAATAATACCAAAGAATCTTGTATTTTTTTTGGGAAAGTTAAAACCTTTAGGGCACCTTAATTTTTAAGGAATTTTAGAATTAAATGCGTCTGGTGAAAATTTTTTTTCTCTTTAAGTTATATAATATGTCTGGAGGACTTATGCAACTCGTCGCCTACGGCGCCCAAGACGTTTACCTTACCGGTAACCCCCAAATTACCTTCTTCAAGGTGGTATATAGACGCCACACTAACTTCTCTATGGAATCTATTGAACAGACCTTCAACGGTACTGCAGATTTCGGCAAACGTGTAACTTGCACAATTTCTCGTAATGGTGATTTAATCCACCGTGTATACTTACAAGTTACTCTTCCTCTTGTTGAATGCCCCACTGCAACTTCTCCTGAAAGAAACTTCTGCTTCCGCTGGGTGAACTACGTTGGTCACGTTCTTATCCGCAACGTAGAAGTAGAAATTGGTGGACAACGCATTAACTGTCGGTGCTGAAAAACGTCGGGCTTCATTTTCTGGGCAAGAAAATGGAGGAAACCCCTTAGTGTTTGCCCTCTCATTTTTGAGAAACACAGACGTTAGTCTTCTTATGAAGGCGACATTTCCAAATTGCTGGAAACCCCTTATAGCTTTTACTACCAAACCAAGCAAGAAATTGCTTGTGTGGCTAAGAGAAAAACTTAGGTATGGTGAAAATGTAAAAGATTGGGCAATCAGCAGCCAAGCTTCTAAGTCCAAAGGAAAATATGGATATGAAGAAGGTTCAACGACTAAATGGAAGTGGGTTTTCCAATTGGAAAGCTTAAGATATAGTCTAATCCTTATGGAAACATAAGGTATCCAATCACCATGCGACAAACAATACGGTGATTGGTTAAACATCTGGAACGAACTTACCCAAGAACCCGGACACCAAATCGGTTATGACAATATGGTTGGTAACACCTTTGCCTTAACTGGTACCGCTCTTGAGAAAGCCGAGGCAACCACCCTTTACGTGCCCTTCCAATTCTGGTTCTGCCGTAACCCCGGTCTTGCCCTTCCTCTCATTGCCTTGCAATATCACGAAGTAAAGATCATCCTCGAATTCCGCCAAAAGAACGAAACTTATGTAACCGCCGATACCTTAGGAAACTGTGGTATCAACCTTGACTCCAAATCTGACCAACTTTTCTGCGTACCTTCTCTTGAAGCCGCCTCTCTCTATGTGGATTATATCTACTTGGATACTGACGAGCGCAGACGTTTTGCTCAGGTTTCTCACGAATATTTAATTGAACAGCTCCAATTCACCGGTGATGAATCAATCACTTCCCAAAATGTCAAGGTGAAATTGAATTTTAACCACCCGGTAAAAGAGCTTGTATGGGTTATTCAACGTGATTCCGTGATCCAATTGGGTATGAATCAGTGGAATAACTACACCGATGACTTTGACAATGACACTCATGGCCGTATTTTATCCAATGGTCTTCTTGACCCTTATGCCGCTCTCCGTACCAACGTAGAGTCTGGATATTCTGCTGTGTCATTCCCTGCACAACTTGTTGACCGTATCCCTGGTCCTCAAGGTGATGCTTACCAAACTACTCCTGAGGTTGGTGTTTCCCAACTTCCCCAAGGTGGTGGTGCAGGAACTAACAACAATGCCCCAGTGAACTTCTCAGATTACAATGAGGCAGCAGGTGGTGCAGACCACGCAGGTCTTGCTCCTCAACGTGCAGGTCGTAACCCAACTGTGCGTGCCAAGCTCCAACTTAATGGCCACGATCGTTTCTCCGAACGTTTAGGCTCATACTTCAACTTGGTACAACCTTACCAACACCACACTAACATCCCTGCCACTGGTATCAATGTATATTCCTTTGCTCTCCAACCAGAACAACACCAACCATCAGGAACTTGCAACTTCTCTCGTATTGACAACGCCACTTTACAATTGCAAGTAACTCCTAAAACCTCTATCTCATCTAAGATCAGAGTGTATGCAACAAATTATAATGTTTTAAGGATAATGAGCGGAATGGGCGGTCTTAACTTAACAGTTACATTGATAAAAGCTGTTATTCAGGACCTCAAAGCAGCCTGCTATAGTTATGTGAGCTCTAACTATGGTAAAATCAGGACAGTTCTCACTGCAATTTCTGCATGACTATCTGCTAGTGCAATATTTATATTGTGCAAAATACCTTGTTGCGGGAAACCCCTTAGAGCCTTTTCTACCAAGTTGTATTCCGAAAGGATACAATGGCCAAGAATAATGAACTTGGGTATGGTAAAAATGAAAAGGATTGGGCAATCCGCAGGCTTACAACCTACCTCCGTTATGATAGGAAATGGTTGGGTCTCAGAGATCGAACGGGTATTGGTCATCAATGAAGGTCTAATCAACCAGAGATGGCTTAAGATACGATCCGGCCTGTAGGGAAACTTACAGGAACAACCGTGCTTACAGCAACTAAACAATTTTATTGTTTATTATTTATTATTAAAAATCTAAAAAATTAAAAAATGATTTAAAAATAAATTATTTTTTAAAAGATTAACTATGACTACTGTCGACTAAAATCGCAGAAATCGCAACCCTAAAAAAACAGTTTAAAGCTTTTGTATTTTAATATTATATATGCCTCCTGTCTCTCCTGGAATTAGGAAAAAATGTTTGTTACCCCCAAAAAGGCTGCTGAACATTACAAAGTCACTAAAGAAACTCTACGAAAATGGGCTATTCAAGGAAAAATTAACTTCATTACTACAAGTGGTGGATAAATTAAAAAACGTAAAACGTTTTTTAATCTCTTGGTTAATTAATCGTCATAACGATTAATTAACCGACATAGAAGATATCAACTCATTCCTAGAAATGACAATAAACCTAACAGAAAAAAAATTATCTACGCTAGGGTCTCTTCCTCAAAACAAAAAGAAGATCTTAACAGACAAATTATTGCTCTTAAAAAAGAATTTCCTAAATTCAAAGTCATTAAAGATATTGGTAGCGGATTCAACTTCGAAAGAAAAGGATTCATCTCCTTGGTGGAATCAATCCTCAATGGCGATGTCTCTGAACTTGCCATTGCCCACAATGACAGACTTACAAGAATCGGATTTAACTTCATTCTCTTCCTTTGTAAACGTACACAAACAAAACTTAGAGTATTGTCAAATAAAAAAGATTGTTCACCAGAAGATGAATTTACAACCGAATTTATTTCTGTCATCACTTACTTTACCTCAAAATTCTACGGTCTCAGAAAATATAACATACGGAAGAAAAATAAGGTTCTTTCCAAATCAAGAACAAAAAATAGAATTTAAAAAATATTTTGGAGCTACTCGTTTTTTTTACAATAAAACTATTTATTCTTATAATCAAAATAAATTTTACTTATCATTAGAAAGTGCCAGACCAATAATTATGAAAAAGGATTCAGAATTACTTGAAAATGAATTATGGATGAAAGAAATACCATATGATACAAAACAATTAGCTGTTAAATCAGCTGTAAATGCATTAAAAACCTGTTTTTCTCAGTATAGGTCTGGATTAATTAAAAAATTTAAAATGAGTTATAAAAAAGCAAAAGATAAGAAACAAATATTTTTTGTTGATCATAGAGCCATAAAAAATCTTTGTCTCTTTCCTTCACGATTAAAAGAAAATGCAGAATTAAAAGTAAAAAAAAATAAATATAGAAATTACTATAACTATATTCCTGAAAGTGATGTAATAATTCAAAAGGAAGGAAAAAAATATTATATAATTTTTACTAAAACAAAAGAAGTTCCTGTTTTAAATTATGAAAGAAAGAAAATAATAAGTTTAGATCCAGGAATAAGAACATTCCAAAGTTTTTATACTCCTGAAGGTATAGTTGGAGATATTGGTAATAACCAGATAAAAGATAAAGTATTAAGATTAGAACTTTTACAAGATTCTTTAAAATCAAAAATAAGTAAATGTAAACAAAAAAGAAAAAAGAATTCATTAAAAAGACGATGTGAAAAGCTGAAAACCAAAGTAATAAACATCGTTAAGGATTTCCAATGGAAAATAAGCTCTTTTCTATGTAAAGGATTTAAAAATGTAATAATACCAGAATTTAAAACACAAAATATGCATAGTGGATTAAGTCCATATAATAATCGTTTATTAAATTTATTTTCTCATTATAAATTCAAAGAGAAACTAAAACATAATAGTAAAAAATACAATTGTAATCTAAATATTACAACAGAGGAATATACAACAAAAACATGTGGAGCCTGTGGTAATATAAATAATTTTATAGGAGCAAGCAAACTTTTCTGGTGCTTAAAATGTAATATAGAAATGGAAAGAGATTATCAAGCAGCAAGGAATATCCTAATAAAAACCATTACACAGGGTATGAGTAACGCCCTTTAGTAAATTGCGGGAATCGCAACAAGTTGCGATTTCTGCGATTTTGTTATTCTGCTCACATTTTTATTATTTGTTACTTTTATAAAATCTAAACATAATTTATCAATAATCCATTTTTTTTCAACTTCTTCTGATAATGTAAAAACAATTTCAACATAACTACCATTATCTACTGGAACTCTGCAACTACTGCCAATTACTTTACCATCTAATTCTGGAAACATTTTCTTAACTAAACTATTTGCACCAGTTGTTGTAGGAATAATATTCTGATAAGCATTTCTTCCCAATCTAAATTGTTTAATATTTTTCCTATCACTAATACTCTGACTGGGCGTCACTGCATGAACAGTTAAAAAATAACAAGATAATATTTTACAAGCACGATTTATACTATTAATTACTGGAACAATACAATTAGTTGTACAACTACCGCAACTAATTATTTTTCCATCAACATCATTATTGTTAAATCCATTAATAATAACAGGCATATCATCAGATGCAGGTGCAGTTAAAACAACTAATTTTACATTATTTTTTAAATGTCCAGATAATTCACCATATTTTTTAAATTTACCAGTACAATCTATAACAACATCTACGTCCCATTCAATATCTTCTGGTTTTAATTTTGAATGTAATTTAACAAACCATTCTTTATATTTATTTTTAACATTTATGGAATCATTTTCTATTTTATATTCAGAATCTTGATTGGAAAAAACAGTATCATTTTCGGCTAAATAAATAAATTGTTCTAATAATAAATCAGGATGATTAATTTCTTTAACAACCATTTGTTTATCTTTAAGCAATAATTGCCATATATTCTTTCCAATCCTTCCAAATCCATTTATGCCAATTTTTATCTGCATATAAAATAAAAATATCTATTTTCTCTGCATTTTCCGTATATAATGTTTTAACTGTTCAATCTCTTTTGCCTGCTTATCAATAGTTTCCTCCAATTCCTCTATAATAGAATTGGCTTTTTTCTGCATCTCCAGCAATCGCAATTTTAACTTTTCTTCATTGTTCAACAACTTAAAAAATCTTGTCGTAAAAATTTTTCTTCCTTTCTTATCATAACTATACCTCTGCGCACTAAATGTTCCATTATCTTTTCCTTTAATCAACAAATATTCAGGATTAACCCTCATTAAAACACCACCTGTAACAAATCTTTCACCACCAGTTTTTGCATCCCACTTTATATATCGTATAAAAGAACCCTCCTGCAAATTTTCCACATCCTCCTCTTCCACTTCTACATATCCCTCCAATTTCTTCTCAATATCCTTCTGAGTCTGCAATGTATCTGTATAAGTCTTCTTTGGTCTTACATATCCATCTACGCCTAATCTATGAATTGACTGACAAGGTTCAATATTCATTTAAATCAAATAAATAAAATATTTTTAAATTTATGAACTCCCTAATTCTATATCTTTTCAAAAAAGTAACAAATTATTGTAAATATACCGGACTAATAAACTACATTTCTAACAACAAAGAATTCCACATAAACCAAGTTGACAAAAAACTTTGGGTATCCAATCTTCCAACAATAGAGCACAAAGATAAAATTAACCACATAAACACCATTATTAGCTTCATTTCCAACGATGAATATGGCCACCAAGAAACAAAATGGATAGATAAAACAAACAAAAAATATTATCGCATCCCAGTAACCGATTATACACCACCTACACAAGCAGATTACGACAAACTAAAAAAAATATTAGATAAAGAAAAGGGAAACATCCTTATTCACTGTTATGCAGGTAAAGGAAGAAGCAATTGTGGTGCTTGTATCTACATGATAACACAAAAAAACCTAAGCAATCAACAAGCGATAGACCATATACGTAAAAAATTGCCCAGAAGCGGAATGAATCAATGGCAGGTTCAATCAGTTTTAAATTATAAATCCTAATTCTTTTCTATGATGGGAAAAGAACTGTATAGGAGTTGTCCAGATTTTTTTGTAACAATCTGGAAACCCTTCTCCTTTCGCTCAATATCACAATACATTTTTACATAACAATCAGCACACCACATTCTACCGGTTGATGTAGGATGCATATAGTTAAACGATTCATTACATTTCGCACAAGCAATATCACCCTCCACCTCCACAAAAAATTTTGGTACCAACTGATTAAAACCAGTTACGGTATCAATCGTAAATTTGCTCACTTCCATTTCCTTGATATATCCTATTCACATAATTCTAAAAAAAATCAATTTTTTCTAAAAAATTGATACACAAACCTACCTAAACATCATATAATCAAGGCTACTTTAAAATGCGCAAAAGGTCACGTTCTTGCCCTCCCTTATCAAGGAGGAGGAAAAGATCAATTTCCTGTCCACCAGCACTTTCCAACGACCACAAAAGAATTCGTCCGCCATTTAACCCTCTGGATAGTCTGGCAAAGATGTTTCCAACTTTCACCCTTGTTGTAGTACACCACCAGAAACAGTGGAAGATACATCTGCTGGGTGAGGAACCACAAGGTTGGGCACCATGGGTCAAGAACCGGCTGACCTCCAAACAGATTCCTCTGTCAAGTTTGTCTGGTTCTCATGGGGTAACAATTCTGAACCCTAACAACGCAACCACACCAACCAGACGGAGGGAACTAACGGCGGATAGTTTGTACTTCCCTTCTCAGCTGTTGTACACCCTTACTGCAACCCAATGCAGACCCCTGAGGTGGATGGTGGAAACCCAACAGCACTCCGCTGGAAAACAGGTCCTATCAAAGGAAACCGTGCAAGAGATGGCTGAACTTGCACTCAACAGAGAGTAAGTACCAATTTTATAAAAATAATACTTCAAAATAATAAATGATATACAATAATTTATTATTCTTCCATATACCAAAAGCAGGTGGTTCATCAATAGAGAAAATGTTTTTAAATAATCACAGAAAATTGGATTTTGTTATACATTTAATTTTTAAAGAATCCCGTTTTTCCAACTGGTTGACTGGAACAATGAGAAACCGCCATTGGCGTTTATTTATCTTCTGGTTAGTAAGTGCATTCCTATGTGATATGAAAAATCTCTGGGGACTAAGAAACGGAAAAGTACTCCATCATTTAACCTATTTAGACATCTACAGAAAACAAAAATTATACCTCAAAAAGAAAACCCTCAAAGACTACACTAAATGGTGTATTGTTCGCAATCCATATGACCGCATAATTTCCGCATACCATTTCTTAGGAAATAATCTATCATTCCAACAATTCGTGGACTGGATTTACAATGAACTGGACAAATACTATAGATATAAAGTGGAACCTTTTATAGTAATACTGCCACAATGGGAATTTGTACTGGATGAAAATGGTAAAAATGGTATGGACGAAACATTGCGCTTCGAAAACCTTAAAGAAGATTTCCAAAAATTCCAAGAAAAATACAATCTAAAACATCTTACTCTCCCACATATCAATTCCAGAAAAAGAAAAAACAAAAACATAAAAGAATACTACAACCAAGAACTTGCCGACAAAGTGTACCATATGTACAAATGGGATTTCAAAATGTTCGGATACAAAAGAATACAATTTAAGAAGAAATCTTCCTCAAGTTAACCACCTTATCCATAATATCCAAAATCTCTTTATCATGAGTAATCACCAACATAGTCTTACCTCTGCAAACTTCCTCTATCATCTTTATCATCTTAATCCTCGTAGAAGCATCTAATCCAGCCAATGGCTCATCAAAAACAACAATTTTACCATTACGCAAAATACCCCTAACATTCATAATGATTTTCTGCATACCACCACTCATCCCTTTTCCTTGTACTCCCGCATTACTATATAATCCATCCTTCAATCTTTTAAAATTTTCATCTAACCCATATTTTTTCAATAATGCAACCAATTTTTCATCAGAAATTTTATTACCATATTTCATATTTTGCAAAACACTTCCAGTGAACAATCCAGTTCTCTGGTTAATATAATTAACTTGACTACGCAAATCTTCAGGGTTTATTTTGCTTATTTCAATACCATTAATCAATATACCCCCCTTGGAAACTCTATGTAATCCCAGCAATAATTTCATTAAAGTCGTTTTACCAGAGCCACTTGGACCCAAAATAGCAACCTTCTTACCTTTTTCTACGGAAAATGAGAAATCCGTGAATATTGGCTTTCCTTCACCATAACTATAAGTGATTTTATTAAAAACTATACCACCATCTAAATTAGGATTTTTTACATATTCAAAATTTTTACTTTGTAATATTTCAGCCAAAAACTCTGATGAATTCTTAATAATACCTAAACGCAACAATTCAGCGGGTGTCCAAGTACTCATATTAATCAAAAATCCCATAAAATAAATAATAACTAAAGTAACAGTAATAAACTTCATACTACCAAAAACACCGGTTTTATAATTCCAAAATGCTAATCCAATAATAATGGCGAAAATGGCGACACTTATCATGGATGTAGATAAACTCATTGCACTAACTAAACGCAATTGTTGCTGATATAATGCAGTATGTTTTTCCTGTATTTTCTGAGTTTTACTAACTTCACTATTTTTCTGATTATTCAAATATATATTCATTAAATTGTCAAAACTATCATGGATGGATTCAGTCATTTCTAAATAAACACCCTCCCTAATGGCAGATAAATCCACAATTTTCTTTCCAATAATTCCACCAACCAAAAAGAAAACAAATAAACTCAAAAACGCAGCTAAACCAATTTTCCAATCCATATATGCTAAATATAAAACAACCAAAATAACAGTCAACAATAATGGCAACAAAATATCACTAACAAAATAGAAAAAATCTTTCATATCCCTCGTCAACTCAAAGATTCTTGCAATCGTTTTGGAAATTTCAATATCCTTATAATTGGTCTCATAATTCTCTATGATTTTAACAAACAATTTCTTCCTCGTGAACTCTAAATATTTTGGCAATATTTTACTATTTAAACGATTTTTCAAAAAATAAAACAATTGTATAACCAACCATACACCAATAATCACCATAATCAATTTACCAATCCTTTTTACACCCTCTGGTGTCCTCCTACTTCCCACACCAGTGTACAATCGTCCATACAATTCTGGAATTAATATAGATTCAACCGGAAACGTCAACAATGTTACAATAATAAAAAAAGAAATTAACAATCTATTTTGTCTTATATAATCCCTAACTAATTCTTTATAAATCATTTAATATATATTTATACTTTTTTTTTTAACAATTCCTTCTTTATCTTCTCATGATCCATTTTCGTATGTATCTGATAAATATGCTTCTTCTCAAACATCACCAAATCCCCATAATTGTATTCATATCCACCTACTAAACAATTATCCACCTCTCCAATTATCTTTTCTCCATCCACATCAATAACAGTTACCCAGAATCTCTCCTCCCCATTACATATCTTTACCGTCCAACCTTTCCTTAATCTTAACAATAAATGTTCTTCTGGTAATCCAAAAGTATCAGGAAATTCCTTGGCCTTTTCCTGAGCATTCACCCATTGGTCAATATATACTATTGGCATTTTTAGTATTATAATCAATAAGTCCACAATCATTCAATTTTTGCAGAATTACCACCCATCTCCATCTTCAACCCCCTCAAGAATAGGGAGCTGTTCCAGAGAGAGAGACTCCACTTGTAGGCGAAGCTCTTGGATGTTGTCCTCCGTCCCAGCACAGATAACCCTCCGAATCAGTTCCAGAGAGCGTCTGTAGTTTGCAAGTTCAGAGTCACCGCCGCAGAACTGGTAAGATTGTGTCCATTGGATGTCATCCACCGAACTAACTGCCTCAAAATCTACCGCCTTTACCCTTCCTCCAATCAAGACCAGATTGTCTGGCTTGGGGTCAGAAGAGTATTTACTCAGTTTTTTGGCAATTGTCTGGTAAACACAAACAGCCTCTTCAGCAATCTCCTCACGTTCCTCAGCAGTTTTTGCCTGAAGCGCAGGCATCAAAGGGTCCCCCTTGGGGAAGCACATGCGAACAGGAGTGACCACATATGGATTCTTCCCGTCATCAAATGCCCTCTTCATTTGGGGGCTGTTTGGGTCAGCCGGTTGGTCGTGTTCAACCCACTCTGGGTAGACAACTGGACAATTAAACTTTTTTGCATCCTCGTAAGAACGCAGTGCTCTTCTGACTTGGATGGAAGGAGTAGCCCTCCTATCTCCCAGTTGGGTGTTGGCACTGTTGAGTGACTCGGCCGGTGAAGCATAGACCGTCTTTACAACCTTGCGACCAGTTGGTGAATTATACACCCCAACATCCCCAAAGTCTCCAACAGACAAGTCCTCACCTGTAGGTATGAGGTCTGCCATTGAACCCCTCTCCTTCACTGGTGTTGACACTTCCTCCAATGACAGGAGATAGGCCGGCAGACTATACCGTGGCCTCTTGGTTGGGCTCGGTCCTCCTGCTCCTCCTTGAGACATGGGTGAACTGGGTGGTCCTCCTGCTCCTCCTTGAGACATGGGTGTTCTGGGTGAACTGGGTGGTGAGTCAAAACACAGTTTCATTGCGGGATTTTTACGCTATATTAAGAAGATTAATCTTTTTCTCCCATCAATTTTTTTCCCAATCTAAATAAATGCACAACCTCTTTTGGTCAACAATTATCCTCTTCATCCTATTCATCTGGCTATTCATCATTTACACTAACACACCACCAAAAATTATCAAAAAACCCATTAAAAAAGAACCAACAATATCACCAGAAAAAGAGCAAGAAATCCACCAAGTTGCCAACAAATTTTACACATTAGCGCAAACCAAAAGTTACTTAAAAACTTCTTAGCAATAAAAGAAAAACAATGTGGGAACCTCAAGAATTTACACACTTTAATAACGCATATTATGGCTATGACTTCAATCCATCACTTCTAAATCATATTCCAAAATTCAACCAAGAATGGCAACAAACAACAAATCCACACTACAACCAACTTTACTACGGATTCCATCCTTAATTCATCCTTACTAAATTGCAAACACATTTTAGTAATGTGAGCCGTCGCCGACACTTTTTACATAAACACTAAACACCATTGCTTGCTATCTACCCCATTGTAAAAAGAACGTGAGCCGTCGCCGACACTTTTTACAGAAACACAAAACACCATTGCTTGCTATCCACCCCCATTGTAAAAAGAACGTGAGCCGTCGCCGACACTTTTTACAGAAACACAAAACAATAAAAAAAATTGCGTTCCTAGCTTCGCCCATACAAATATTAATCCTCTTACTTTTGGCGGAATAGTTGAAAAAAATGTTGACAATCAATGAATGTATTGTGAAAAACAACAAGGAAATTTGTGTCGTATGCATAGTATAAATAATTTTTACCAATCAAGAAAACTATCCCCCCAACAATTTTACAACTACTGCGACCAATACGACCAACTATATAACACAACAAACTCAAGAAATTGCGACATGTTTAATGAAGGTCGCAATGTAATAGGATTTATATTGGAAAAAATATCCAATGATTTTACACTTCTATTATATAATAATGAAATATCCATAATAAAACCTTACTTAAACGAAATATCCAATATTTTCTGCTTTAATCATAGCCACATTTGGATTCGTAAAAAAATAAACAATCAATGGTACAATCTGGACTCTTTATCTTCTCCACATAAAATACAAAATCCTCTACAACCTACTTTAGGTTTTATGATTGTAATTCCAGACACATTAAAAACAACAATGGAAAAAATCTTTTTACAACAAATAAAAACATCCCATATAAAAACCTCCAAAAATCCGGAACAATTCTACAAACTAAACCTTCTCGGAAACGCAGAAATACCCCTCTCTAACCTTCACCATTTAACCAAAAAATATAAAATTGTAAACGAAATTATAACATTATTTAGAACATCTAAACTTAATCCCCTTATCCCCCTTAAAATAAAATATATATAATATTATGTCCGACCCAAAATGTCCCCCCAAATTACAAGGCACCTACAACTTTAACGGTAAACTTGTAACACATCTTTCCCAAGACCCTAAAGATTTCGGCGATATCTACAATCCTACACCTATCTCTGCAACATACGTTTTCCAACAATCTGGCCGTTTCTTCCAACAAGACAGAACTGACCGTCCACCTAAATTAGGCGTCTGGGAAAAAGTGTACTTAGGTAACATCTTCCAAGGATGGCAAGCTCTTTACGTTGACACCAAAGATGACAGCGAATTCTTTAAAATTAATGTCACCAAAACACGCCACAATATTGTTACCGAATTTGAATTAACTTCCACTGAAGCTGGATTCAACAGCTTAACACAAAGACCTAAAGTAGAATGGGGTATCGGTAAAAGAATAAGCAATTAAAAATATTTGCCTTAAAATATCGCAAATATTTATTTATTAATTAATTTAAAGAACCTTTCTTGCAGTCTTTACACCAGTATCAATAACACGTCCGGGCAAGCTTAAAAGTCTGCCACCATAACGGGAATAACCAGTGACCAATAAGAAAAGACCAACTAAAGAGTCAAATGATAATCTGACACTGCGTTCACGGGCATCGTGGATGTGTAAAACAGTGTGGCGCATGGAAGTTGCAACAATGTAAGAGATAACCAAATAGGAAAGGAAAACCATTAATTGACCAAATTCACGGGTCATGCAGTTATCTGCTAAGTAATGGATGCTGACAAGTGATACAATCACGAAAATAGCATATGGCCAGAATTGCTGATACATATATTTTTATAAAATAAAATTTTTTTGTCCTAAATTACATCTATTCTAAAGATGATGTCAAAATAACAATTTTCGTAATCATATCCTGAATTTCTTCATAAACCTTTTTTCCATCTACATAATCACTAAAATCATCCTTCAACAAATAAATGAAATATGACCATTTCTTTGCATTCTCCACAAATTTCTCTTTCTCTAAATCTGTAATCTCATGCTTCTGATTCATCAACCACTGATAAACCATATAATTCGGCTTCACTGCCATTCCATTCTCTAAATACAATGTCTTCACTCCCTCCGGTAAATCATAGGTCCATTCCTCCTTCTCACCATATGGCTCATTAAAAGGAATCGCCGGAAGCAATGACAATATAATCTTCAATCCCCTATTCGGATCTCCTTGACTACCCTTCAAAGCTTCCACCACTAAATCTTTACCTAAAGTAGCTCCATGTCCAAACAATAAATGACTCTTCACATAAAAATCATTATCCCTCGTTACTCTGTATTCCCATGAATGCTTCTCTATCTTAGAAATGTAATCTCCATAAAAATTGTCATCCTCATACAAATCAACCCTCTGACCCTCTAAAGATGTCAAATGCTGTCTCGCCTCTCTCACATCACACCTAAAGGATACTGCAAATGCCTTGTACCCTAAACCCTTCCTTCCTGCCCTTCCCTTCATCTGCCGTCTATTCGCTTCTGACAATCCAGCAGAAAGTACAACAGTTCTTGTAGGCGTATTGATTCCATAAGCACAGTCACTCGTGGTTAGTAAAAGAGCAATAACTCCACTGGAAAACAACTGTCTAATATATACTTGCAATTCCAGCGGCATATCTCCACTTAACACTCCAATTCCATACAGAACCATCTGTGCTAAATAATGCGATTGCGTAAAATTCTTATTCCACCTCTTTAACATCTCAACATATTCCTTGAAACTCTCCGGTGTAATTCCTCCATTACTACTCAAGCATCTTGCTGGATCCACTGCAACCATCTCTGAATGCTTCTTTCTCTCCAATTCCATCTCCATCTGTTGCCTCTTTTCCCTCAAAAGTCGACCATTCCCCTTTGCTCTCTTCAATGAATCAATCTGATTTTCCATACTACGGATAATAGACTTATTTTCACGGTCTTTCTTCTGCTCTTTTACAACAGTAATATCCTTCAATGCCAATTTACCAACTAACTTGTTGGCATATCTAATGGCATTAAACAAATTCGGAAAGAAAAACAATGCAGGGAACATATCCTTCTCTTTCATCAATTCGGCAACTTCATAAGAATTTTCTGGAGTACATTCTGCCGTATTTATATCAGTCAATGACATCCTATATGATGACAATATTTCCTCCATCTTCTCCCTCTTATCTTCGCCAATATTCGCCATAAAATGTATAAGTGCATGTTGCCACTTCGCAATGTCTGTCATCGTTAATCTCCTAATAATCGGGTTTTCATCCTCCTCTTCTTCTTCATCTAATGCATCCTCCAAAGAAATAATCTCCTCTGGAATCTCACAATTATACTTGAAGAAAAATCTTACTGGTGCCAAATAATCCGGCACATTATCCGCTCCAATCTTCTTAACAATCTTCACAAATAAAGAAAAAACATCCCTCGGTGTCATCACCAAATCTAACTCATCATCACTCAATTCATCATAACTTAACGAACTTAAAGGATTCATTGGCACCAATTTAGTAACTTCTCCAACTATCCTTGGCACCATATCCTGTTGCACAATAAATTGCGTTCTCTCATTAATAATCTTAGTTGTGCGTGAATTTCTCAATGAATCAACCAATCTTTCAACAGTTTCTACTGTCATCGTTGCACTCAAAACTAATGTCTGCACCGTAGACATCTCCCTAAAAACATACTCCATCTCCTGTCCTCCATCATTAGCAATTGCATGAACTTCATCAACCACTAACAACGAATTCTCTGGCAAAACTGTATCAACAAATTCCGAATTAATCGCTCCAGAAGGTGTACAAACAATCACTCGTTCATCCATCCTCCTGTCCACTTCTCTATCCAAAATTGTACTAACACGTCCATTGTGGTACTTGTTCAATATGGCAGAAATCTCCAATGCTAACACATTATTCGGTACAACATATACCAACAATGACTTCGGCTCATTCTGCAAAAATGCAACAATATAACCTAATGCCACCATGGTTTTTCCTGATGATGTAGGAGCAGAAACAAAAACATTTTCACATCTACGCAAAGCATCAAACATTGTTCTCTGCCAATCTAACAAAGTAAATGGCTCAATACTCTCTGCAATCGGTGCAACAGGAATCTCCCCACATAATTGCTGGAACAATCCCTCTGAATTTTCCAACGGCTTCATTGGATTAAAATCTGGCATCTTCTCAACCGCAACATCCCCAAAATCATACGTCAAAAAATGTTTAACCATCTTCTCCGCCATCTTGCAAATATCCGTCTTCTTCATCTTACCATTCTTCTCTTCCAACGGAAAATATCCCTTGTCTAATGCCTCTTTAATCAATAAACATGCATCCAAACATGTCATCAATTGCGATTTCTTGTAAACCTCAAAACGCTCTCTCGTCTTCTCATCCCTCTCAAAATCCTCAAATTTCTTTATCGCATTAATAACCGCATTAAAAATACGATCCACCAATTCCACCAACATCACTGCTCGTGATACCGGATCATTGGTTGCCTCCAAAATCCCTTTAATCGTTGTAAATGAACCCTCATAATTTCCTTTCTTTCCTTTTTTTGGCTCCTCACCAGTGTACAATGTATTAAACAATGTAACCGCCGATGGACTCAAAGCAGAAACTAATCTCGATAAATTCTGTAAAACTTGTTGCAATCCCAATTGGGTTACAGGCAAAAATCTCTTCCGTATCTTCGTCATAACTTAAATTATAATTAAGATTTCTTTAATATATTTCACTTTTTTCTAATTATAAGATATGATATTCTATAAAGGAAAATGCTATTCTTCCGAAAAATGGAAAAAATTATGCCAACATAATGGTTGCTTTAAATCATACAAAGATTATGTGGAAAAATGCCCAGACTTTTCTATTCCATATTATGTGGAAATAATACAATCAGATTTTGATATAAACCCAGTATCTTTTCTTTCCACCAATAAAAATTTTTCTGGTACATTGCAATTGTGCAATAATGGGTATTACTTCATTAAAGAAGACATTACATTTAACTTCAATGAAGAAAACTTATATATGCCATTTCCAGAACAAACACAAAAAATATCTCAATCTCTTATTAATAGAAATTATCAACAACAATATCTGTACCCAACATATAAATTCAATGGGGCATATGATTTAGGATTTTTTGCTGGTATAATTATTGATGGGGAAAATATTGTTTTAACTTCCAATAACAAAAAATTGCAAATGTCCAAACAAATGCATCTAATCCAAAGATTCTTTGCAACTATTTGTTTAGGTAGTTCACCTTTTATTATGAATCAAGGACCAATTGACCAATCCTTAAAAATAAGATACCCAAAATACATTACAATTAAAAACATCCATCTTGGATTATCTTCTCACCATAACATTTTAGGTAATAACTCCAACATTATTAACATGCAACATAACATTTTCTATGACTTTGAAACCGCTGCTATCACCCTAAACAATTGCGACAATGTTAACATTTTAAACAATAACATAAAACAAAACCTTAAAGCAGTCCCAGCAAACTCAGATTTCTTCGCCTTTGTCATGCAAACACGTATTTTCGCTCAATTATCTAAACAATATCCAGAATTAGAACAAATGTACATTGAATTTAACAATCATTTGCAAGAAATTATAAAATTTTACCCACTAATTGACCCAGAATTTAAAAATACAACAAATGGTCTTACTGATGCGATTGCAATGGGTGTACAAATAACACAAATCGGTGTATCTGTTGATAATACTGGTATTTGTAATCCAATCACAATAGAAAATGAACAAGATAAAAGCAAAAATATTGTTATAAAAAACAACATAATCTCTAATATTTCCGCACATCCTCTCCAAACACCCGCAGTTGTAAATTCTGAAAATAAACCAATAATTTTATCTAATGGTAAACTTTTTTACAAATCATCTACTGCAAAAACACAACATTGGTTCCTTCAATGGGTTGCATCTTTATCACCAGAAGATTGGAACGTATACAAAAATTATTTTAAACCTACATCTTTAACTCCTGAAGTTGCACAACAATTACTTGATAATTACCCGTTTAAACCTTATTGCAATGCGGATATAATGAATCATTTATTAAAACCCGTATTTGGTGTAAGATTGCAATACTTAGATAATCTACAATTTATAAATAATAAAATCTGCAATATAAGAAATTGCTCCAAAAAACCGACTTGCCCACCAAATGGTGTTAAACATATAAAAACAGAATGTTTAAATTCAACAGATTCAATAGGTTTATTTTTAATATATTCCAGCAACAAATTAGAAAATAACAAAATATGCAACATAACATCTAAATATGGAAAAGGTAAAACATTTGTTTATAAAAATTGAAAAAAATTTTAATAAGTGTAATCTTTATTAATGAAATAATGGAAGCCGCCAATCGTTCCAAAACATATGACCCATCTTCGCCATTTTTTAATGGTGAATGGTACCACATTAATGAGGAAGATATTGGATTTATCAAGAGAGGAGATTATATTGAGATAATGTTTTCGCCATTCAGCCAAAAACATTTTTTTAAAGATGATTATGACCATTACTTTCCCATCTATTTTGGGAAAGTAATGTCCAATTGCCACAGCCGTATGGAAGATTTACTAATTAAAGACCCCAAAGGAAAAGATTTTTACTATGAAAATCGTTGCGGAACATCCGGTATGATGTCTTGCAAATTTTATCGTCCAAAAAAATCAGATGATATTCCTCAATCAATCAATCATCACCCTTACTTTGATTTAACTTATAATGCTGCATTTTTTCCAATTAAATTATTGGATTCTACTTTTATCATATATGGTCCTTTTGCTAAACCAACCATATCATAACATGATGAATAACACTGCACATCATCCTTACATTTTCCATATTTATATACACATGGCAATATTTCTCCAGTCTTTAAATCTCGTCCACAATTGTATCCATTATTATTCAACAATTCACAATCTTCTTGCCCCATATCGCCCCAACAATATGTATCCCATCTTCCTTGCTTAAATAGTTTATCTGGTATAGGAGATTTACAATAGCCTGGGTTGGGTACTTTATAATCATTAAAAACAACAAATGGTTCAACAACAAAAAATGCAATAAAAAGTAATAAAATTATGATAATCATTATTTTATATTAAGAATTAAAAATCCACATTTTGTGTAGTACACCTTTTACATGCTCTCCCACTATAATATTGTAATGGATAAGATTCCCAAGTATCTAAATTAACTCCACCAACTTGTCCCATCTCCCGCAATCTCATGCAATCACCATATGTCATATTGCCATCTCCAACACACCTAACTGCTACATTGTCTCTCTCACTAAACTTAGAAAAATCTGGTGCACAATATCCAGCATTTGCTGCCTTTATTTTGTTGGCATTGCGCCATTTTCCTAATGTGAACAATTCATACCCTCCTCTCCATGGTAACAAGAATATAACAACTAAAAATAATACAAACAATACAAATGTTAAAATTGAATCCATATAAATTAATATAAGAAAAAAATGAATCATTTAAAAGCATCTCCCCATTATTCAATAAAATGAATATCAAAGTCATTTCCTACAACATTCTTTCTCCATTCCTCTGCAATGATGCAGAGTTTATTGCTTACAATCATTCACACATTGACAGAAACCTAAGAAAGCAAACACTGTTTAACTTACTAAAAGGTTGGATAAAAGATTTACCAATAATTTGTTTGCAAGAAATATCATTCAACTGGAAAGGAGAAATTGAAGCATTTTTTTACAAAAATGATTACAAAATTTTTATCATGAATTATGGACATAAAGGAAACGGATTTTTCGGTATTGGTATAGCGGTACCCAATAAATATGATATTATTGCAACAGAATATCTTCACATCGGCAACTTTATTACAGCAAATCCTCCTGAACATATATTCAATTGGGAAGACCAAAAAAGGCAGGTAAAAAGAAATAAAGAAAGAGAAGGTCTCTCTTTTGTAGATAAATTATCATCATATATGGAAGAGATTGTTGAATCTAAAGAGGAACAAATACAAGAGATTGATAAAACAATTCAAGAAGCAAAAAATAGGAATAATTTTGCAATTTGTTTAACACTTTGCGAAAAAGATATTGAAGATTCTAAAAAATTTAAGATTTTCACATATCATATGCCCTGCACTTTCAGAAAACCAATTATTCAATCACTTCATGTTGATGCAATTAAAAAAATTATTTACAAAAATAAAGATATACCCACTATTTTTGCAGGAGATTTTAATGTAACACCAGAATCCATTGGATATGATTATTTAACATCTGGCATTTTGCCAGATGAACACAGAATATATATTCCTGTTAATAATCATTCCAATCTGGAACTAAAAAGTGCACTAAAATCAATTAATTCAACTGAACCAAATTTCACTTGCTTCAGCAACACCAAATTTGGCGGAGAATTTAAAGACACTCTGGATTACATTTTCTATTATGGACCTTTTACTGTGACTGAAGCAGAAAGATTAATTCTCTCTTCCACTAAAATACCCAACCAAAATAATCCAAGTGACCATCTGCCAATTTACGCAAATTTTCAACTGTAAAGATTTATAACCGAACTATCTTTTTCCACATTCTGATACAATTCATTTATTTCCCTAAATCTTTTTACCATCTTGTCCGTAAAAATTTCCTCTGGACTTTTTTTACGATTTTCAAACAAAAATTTCTGGACAAGCGCCCTACTTGGCTCCATATAACTCACACTTTCATAAAACCTTTCCGCCTTCTCTACTATTCCCTCCTCTTCCACACTCTTAAACTCACACATAAACTTCGCCATCTCCCTAAAACATTCCACATCCGCCTTATTAAACTGAACTATCATATCCAAACGCCCCGGCCTCTTAAAAACATCCGTCAACTTCTCAAAATGATTTGTAGTCATAACACATATCACCCGATTCTTTCTCGCCAATCCATCCAATGTATTTAATACAGTACTCATTGTTAAACTGCGATTTTCCTTTGTAAATAAAACATCAATATCCTCCATAACTAACAAACTATTGTAACTTAATCCACTCACCAATTTTTTAAAAATTTCATCAGTAATACTATGCGAAAAACTAATCAAATACAAATTCAAATTATACTTACTCGCCATTGCATTAATAAAACTCGTCTTTCCATTTCCAGGGGGTCCATAAAACAAATAATTCCTCTTATATGGATGCCCAAAAATACGATAATCAGTCTCACTTTTCAAAAATTCCTCCATATCATCCAAAATATCCTTCTTCTTATCTACAAAAACAGTCTTCACATCTCTACGAGGATTTTTACATAAAATCTCCCAATACCCTTTACTACTTGGTCCATACACTTTTATATTTGTTTTATCTCCAGATTTATGAAAATGATCCATTTCTGATATAAACTTACAAACTTCATCATTTTCTCCTCTTATCCACAATCGTTTATATGGTCCCATTGTATGATTTGTTGTGTAAATTTCCTTACTAAATACATATTCTATCTCAATATTGTCAATTTTATGTTTGCCTTCTCCTAATAAAAATGCGACTTCATCAGGATTTATTTTAACAATTTCTTCTTTTAATGTACAGTCAAAACATTTAGCAGTTCTTTCTAATTCAGCCATTGCAACTAAATTTTTTACAACTAATTTTCCATCTTTTTCTTTTTTCATATAAATCTCATCTAATCTTCCATTTTTGGGGAAATTGTTTTCATTGTACAATTTCCATCCAGCATAATCAATAATATCATTCTGCAATGTTTCGTCTTCTATAAAAATTTCCCTTTCCATTTTTACATTTTCTAATAATTAACTTTTAAACTCGTTTTTTTATAGCCATTTTTTTTCATACTAAAAATATGAGTCTAACAACACCCAAAAAAATACTCTCTAACGATTTAGTTCAAAACACAAAAATCTCTAACCAACAAATCTACCAATCCGGTCACCAACTCAAAAAATATAAACAAAAAATCACCACAACAGTTGACCTTATGGAAGATATGCTTGAAGAAGGTACCGAAAAAGAACGTGAAGCAGTTGTAAAAGCAATGGAGAATTTACAAAAAAAAGTAAACACAATAAAACAACAATCCACCTACCTATCACTTGAGCAAGAACTAAAAAATCTGGAAAAACAATTCAACATAGAAATGGAAGCAATCTTCCACCAATATTCCAAAGCGATTAAACGTATTTATAAAGCATACCCCAATGAGAAAGAAAGACAATTAAAATTGCAACAATTCCACCAAGTAATTGGTGATGCATTTTTAACAAAGGATGAAAAGAAAATATTAGCACTAATGCAACAGCAAGTTAAACAAATACCTCATTCAGTTGTAAAATTGCCGCTACTAAATTGACATTTTTTCAAACAAATTAACAAGTTTTTTTGGTTTAGATTTCAATTTACCAAATTTAATTTCCTTTTCTGCTAAAACATTATTAATAATATTGCGTTCAATTTTCAACTTTTGTTTTCGTAATTCTACATTTTTCCACCATTTAAATCTGCCATTTTCCAATAAATAATCTATTACTGACCTTATAGTTCGCAGCATATCCTTTGTTAAAAAAACCTTTTCCCTTATGCCCCATATGCATAATCCAACAACAAATTCCAAATCTGATTCACATGGATTGTCTGCTAAAAAATCAGCAATATTTTCCTCTAAATCATCTTTACCATATTCATCAATATATTCTTGACAATTATCGTTGCAATAACTATCATATGCCCACGCTTCCATTTTACAATTTATAAAAATAGCTATTCTTATAAATCATTTTTTTCTACTCATCATCTGATTCCTCATCATTCGCATTCTCAAATTCCTCTACATCATCTTCTGTAGGCATATGGTCATAAATAACCCATCTAATAGCATCATTATTTTCTGATAAATACTGTTCAATTTGTTCAGCAGATAATGTGTGTTCTTCTTCTTCAGGATATAATTTTATATCATTTTCGGAATTAATATAGAGTGCATATTGCATATTTTATTCTGGAAAAAAGTAACTAAAGAATAACGCATTTGGAACAACAACCAATTTCTTCTTGGTAATCATCTTCAAAGCGAACATATCTATTTCCTACATTCTTGAATTTTTTAAAACTTTCCATATTTTTAAATTTCAATGGTTGTGACCTGTAATCTTCTAAAATCATTTCCACTAAAGTCTTAAAAGCAACTTTCATATCACTACTATCCAAATATTGTACACCAAATTTTCTTATTAAATTAATACAATCATATTGCTTATTGCTATTATTAACAACCAAAATACTATGATAATCTTTATTAAAATTTTTATAATGTAAAATCCAATTTTCCACATTATTAAAACTTTCATCATCTTTAAACACAATAATTGCACCAATAGAATGTTTAAAATATGAATGAGTAATTCCCAAAAAACTACTATTTCCAGATGTGTCCCATATCTGCAATTTTACTTTCAATCTATTCCATTCTACAACCGTTGCAAAAAAATCAACACCAATTGTTGGCGATATTCTTTCTTTATACTCTCCATAATTGTATAAATGCAATAAAGAAGATTTCCCCACTCCTTCATCCCCTATTATAACAACCTTAAAAACATAGTCAACCATATGTAGTATCTTGGGAAAAATAATAATATTGCGATTTTTTTAATCCTCTTTTACTATATAATGTCTTCAATAAAATTTAACAATAATACCATATCAATACCATCTATTAACGACCATTACATTTACATTAAATTTTCCAAATTTGTCTCCAATAATAAGACACTTCAATATAAAAAAAATTACAGCAAAAATTGCATAAAAAATATTACAATCACAAAAGATAACACAACAATTTATTCTAAAAATCAAGCATCAATAGCGACAGATTGCAAAATAATAAAATGCTCTCCTTCTTCCATTTTTATATCAGCATTTACAACACCAGAACTCAATTTCCTCAAAACAATAAAAGATATTTGTATCACAATTACAACAGAAAATCCCTTGCATTTTTTAGAAATTGCCGATTTTGAACAAGAAATTCAACAGAAAAAACAAGAAAAAATATATTATATTCCAAATGCTCCACTTAAAAAATCTGTAATATTACAGGCTCCCTTTCAACAGTTGTTAACATTACAAGTAACGCAAATAGAACCAGTACCTTATGTGCATATATCATTGTATCCACCAACATATTCACTAAAAAAATCCATATATTTATTGGATAAACCCATAATATTGAATATGGAAAATTACAAAAGGATAGAACAAATTATAGTGACATATCCAACAAATTATTGGCAGAAAGACATATTATTTGTAAATATACAAGAAGCGGAAAACAAAAATTCAACAGAGGAATATATCTGCCCATTATCACTTGATGTGATTAAAGATAATGAACATGTTTATATAGCAAATTGTTGTAAAAAACTTTATAAAATAGAAGTTTTTGAGAAATATTTAGAACACCAATTGAATGATTATAATAATCCCTACTACCAACCATTTGCACAGATAACACCAAAAATTAAATGTCCTCATTGTAGGCAATTAATGACATATCAAAGAATGGTTCACAAGAAAACAGTTCTGGAGGAATAATAAAATTGTATGTTTCTTTCTCTGGAATGGTTTTTTTAGTTAACATAAATCTGCCATCAAAATTAAACAATAGAAACCCCATTTCTATTGCTTTCTTGCCATCCAAAAAAACATATTGTATTTCTGTGTTTTTACAAGGAACATGATATAAACTTGTCCAGAATTTGGTGGATTTACTATTAACTATTTTACCATCTGTGCAGAATTTTTCTACTTTTCCTTTTTCCTGTACATTGTAAATTTCTACACGGAAATTGTCAATAAATTCACTTGTTACAACTTCTCTAGATAAAATCAATGGATTAATATGACTATATGTATGGTTAAAATTACTCCTTATCATTATTTGTCCACCTATCTCACATAAATGATAACGACCCTTATCATTTGGTGAAGAAATTGCCATCAACAAATGATTTATATTAATGTTAAAATGGAAATCATCGGCATTTCCAGTCATCCTCTTTTTTACATTGTCACTAATACACCTATGTGTATTAACAATTTTTAAAAAAATTTCAACATTAATATAACCATTATCCAAAATGTTTTTTTCTAACTTTTTGTGAATTTTTGGAATTTCCGGTATACCATGTGACAGAAGTTTAGCCAACAAACCATTCAATGGTTTATAGTTTAACTGGTCATACTCATCCTTTTGCTCTCCAGCAAAGCAAAAAGTTTCCAACAACATACAAGACGCCATTTTTGTTTCATAAATATATATGTTTTTTATTTCAATTTTTTATATTTAACCTCATATATGGTTAGTTTTGCTTTAGTACAGTTATCCAAAAAACACACCGAAATATTCGGAAGTTTCTTGGAAATATTTATTAAAAATGAATGGGATTTCTACATATATTATGATAAAGATGATGACAATTATACATTTGTAAATTATTACCAAAAATTATTTAACACCAAATTTAACATAAGAGCTGGTAAAGAACTTATGGAATACAAAAATGCTCACGATTTCTACATATTCACTTCAAGCGCTGATGACGTACGTATGGATGAATATTTTAAGCAACCTTCTATGGCAAATAAATGCATATTTGTAAATCATCAGGCACCTCATTGGAAGCCTTATATGCATAAAAATATATTAATGTCACCAGTTATTAAATCATCAGAATTAGACAAAGAACAGTGTGCAACTATTGTTCCAATTTATAGAGAATATAAGAAACTACACTCTAACCCAAATCAAACAATTATTGCAATAGTTGGCGCAATTCATAAACAAGCAAAAGATATTAATTTATTAAAAGATGTTTTAGAAAAACATGCTGGAAAAGACTTTACATTTTACATTTTTATGAGACGTATGGATTGGAAAGCAGTTGTCCAAACTAATGCGTTTCTAAAAAATAATCCTCATATACAAGTTCATTCTGGATTAACTACAGAAAAGATGATGGAAAAACTAAAAGAAGTTAAATTTATTTGGCCACTATCTAAACAAGGTGGATGGTTCTATTGGCAACGTTTAACTGGTGCTATTCCTCTGGCAATAAACTTGAATATGCCCCTTGTCATAGACAAAAAATTGGCGAAAATTTATGATATGGAAAGCTGCTGTATACTTTATAATAAACAATTATCAGAAATAATGGACGAAATTATACAATTACCCAAAGATAAATATTTTAATTTGATAGAAAATGCGGTTATTTATAAAAAATTAATAGCAAAGCGCAATACAAAGGAATTTGTAAATTTATGCCTTTCTCAAGTGGAAATGCAAGAAAAAAATGATTTAAAAATCTTCCAATACCTTAATAGTATCTAAATATGGATATCACAGAAAACGGAGCTTTAACCTACAATCATCTAAGTGACGATTTGGTAAATGCTTGGTTTAAATTGGGGAGGAATTCCTCTTATGATGAAGTGGAAGAATTGTTACTAAAATGTCTGGAAATAGACAAATTGTATACATGGAAAATGATATGTGCATTCCGTAATTTCCGTGAAATTGGTAAAGGAGAACGTGACCTTTTTGTAAATGCCCTTAAAGCAATGTCTCTACATGATGCCAAAAACCTTATTTTGAATATTGATGTATTGAAGGAACAGGGCAGATTGGATGATTTTTACAAATTGGGCTCGCATTTTATTGAGAAGGTTGTAGAAAATACAATTACAGATAATGAATTGCTTGTTTTTGAGGAGATTGTAAAGATGTATGTTATGCAGTTTCGCAAAGATAAGGAAGCCATGGAAAATAAGAAGAGTGTAACATTGCTTGCCAAATGGGCAGACCATCAGAAAAAGGGGTTAGGAATGAGTATTGTAATAACTTATTATTTGGGTTTATTGGAACCTTCACAAAGAACGGTGGCAGCATTGTATAAGCCGATTGTGTCATTTGAGGATGTATTGGTATTTTTGTTTAGAGTTATGAGATTGCCAATGGAAAAAACGGGGGAACAATTAATTCAGACGATGGTTGAAAAAACGTTTAAGGAAAAGGAAGAGAATTTTGGAGATGAACATATGAAGATTGTGAAGAGTGTGAATTATGGATTGGCGCAATTTCGTAAGGAATATTTGTCGCCATTAAACAAATATTTGCACACAGTAGAGATAGAATTGTGTAATAAATCTTTCCAATTAACACCGGAACGTATAGAATCATTGCCAGCATTATGTGTGAAGAAGTACCAGAAATATTTTGAGAAGAAATTTCCCAACCAATTTTTGGATATTACTTACAAACTGATTGCAGGTGAAATAAAACTAAAAGGAATTAGTCTGGATTTCGGAAATTTTGCCAAAGAATATTTACAATCAGATGCAACAATAAACCCCATTACTGAAGCACAATTTGAATCCATACTTGAACACACTTTCTCACAAATGTTGTCAAGTCTTGAAGAAGGAAATGAATATGTTGTATCTTGTCCAATTTCTGATATTAGTGGATCAATGATGACCAGATTTAACGGAATATGTCCATTAAATGTATGTGCATTGTTGTCAATTTTAACAATGAAACTGAATATTTTGGTGAATTGGAAGGAGAATAAGGAATTAATGGCGAAAGATTGGACGGATATTGTTATGGGCAAGAGGGAGTTTAAAGGTGAAATGCCTTTTTATGCGACACATGGAATAAGTTTTTCGGAGACGCCACAGTTTTATGAGATACCTTTTGAATGTGGTTCATTGAGGGAATGTATGAGAAAGTTTATGGATCAGCCGATTGGATATAGTACGAATTTTTTTAGTGTTTTTAATTTGCTGAAACAGTTGGAGGTTGCAGAGTCAGTACATGTTCCAAAAAGGGTAGTTGCATTTACGGATGGACAGTTTGACCAACAGAATTATGACCCACTGAAGACGACAATGGAGGCAATCCAAAAATTATTTGACAATAATCCGCCGGAAATGGTTTATTGGAATATTGGAATGGAACCCAAACATAAGACAACTGATATTCAGGAAAATTTGGATGGATATAGTGCAATTAGTGGATATAATCAGAATTTGACACAGGTTATTTTGTTCAATCAGAAGAGAAATGGAACAATTGTGAAAATGAATCCAAAAGAGGTTCTTATGAAAATTTTGCAGAATAGCGCTTTTGAAAGAATTGTAATTACTTATAATTAATCGCAGAAAATTTCCAAATCCCAAATTAATAATCTTCTTCTGGGTCTTCCTCCTCAGAAGAAAAATCGGGGACATCGACATCCTCAATCTCTACTTCTTGCCTTTTGTGGCAATTACAATCGCATTGGCATTCTTCATCGCAATCACATGGTTCCTCCTTGTACATGAATGAAAAAGGAGAAGAACGCAATGCATTTGGAAGCGACATTGTGGGTGAAGGGTTGATTTTCCTGCTCACAACACCCTTGAAGCCAGTTTCCTCTGCAGGAGACTCTGCCACAGTTTGTGGAGTCACTGACCTTGAACGTGCCATTGTGACAATATCTTCTGCAGATGCTCCCCAAGCACCCAAAGTTGGTGAAGGGCTGCATGTAGCTGACAACAGTGGGTAGTCTTCTGTAGAGCTGGAAGTAGGAACGAACTGTGGTGTCCTCTTCAACTCCATCACCATTCTCTCGTCAACTGCCGACAAATCAAGTGGCAGAAACTTCTTCTGGCGTGAAGATGGACGCTTGCCACCCTTTGTAACTTCCTTCTTCTCCTTCTTCTTCTGAGGAGACGCAATCTGGCAAACCTCCTCATCCTCTGGTGTCACCTTCTTGCTGGAAAGTTGTGCCTTCGGGTTGACCAAAAAAGCGGCCTTTTTGGTGGCCTCTTGTGTCTCAGCAACTTCACTTGGCGACTTCTTGACTTCTTTTGGCTGCTTCTTGATGTCAGCGGTTGGCTTGACCAAAACGGCGGCCTTCTTGATGTCAGCGGTTGGTCTTACCAAAACGGCGGCCTTCTTGAGTGGTTGCTCTTGCTTGACGGCAACAATTTCTTTTGCGGGTACATCGGCAGATGTTTTGACAATCCGCATGTCTTCTGAGTCCTCTGGGACTTTCTTTGCATAAGGGTTGACAAGAACAGCGGCCTTCTTTTGTGGAATGACTGCAGCGACCTTGACATTGTCAGATGAAGTGTCAAGAACAACGGCGGCAGGCTTTTTTCTGGCCACTGTAACCCAATCCTGTTTCTCCTGAATCTTTTGTTTCTCCTGAATCTCTGCTGGTTTCTCCTGAATCTTTTGCGAAGCGGGGGTCACCAGAACAGCGGCATGCTTCATCGGTGCGCTTTTGTGTTGCACGGGGGCATCCTCAATCGTTGGGGAGGGGGGTTTTGCAGCAGCAATTGCCCACTTCCTCTCAGAGGGAGGAATGTCCTTTTTTACAACGGGGGCAAAAGGATTGCCGTAGCGGTTGATAAACTTTGCTGCTGTGCTCTGCATCCTGCTTTGTATGTATTGTGAAGTAGACATACGAATAGATGTGTATAATCCTATTAAAATTAATATCAATTTTTTTAATAAGAATGGATTTAGAAGATTTTTTGAATGATGCACAGAAAAAGTCAGTAAGTACATATACAATAATCCCAGAGGACAAATTGATAAAAAAGAAGATGTACAAAGGAGATTATATTAAATTTATGTATAAATATAATTATCAGTTTATGGAAGGTGGTATAATAATTGGTTTAGATAATTATCCAGTTATTAGATTAAAATCGTATAGTAACCCGCCAACATTTTACACTATAGATTTAAGCAAAGTGTTTGTATGGTATAAGAGGAATATGCAGAGACAAACAAAAAGGCAATTTTTTGAGGAATTATTAAACAATCTAAAAAATAATCCCAATATAAGTTAAATGAAAACATACCTGTTAAACCAAAATGGTGAAACTATTATAAAACAAAAGAATAGTAAACCTTCTGTACAACACAAAAACACATTGGAAAACAAACTTTCTCAACGTAAAATGTCCATTTTAGCTCGTAAACAAAAAGAGATTGCTAACCAATTCCCAAATTTTAAAAATAATACCAATGTTGTCAATATTGATACATTTAATGTTGTTCGCAATCAATTACCACCTGACCTAAAATATTTACAAAAAAATAACCAGAAAAAATTAATTGAACAAATAGAAAAAGTAAAAAGAGACATAACCAATTCTCATGTATCCAAAAAAGATGCAAGTAAACTACAAAACAAATTATTCCATAAACTTTGCAAAGTTGTTGGCATCAGAGACCATCCTTTAGGCAAATCAATCCCATTTGACAAACTAAATGACCCCCTTGTTATTAAAGAATTGTATGAATTGCAAGATAAATTAAAAGAAGCATTCCCATCAGATAAATTAACTGCATTACATAGCAATGCAGTCAGGAAACAATCATTTCCGGGTGTTAATATTGTTCGCCAAATATTTAAAGAAATGGGATACAAATTAAAACCCATTAATATATCAGAAGGATATTTAGGTTCTAAAAAGCTTCTTAGAAGAGAATATTTAATACAAAAAATAAAAAACTAATTCTCTGCCATCTCCTTCTCAATCTGCTCCTTTCTCTCCTTATTTTCCTCTATAATCTCATTCATTAATTTTTCAACATCCTCATTTTCATTATCCAATTCTTTAACAGGTTCTTCTACAACCTCTTCTATTTTTTCTGGTTCTGTAGCCAGTTCTGGTTCCGGTTCTACTTGATGTTGATATTCTTGTTGGGGTTGTTCAACAGGTTCTTCTTTAACTTCCGGTACTTGGTTTTTCCACATTAAAAACCAAAATCCTCCTAAATCAATAGCGGTTAACATGATTAAATTACGGTTAAAATTGGGTATTTGCATACCAGTAAATCTAACAACAGCGAACATTAAACCAAACAACATAAGAGAAATAAAGCATGCTAAAATCTTTCTAAAGCCTTCACCAGCAATGCTAAATTTTCCCATCAATTGGTACAAGATATGAGTAATCATTGATTACACATATAAAATCAAATCCCATTTTTTACTCAGACTTTTTACTAAATGTCCTTCGTAAACTCATCTTCGTCTCCACTTCCCTATTATCAAACAAATATTGTGTCAATTCCTCACCACGTCCCTTATTATTTAACACTGCACCCAATTTTTCAACAATAAACTGTCTATTCATCGGCTTCTTCTGCAATGAAGTCTTATACTTTAACTTACCATTCGTCGTATTGCAATCTTCTATATTATGTGACGACATAAATTCCATAATCTCTGGTGTTAATTCTTCCTTCTGCTTCCTTAATTCCTTCCCCGCTGCCTGCAATTTTCTAATATCATCATCAATAGATAACCATTTATGAACCAATTTTTTAAATTCTTCTACCTCAAAATCTTGCATTTCTGACATATTCTAACAAACATTTTTTTAAACAAAATTAACCACATCCCTTCTTTGCTTTCATATTCTGTCTATATTTGTCATTAAACGTCAAAATTACATCCGTATCTTTCGTCTTACAATACTGATAATATCTTGCCTGACTAATTGAATAATGCGTCGCCTCTATATCATTTAATTTCTCCTTAATAATCTCTCCTCCATCGTTACTATAATAAACCGACTTAATCCCATACAATTGCATGTAATAAATACAACTATTACAAGGCTTACTATTCACTAAATGACCCTTATTATTAACTCTGATGACGAACATTTCCAATTTCTTTCTTAGACAACGAGGAATCTTGTTGCTATTCGCCCCAAGCGACTTTTGCTTGTCGTAAAAGATATTGTTCATTTTTTCTACCCAGCATAGTGTAATGACTGTCATTAATAAAACTACGCAAACCATACTGCCTCATACTATTGAAATAATTATGCAATGCATGCATCTCCGCATGATATGACAACATCACCTTGTTACAATTGCAACTACGCAAATGATTGTGTCCCATACTAATCGGCTTTCCTCCACTCAACAAGGCCGCTGAATGCTTATTCATCATCGTACTCTTCCCAGAATTCGGAATCAACATCCGCAAAACACGGTTAATCTTCTCGCTCATAGCAACTGACATTTTATTTATATTCCAATAAATATTTTTTTAAATCACTTTTTCCGAAAAAAAGTGATTTAAAAGAAAGTTACGAAAATAAAAAAAAATGGAGCCGACAGAAAGGGTAAAGTGTGATGGAGTGTGTTTTCCGGAGGTAGTTAGGGAGATATTGAAAGTGCCGGATACATTTTTTGGGGGGAGTTCTTTGATACATGATAGGTATTTTCCGGAAGAAGATTGGGGAAAGAGGGATTATGATATATGGTGCACTATTGATAATTTAAAAACAATAAAAAAAATTTTGAGGTCATTAGGAAAATGTGATAGAATAGAGAGGGTTGAGATAATAAAGACAAATTATATGAATGCCCCAATAGAAAAAATTAATGATTATTTTTTGAAGGTTGGAGAAAATAAATATTTGATTCAATTGATTGCTTTGAAATCCATAGAAGATGCAAAAGATGAATTGATAAAAAACTTTGATTTATCTATAAATTCTGTTATTTATGATGGCAAAGAAATCCAGTTTTTTTCAACAAGTGAGGGAGATATAATTGCTAAAAGAGGTGAAATATTGTTGGATAATTTTAGTGATTCTTGTAATTGCTGGCAATGTTTGGAAGGGGAAACAGTTATTTCTAAAAAGGTGATAGAAAGGGCAGAAAAATACAAAAAACGGGGCTTTAAATTTAGCAATTTATGTCCATGGTGTCCGGATGGTAAACAATCTGTTTTTTCATTAAAACATTCTGTTAAATGTTTTTTGAAGAAGGGTACAAACTTTTACATTGAGAATATTTCCGATGGGAAGATAGAAGAGGCTAAACAATTAGATATTTTGCCGGAAAAGTTGTACAAATATTTTATTCTTCTATTAAGTGTAAGAACATTAAGGTTTGAATTATTCCATGAGATATGGAAACAATATGAATTTAATAAAGAGGAAAGATTGTACACAAAGATTTTATATATGTTTGTATCGGAAGGATTTTTCACAGGTTTTAAGATGTTGATTGATAAAGTTACAGACAACGTTTTATTAGAAACTCTATTTAATAAAGCATGTGATTACAATTACATAAATATTGCCAGATATTTTAACCAAATGAGTCGTAGATATCAATTGCAAATCATGGAAGATAAAATATACAAACACAAATATTTAAACATTTTTGAATATTATCTGGAAACAGAAGATTTAACAATAATATTAAACGAAATAAAAAATATTTCTCTTACAACATCGGAAGAAATATGTCCAATTTGTAAAGCATACGATTGCAACATAAAAACCAGTTGCAATCATGAATTTTGTGATAAATGTTTATTTGGATTTTGGGCAAGTTCGGAAAAACAATCTTGTCCACTCTGTCGTCATATTATCTTATAGAATCCATCTAAATTATAAGTTCCTAATTTAGGAATTAATAAACTTTCTTTCATCTGTTCAGGAGGAATTTGTAATTGTTTACGGGCTTCTTCAATGCAATATTCAACTTTTTTCATAAATTCTGGTGGAATTTTTTCTTCTGGCAAAACATTCTTATTTGTTTTTATAGCCTTTAAATTCAATGCTTTTGCTAATTCTGGTATCCATTCTTTATTATCAATATTTACTATTATTAATCTATCTTTTTTATCTTCAAAAAATTTTAATACATTTAAATGATGATTGTGGTGGCCTTCTAACCAGCGTTTTGCCAATGGAACAGATGGAGGGAATTTCTTTACTTTTAAATGACGTATCCATTTGGAATATGTATAATGTTTAAATCTGCTTTTTAACCATTTATCGTGTTGACGGATATTTAACATTGCCTTAGGAAACAATTGGCTTAATCTTTTATAATCTTTAGTGTCTCCACCATCTGAAAAAGTCATTGCTCTACTTTTTTGTAGCATTCCATGTAGTATTATGTTTAGATGGAATACCATTATTGTAAAAAAATGAGTACAAAGAAGTTGTTGCCGTTTTATTAAAACCAATGCAAAAAATTCTATTTTCCAAATTTTTCTTAATATTGGAATAATCTTTAAAACTCATAATCTAAAATTATAAAATTATTTCTCTATAAAATCCTGAATACTTGTAAACATCTCACCTATCTTTTCATCGTTCCCCTCAAAATCATCCGTTACCTCAATCACTAAAACCGGAATATCCGTCTGATTCATCAACCATTTCTCATGGTAGTCATGCAATCTCTTCAAATACTCCAAACTAATTGTATCCTCCTCACTACGACTTCTCTTCTTAACACGTTCATAAGCAATTTCTGGTTCACAACGTAAATATATAATACCCTTCGGTTTAGCATCAAAAGTATGAGATAACCAGTTAAACCAATTTTCGTAAAGTTTCCATTCAATTTGGTTCATTTTCCCATCTTCCATTAAATTTTCAGCGAACAATTTATTGTCACTATATATACTCCTTTCTGTTAAATTAATCATTCCATCTTTCTTTTCCCTCTGGTATTTCTGAATGCGAGTAATAAAGGCATTGGACTGGAATGTATATGCCCAACGGGAAATATCACCATAAAACAAACCTAAAATATTATTGTCCACGTCGACATATTTGTTTTGCCATTCATCTAAAGGTTCATATATTACATTGAACAATTCTGGCCATTTTTCTCCAAAAATCTTTAGAAATGTTGATTTACCAGCACCAATGTTTGCTTCAACACTAATCATATCTGTACTTTAATATGATTAATGTTTTTTAATTCATTTTTTTACAATCTATCCCTTAATTTAAAATCCTCATGTTCTATTTTTCCTCTAAACTTTCTTGTTATAAAATCAACAGCAAATTCATTCAATTCTTTCGTTAATTTTGCATCATCCCATCTTTTATATCCTGCATGTTCTTTCTTAAATGCTTTAACAATTTCTTGGTAATGTTCATCTTTTAAGTTTGCCAGAATGGAATTGTTCCTTGGTTTTTCTTCTAATTGTAATTCTTCTGATTTCTCATCTTCTTCAACCTCTTCACTTTCTTCTTCAAATGTAACCTGTTTTTCTTTGTATGAATCAAGCAATTTTTCATCAATTATATATTCTTTTTCTCCATTTTCATCATTTACTACTTGGATAGAAGGAATTTCTTTTTCATCATTTGTTATTTGCACAGAAGGAATTTCTTGTTCTGACTGTCCACCAATAACAAAATCATATCTTCTTCCACAAAAGCTTAAATTTATCACTGTGTGTTCTGAAGATTCTATACCAATTGCTCTGCCTGTTCTCTTGTTTTTTAACATAACAACTTCTGTTTCCTCTAATTTATAATCTGCCTCATTGCCGCTAACATATAAATTTATAAAATTAACATTTTTAGTTGCCCGAATTAATGTAGATGCACGAAATGTTGATGCAAAAACATTTATTTCTGGATAATCTACCAAAACCTGTTTATAATATGAATCCCTTTCTAAAACTAAACCTCCTAAATCACTTCTTGCACTTCTTGACAAACAAGAAAATACTGTTCTTCCATCAGATGCAGGATTTGCAACGAATTGGTCTAAATTTAAATTAAATGTTAAATCTTCATCATTATTAGGTGTTAAATCTAAATCGCAACCATCTGGTGCCCAAACTGTTTCAGTTAATCCCCACTCTGCATAATAAGCGTTTTTTACTTGTTTAACATCATATAAAAATTGCAATGCTAATAAATCAATAGACATTGGTCCAAAAGGATAAGAATTTGCTTCCCAATCAACCGCAGGGTATTTTTGTATGTATAATTGTTGAGGTTGGTCTGATAAGATTGTTACCCAAATGTTGTTCATATTATACATACCTCTGTTAGAATATTCATCTAATGTGCTAACACTTGGTATTGCTTTAGAAATTGAACCATCTTCATGGCAATCTTTAAATCCTAAAATTTTAATTGCACTTGCCATCACTATCATATTCCAGTAAGATCCATTTTGTAAATTATCATCATTGTCTATTCCAGAATATAAAACAACTTGTTTACCTTGTAATACTGTCGGGAATAAATCTAAATCATATGGAGCAGTAGTTGTATAATAATATTCTAAATAATCTGGTGTGTTTCCTATAATTACATCGGCATCTTTTAATGATTCAGCTATTTCTACTGGTTTTCCTAATAAATCAAACACTTTTTCCCAAATAATTTTAACATGTGATTTTTGTTCATCTGTAAATCCTCTAATTACTACGAATTTATTGGTAAGAAATGTAAAAAGGGGTGATGTATCACAAGCGAAATAAATGCTTATTTTATCAAATGCTTCTAAATTAAGATAGGAAATGTCTAATAAAGATTTAATGTAAAGATTTAACTTAGCAATATCTTCTTCTTTTAAATATTTAACTTTGCTAATTGCTCCTTTTTTTTTGGTAACTGCTGTATCAATGGATATGTTGTTATCTGAACAGTAAGATTTTTTATTTTTTAATGATTGCCTCATTGACAAACAAGGTTTCCTTCTTATATTACCCATATTTAAAGCAAACATTTTTTATAGGAATAAATGGAAAAAACACAATTTATAGAAAAAGATGGTGTAAAAATAGGAATGTTAAAATATGTAGAAACAAACACGATAACTATTACATATTTTTCCGTTTATGAACAATATCGGGGTAATAAAATTGGTCAACAATTTCTTAAAGAGTGGATAAATGCACAAACTAAAGACATTCATTTACGTGCATTTGGCACAATTGGTAAAGAACAGAAACTTTACCAATATTATGAACAATTAGGATTTGTAAAAACAGGTAAACAATATATAGATAGTTCACCAAGAAGTGATTTTATTGTTCAATCTTACACACGTTTTGCGACACCTTCAGCAACTGTAGTGTAAGGTAAAAATGGGTCTGGAACAACAAGTTCGCCAACTTTACCATAAAAAGAAAAGCCGTGTTCATTGTTTGTAAATTTTAATTTGCAGCATTTTTCTAAAGAAGCAGTTAAATCTTGGTTAACAATAAATTTAAATTCTGCTTCTGGACCAAAACCAGATATTGTACTATTCCATGTACCAGACCCAATTAAATTGTAAACAGTTTTACCGCATTTTTTGTGAACTAATCCGGTACCAATAACAGTAAATTGTTCCGCATTTGGACCAATATCAAATGTTACATTATTTTGCCATTTTACTTTATTACTACCTAAAGATTCAATGGTGATATCATAGTTAACTTTTACGATTCTGTAAATTTGTTTACCATCTACTGGGGAAACGTAAGATACAGAAGCGTCTACATTTTCAGATCTAAATGTAGTCATAATATATAACAAAGAAAAAAAATTAAGCAGCTCCTATTGGTGGTTCATGTTCAGGTTCATCTTGCAATTGCTGCCTTCTTGGTGAACGAGCCATAATAAAATTTTCCACGCTATTTACTCTATGTATTGCATCTCTGCTCATTGCTCTTATTTCTTCAATGGGATGTATACGCATAATATAAAATGCAGATAACATAATAAAAATATGCCACATTGTATGTGTTGCCCAATAAGGCAATGAATCATTATAATATTTAATATGGAAACAACCAAAACCTGATATTGCAAAGATTCCACCTTTAATTAAATTTTTAGTTCTAAATCGTGGACAAGTTTTACGGAAAAGGAAAATACCAAAAACCATTGTAAAACAAACACCAGCTATACTTAATTCCTTGCTAATATCCCAAGATCCATAGCTTAACATAAAAACACTAAAAGTTCCTAAAATAATGTGAGGGATACCCTTGTATTTGTCTTTTATTTTTGCAGTGTAAACTGATAGAGTAATCATTACAAGAATTGCTGCATAAAAATCAATAAATTTAAATGCTCTCCACAGTTGGTTGTGATTATTAATATAATAAGTAGTGTCCAATCCATGATAGGTCATACTGATGGTCATAGATTGGAAGAAAATCCAAGCTTCAAGGAATAGTTTATTTTTTACGCTAAAATTGATTGCTAAGAGCATAGATAAATTAGAGAAAATCAGAAAAAAATCGCTCCATTCCATTACATTAAAACTATTTATTGTAAAAGTTTTAATTAAGATACACGGGCAGTGAATGCTTCGGGGTCAGTTGCACCAGCACAGCGAGACACGAATTTTGCAACATAGTTGGAGGGAGCACCAACAGTAGATGAAGTACGGGAAGCAATAGCATAGCCACCATTAGCGTATTTAGATTTCCAGAATTCTGGGACACCTTTTGAGGCATCTACTCCTAAATGGTAGTCGATTGCTAATTGGAATTCAAGTCTAGAGTTGTGATTTTCAACTTCTGCAGATTCAGCAAAGGTCAATGTATTATCGAAGATGTACTTTCCATCAGATTTGGCGAATACAACTCTGGAATTTGGAGAGCCAAGAGCAACTAATTTAGCATCTACTAAAACCTTTAAGGCATCATAGTTTGCTTCAGTGTCTTCAGCAACGAGTTTGCGGACGGCGGTTACAATGGCACAGTCTTTTAAAAGTTGTTTAATGACATTGTAGTTACCAATGTAGTCTCTGCATTTGGGACAATCATAGCAGGGCATTATACTATATAAAAGAAAAAAAATATTTCTAAAGTTTTTAATAAATATTTGGGACTAATCTATATTTCTAAAGTTTTTAATAAATATTTGGGACTAATCTATATTTCTAAAGTTTTTAATAAATATTTGGGATTAATCTATACTTTACTTTTTCACAATATTTTGTCCAATATTCCCCATATTTATTTTTGCATTTTTCTTCATCTCTGTAAATTCTATGCACCAATAATGCAATAATATAAGCAAAATATGCAAAAGGTCCCATACCCAATTGATATCCAACTGCAGACCAGCATCCGCTTAATCCGATTTCATATGTATAATTCATGTGTCTACTTTTACCCCACCAACCGCTTGTTAACAATTTTCCTTTCTTTTTTTCTCCATCTTTTTGATATTCCACTTCTAAGTATTCCGCTGGTTTTCCCCAGATTTTTACATTATTATCTGCTTTAAACGCTTCTTTTTCTTCATCCACTTTATAATTCATCCATATAAACCACAAACCCAGCATAAAAATCAGTCCACCTGTTAAGAAGGAAATATTTGCCGGATTGTTGGCTAAGTAATAACAAGTAAATGTATAAAATGCCGGAACAAATACTAAACAACCCCAACAGATGTAGTAACCAGCACGGTCTAATGTAATATCAAGTGTGTTAAAGTAACCGGTTTCCCACCAGAAAAATTTGGCAATATAAATAGTTTGTAAAACAACAGTAACCCACATAGCAATATTAAATCCACCAGTGTTGTAAGAGAAAAAAGCAAAAATTAGTATAATAACTTGCCAAGCAATCATACCGAATCTGCAATTAGTCCATTGTTTAACATCTACACCGCCAATTCTGGGATGGAATTTCATTCCTCTGTAAAAGCGGAACAATCCAGAGTAGCCTTTAGCATCATCTTCTTCTTTACCATAGTAATCATTTTTATGTTTAAAGTATAAATATGCGACAAATAATAGGCCGAAAATGTTAAAAGTCATTAAAATTGGAATAAAGTTTTCCGTGAATTTCTGTGGTAATTCCCGCCATTTTAAGCAAACAAAGACAACAGCAATGCAAGTGCAAAGCCAGAACATGAAGCCGTTGCCTTGGTATTTTGGTGTATATCCGTCAACATTGGTAGGGCCAGTAAAGTTTTGTGGGAATAATCTTAAACTTAAATATCCCCAGAGAAGAAAGACAAGTAATGTTATGATTGAGAAGAGATTAGGCCAGATTTTGCTGGAGACTGTTGTGCTTCTTTTTAAGACAAAGAATAGGACAAGTGGGATGATTACAACAAATAATATTGGAGCAAAATAATTTTTAAATGGAGAGATTTGTTCCATGTAATTAAGATTAATTTTTTAAAATATTTATAAAACCGCTCTGCCAACATTTTCTGACCAATCTTGTTCAGGTCTATCAATTTTACTGTTTCTTTCTACGGCTCCTTTAAGTACAAAAGATTCAACATTAGAATCTTCAAATTCACGTAACAATGCTAAAGTATCTTTAGGGAAACAAGTGCCACCAAATCCTTTTTTACCATCATGTCCGGGCACTGTTGAATGAGATGCACCAATTCGTTCGTCTAATGTCGCAAGATTGCGGACATTTTCGTAGTTGATGTTTTTACTTTCACATAAAGATGCGATTTCGTTGCAGAAACTGACTTTCATTGCTAAAAAACAGTTTCGGAAGTATTTTATCATTTCTGCTTCAGAATTGGAAACAAAATGCAGAACATCGCTGTCTATTTTACCAGATTGGTGAGCATTTTTAAAGATTGTAGAAATTGTTTTTTTAAATTGTTCATCATTAGATTTGCCAAGTAAACCGAAAATCCAGTTTTTGCAAGTTTTAAAGTCATTAGCCCAGTTTTTTTCAGTTAAAAATTCTGGCATAAAATAGCAACCTAATCGGTCAGATGTATTTGGTAATACAGTAGACCTTATAACAATAAATGTTTTGTTAGTATTAATAACTTTTTGCAATTGAGAGACAACGGATTCAACAATACCTAAATGATTTCTGCCAGTGTTATCCATAGGAGTAGGAACACTAATGAAGATGATGTTACAAATTGCTAAAGATTCTAAAGTTGTACCTTCTGGGTAACATTTAGAAGGGTCAATGTCGTAGATTATTAGGTTGTTGTGATTACATTTAAGGATTTGTGTAGCTTGACCGACAAAACCGTTTCCAATAATACCAATGTTCATAATTGGTAATAATTAAAAAAAATTATTTTAATAACGAGGGGTTATTTTCAAGAAATTCCAGAACATCATCAAGTGTAAAATTAGGGTTATTTGGATAAAGTGTAGCAAATATTGTAGAAATTAATTCAAAGTCTTTTTGTGTATCTAAACTAAGATGTAATTTATCAAGTTCTATGTTGTAAATCCTTTTAAGTAAATATTTGTGTTGATATTGTGAATATTTTTTAATAATATAAGGAGTAACATGTTCTTTTTCTTGTTGTTCTTTAGCATTAAAGTAAGCTTCTTTTAAAACATCAAATGTAAAAACTTCGCCATTGAATCCGTCAGGGAACATATGGTTACCGAAATATTTGGGACCAATGTATTTTTCTTTTTTATTTTTAAATGTTCTAATAAGGTGGTCAATATAATGAGGGTCAACAAGTGGACAGTCACTGGTAACTCTAACAATGATATCAGATTGGCATATAAGAGCAGTCTGGTAGTATCTTTCTAAAACATTTTGTTGACTTCCTCTAAAACATTTAATACCATTTTGTGCACAATAATTGGAAATGATGTCATCTTCTTCTAATGTAGATGTGCAGAAAATGACATCATCAGCTTCTTGGCACCGTTTAAGACGGTCATAATCATGTTGAAGAACGATTTTATCTTGTATTTTTTTCATAACTTTTTGTGGGAGTCTGGTGGAACCCATTCTTGCTTGAATAATGATGTGTGTTTTCATATTATAAGCAATTATTTTTTACTTTAGGTAGGAACTTTTGTTTTTCTTTTTCATCTTTAAAATAGTAAGTAGTTAAAGACATTCTTTCACCTTCTTCAATTATGTTTCCACGATGAATATTGCTGGTATCAACTAAAATTACATCACCGGCATTACCTGTTATGTTAGCAATTTCTTTTGTTTTTAAGATTTCTTGTAATTGTTCATTGTTAATTCTTCTTCCATAATTGTCTCCTAAATCGGCGACAGTGGAATTAGGGATGAATTGGAAATTTCCATTTTTAATGGAACAGTCGGTTAGGTAGCAGATAGCTTTGACTTGTTTAATGAGGGAATCTCTGTGCCAATCACCGCCGGAATTGAGTGGAATATTTTTATCTTTAACTAATTTACCTAGAAGGCATGTTCCAGATATTATAGGAATATTGGAGTATTGACGAAGAATTTTAAGTAAATTTGGGTCATTAAAGTAGTTGTTAACATTTTTAGAAACTTTTTCAGTACCATATATTCTGTAATCTCCGCCCATACCTTCAGATTGAGTATTGGCAACTTTATCTTTGTTATTTTTTAATATAATATTCATTTCATTGATGATTTCTTTGCATTTTTCATTAGAAAAGTAATTTTTAATGATAAAAAATCCTTTTGATTCAAGTTCAGAGAGAATATATTTTTCATCCATTAAAAAATATAATAAAAAATAAAATAGGATTTAACAAAAATCAAGAAAATCAATTATTTTTTCAAGAAATAATTTAGTGTTTGGATTTGGAAAATATGTTGGATGTGTTCCAACTCCGTTAAAAAGAAAAAGTGATACATATCTATTTAATTTTTTATTTTTATTTAAGAAATTTAATAATCTTTTATAATAAGCTAATTTTCTAGATTCAACTTGCAGGTGATTATCATTTAAATTGTTAAAAATTAATATTTTTTTTGGAGTATTTGTTAATAATATATTTTCAATTTGATTTTTAGAATATATTAATTTGTCATTATTTTTTTTTAATTCATCTATAAGTTGGGGAAAATATGAATAATTTTCTAAATATAATTGGCTGTTTCCAACTATTGCATATTGATTAAACAAACATGCATATTTTATTGAAGGAAATCCTCCACCAGATGAACCAAAAAAATATAGTTTTTCATATTTATTATTAAAATAAGATATAATTTCTTGATAAATATTTTCATTATTAATTTTATTAGTAGAAAGATACCAAGAAAGTACAATATTTTCATACTTTAATGGTAAAACATCACATATTGATAAAACATTAATGTTATTAAAATCGTAATTGTATCCTCTAAATAATATTTCATGATTTGAATTAGCGCCATGAAATCCAATTAATAATTTTTTTGCATTTTTGTTGTTAATTTTATAATAAAAGTTAACATTATTAAATAAATAATAGTTGTTATTATCTTTATGTAAATTAACGTCAACAAGATTTTCTATTTTAATTTCTTTAAAATTATAATTCATAAAAATAAAGAGAATTTAATTTATATTAATTAACTATTTTTCCATTAATAGAGAATATTTTTGTTTTTGAAGCTACAATTGATAAAAATTTAATATTATTTGGAAATAAATTTGTATTTTTCCATTTTAATTCAATTATTCCATTTTTTTTATAAATTTTTTGGAAATTAGAAAAAGAAAATCCATCAATAATTTTTTGATTTTCATCTAATAATTCAGCCTCTAAAAATCCTTTACTTCCTATAATTACATCAATTAATATTTTATCAACAAAATTAATATTTTTAAAAATTACGTTTTTAGTTTCTAAAAATTTTATAAATGTAAATCTGTTTTTTTCCATTCTAAAAACTTGATAATGACCAGAATAATAATTAATAAAATAAAAATAGAAATAATTTTTAATAATAATCGGAGCAGCTGTAACAATCCAAACTACATGATAAGGAAAACTAATAATATTGCCCAAATCAATCCAATTTACAGCATCTTTTGAGATAAGAAGATGAAAATGCCATAATTCTCCTTCAATTTTTCCTTTATTATTATCGGTTGAATATCTAGATTTTCTATTATGTATTGGAATTATACCAATAAATTGATTTATACCATCTAATTTGAAAAAGTTAGGGATATATAAATTAAAAAGATAATGATCTTTAATAGAATCAATATTGATAAGTTGATAAGGACTCCAATTGATAAGATTTTTTGATTTAGCGTATTGAATATATCTAACCATATCATTTAAATTTGCTCTTACATAAATATAATAATGATTGTCAAAAGGATTAAAAAGTAATGATAGTTGAGAATCATATGTTGAGAAACCAGTATTTCTAGTTAATTTAATATTTCTTTTTATTTTTATTTTTTTTGGAGCAAATCTTCCATCATTTCTACCATTATGAAGTCCAGAAAGTATAGGTAATTGATTATTTAAATGTTGGAAATTATTGTTATTTGGATAATATTTAAATAGTTGAATTCCATTAAAATTAATTGGATTTTGTTTATAAGGGCTAAAAATTTTTGTGTAATGTTTTGAATCAATATTTTTATTTTTATTTTCAATTAATAAATTATTAGATAAATCAAGGTTATAATTTTTATTCATTAGATTTAAATGTGTTATTCCTCCTGATTGTCCTCCAATTGCAAAAAATTTGTTATTATTGTTTAAGATAAAAAGATTATGTGATGCAGAACCAAGAATAATTTGAGTATTTAATAATTTCGGCTGTAATTGTTGGTTAATATTTAAAATTTCATAAACTTCATTAGCAGGAGGACATCTTATTGTATTTGTTCTGTAAAAAATATTATAGTTGTTGTTAATTTTTAAGAAAAAAGGATAAACCATACTATTACGAGGGAATTTTCCATTTTTTACATTTTTAAATAAATTTATATTAATTTTTTCATTACATATTTTTTGATTTAATATATTCATAAAATATAGGAGTTTATTATTTATTAAAAAAAAATTTTTAATAATATGGAGAAAATTGGAATAATTGGTTTAGGATTTGTTGGGTCTGCTATGTTAAATTCCTTTAAATTAAAAAAATGTAATATAAGTAGTATTTACGATAAATATAAAAATGGAGGAATTGGAAAAATGGAAGAATTATTAAATTGTGATATAATTTTTTCAGCTTTACCAACAGTTTATAATGATAATATAAAGAAATATGATTTAGAACCAATAAGAGAAACATTAAAATATTTAAATGAGAATAATTATTTGGGTATTTTTGTTTGTAAATCAACGGTTGAACCAAAAACTTGTGAATCATTGTCTAAAGAATATGGAATAAAAATAATTCACAATCCTGAATTTTTAACTGCAAGAACTGCTTTTGAAGATTTTGATAATCAAGAGCATATTGTTTTAGGCTCTACAAGTTTAATGGATAAAAAATCGGTTGGGATTGTTTATAATTTTTATAGAAATTACTGGCCTAAAGCGGAAATTAGTTTATGTACATCAGATGAGAGTGAATCAATGAAGTTGTTTTGTAATTGTTTTTATGCGACTAAGATACAGTTTTTTAATGAATTATTTTTGTTATGCCAGAGTTGTAATGTAGATTATAATAAAACAGTTGAATTAATGTTAAAAAATAAATGGATAAATCCAATGCATACAAAAGTTCCAGGACCAGATGGAAAATTAAGTTATGGTGGATTATGTTTTCCAAAAGATACAAATTCATTGTATAATATGATGAAAAGGGAAATGATACCTTGTAATGTGTTGGAGGCAGTTATAGAAGAGAGGAATAAAATGCGAGAAGATAAAGATAATTGTGTTTTTGTTAAAAAATAATATTGTTAAAGATTTTATGTTTATATTATCTTTGCCAAATAGAAATAAGAAAGGAATAGTTATTTTTAATCATAAAGAGATGTTAAGAAATAATAAATTTAATGAATTAAATTATTTAAAAAATAAATGGAGAATTGGTTTAAATATAGGAGGTTTTTTTGGTAATAAAGAAACAAAAACACTTAAAAAATCTCAATATTTTTTTGATTTTTATTTGTCATCTTATAAAATAAATAATGATTGTATTTATACACATTTGTGTAATTCTAATTTTTTACAAGGTTTTAACTTAGAAGAAATTAAAAAAGAAAAAATTGCAGAAAATTTTGATGTTAATATTGTAAATTTTTTAACCAAATACAATTTAGAAAAACCAATAGATTTATTAGTTGTTATGAGAAACGATCCTTGTAAAAATTTAGATAAATTATTAGTCGAAATTGAGAGAAGTTATCAAGATGATTTTGTTGTTTTTATTCATTGTCATTTGCAGAAAAATAGTCCAGAAATTACTATTGATAAGTACAATAAAATAAGAAATAATTTTAAAAATTTATTTATAAAATTTTATGAAAATAAAGAAAATAATTTTTCAATAAATCAGATGAATATTTTATACAATTTATCGAAATTTTCTTATAATTATGTTATAAATGAGGGACCTTGTAAAATGATACAAGAAAGTATGTTAGGAGGGTGTATTCCTTTAATAAATAATGAAATGAATGGAGGATTTAAGAAACATTATTTTGATTGGAACACTGGGGATGTTAAAATATTTTTAGAAAATTTTAATAAAAACTTTATAGAAAACTTATACAGAAATTATGATACTGACAAAGTTGCAAAATATGCATATAAAAATTTTAGTTTTAACAAAAATATTGATAAATTAAGAAAAATATTAAAAATTATTTATGATGATGAAGAAATAAAATTTGTAAATTTAGAAAATATAGCATTAAAATTACCTTCGCATGCAAAACAAAAAGAATTGGAATTATTTTATAATAGAAGTTCACTGTCTCTGGATTTTTTTAACAATAAAGATATAATAAATGTATTGAATTATTATAATTTGCAAGAAGAAAGAATTATATTATTTATACCATTTTATAATTATGGTAATTTATTATTAGATTGTTTAAATTCTATTAAAAGACAAACATTTAAAAATGTAATTTATGTTATTTTAAATGATGGTTCTGAAGTGGAAAATAGCAAAATTGCAGAAAAATGGATACAAAAAAATAAAGAAAAATGTATATATTATTTAAAATTTAACGAGAATAGAGGAGTTGGTTTTTCTAAATATTTTGGAATGAATTTTATAAATAGTAACTTTAATAATAATGATATTGTTTTAATAGTTGATGGTGATGATTACTTAACAGATAAAACAATTTTAGATAAAATAAATACCATTTATAGACAAAATAGTGAAGTAATGTGGACAATTGGTGGATATGAAGGTGTAGAAAATTTTTCATTTGATTTATTATTAAATTTTGAGAATAAGAGAAATAAAAATTACCAGATACCAGCGCCAAGAAGTTTTAGAAAAAGTTGTTTAAGAAATATTATTTATCAGAATTTTTATATTCCAGAGAAAGGAGACTTTATAAATAAAAAATCAGATAAATTGTTAGTTTGGCCAATAACAACAAGATATAATAATAATGGTGTATTTATAAATAGTAAATTTTATGAATATGTAAAAACAGACAATTCATTATGTGATTTAAAAAATATAAATAAAAAAATAGATGAAAAAACTAAGGATATTTTATATCATTCAGAAATAAAATTTAGGAATATGATATATAAAGATGGTGAATTAGGAGAAAATATATTTTTAAATAATATAAGAAATAAAAAAATAATATTGGTAGGAAACAGACCATTAGATAAAGATTATTCACAATATATTGATGAACATGATATTGTAATTAGATTTAATTTATGTTTAGGGGATAAAAGAAGTGGAAGGAAAACAGATTATTTGTTTGTGAATAATGGAATAATGAAGATGTTAAATGGAGAAAGATGGAGTAAAGAGTTTTTGTTTGAGAAAAAGACTTTGAATAATGTAAAAAAATTTTACAGTAAAAATCATAAAAATGTTATAATTAGGACGCAATATTATAATCGAGAGCAATTTAATAATTTAGAAGAAAAATTTACATTAATTAATGGATTATCTAATATTTATTTAAATGATTATATGTTGTTATTAATGTTAAATAAAAAATACAATTTGCAAATTGATGAAAGAGAATTGGAAAACTTATTTACAAATAAGAGATATTTATCAGTTGGAGCATTTTTAATGTTTTGGCTATCATTAAACAATATAGAATATAAAAGTATTGGATTTTATGAATTAGAAGATAAGGAATATATTAGATCATATCAAGAACAATGTAAAATTAAAGAATTGGATGATAAGATATATGAAATAACTGATCATGATATGATTTTAGAAGCAAAAATAAGAAATAAAATTCAATTTTTATGATTTTTAGAAATATTTTCTAATAAACTTTTATCTATTTTTATAATATTTATTTTTTTTAATTCATTGTCATGTATTAATAATAGATAATCATTATCTTTTAATATTAATTCACCAGAAATGACCCATTGTTTATGGTAAAAAATATTAGTTATATTTTTTTTTAAAAACCATTCTTCTCCATCAATAGAATAATACAGGTTAACAGAGATAGGAATATTTTTATTTATATTAACATCATTAATTTTATCTTGACTTTCTGAAATACAGAGTACACCAAAAAAACCTTTAATATTTTCTAATTTAAAAAAGTTGGGTTGATAAATATTTATATTGTTAAGGTCTGGTTGTGGATTTAATTTTAATAATTTAAACCCATCCCATTTTTTAAGATCTTCAGAAGTGGAATATTGAATGTATCTAATACATCTTTCTAAATTAGCTCTACAAAATAATATATATTTATTTTTATTGTAAATTATTGAATTAGTGCTATCAAAAACACTTAATCCAAATTTAGTTTTGTCAGGATGTGTACCATAATATCCATCATGTCTATTATTTTCGATACCAGTTATAATCTTTGTGGCAACATAATTTTTAATGTTTTTATAGTTTAATTCATTTAAATTAAATTCAAATAAATAAAGACCATTTGCATAAAAATTACAATGAACATAGGGATTTATTATCCATTTATTTCTTTTATTAATATAATTATCTTGAAAAAAACTTGGGTTTTCTTTCCATGAAATAATGTTATTTTTATTTTTTAAGAAAGACCTGTATTTATTATCAGTATAGAATGGATGTCTTAATCTTAATGAACCTAAATGTTGTCCTCCAATAGCAAAAAGTTTATTATTAATATTAAAAAATTGTATATTATGATTTGCATTTTCAAAATCAATATTAATATTTAATTGTTTAATATTAAAAAGTTTATCTATTTTAAAGAAAATTACATTTTCATTGGATTCTTCAGGATAAACTGATAAATTTTTATTTTTTCTAAATTGTAAGAAATAATTATTATTTATTTTTATAGTTTTACCATAATAACAGTTATAATTAATATACATATAAATAATATTATAATATTTATATTATTATAATGAATTTTAATATATTAAATATTAATGAGGTAATTAATATAAAGGAAGTAAAAAAATTTTTTTTTATAAACAATTTAAAATTTTATAAAGAATTTAATTTAGAAAATAAAATATATTATCCATTTATTTTAAACCATAATAATACTAATTATTTATATTTTAGAGAAAATAGCAACATTGAATTAACAAAAAGGTTTATAATTAATGATGATTTATCAGTTTTATTAGATAAAAGTTTTTCAAATAATTTATATAAAGCATCACATAACTTAAATTTATTTAAGCATGAAAATAAAATTTATGGAATAGGAGGACAACATTGCTCCCAATTATTAAGGAAATATTATTTAGAATTTAATGCAAAATTTTTTAGAAAAAAATACTTTATTTTATCTAAAGATTATAATATTACATATAAAGGATATGAAAGAATTTTTAATCCATCTATAAAAAATAAACTTCATGCAAATGGATTACATTTATTTGAATTAAAAAAAAATAAAATAATAAATATAAATGATAATTTACCAATTATATCCGGAATAAAAGCAGGAAGATGTGATTTAGCATATGGCGAACATCATTATGATGAAAATAAAAACTTTGAAGGTGGATTATCTGTTTTTGATAGTATATCAAGTATAATATATAATAATTCTGAAAAAAAATTTTATTTATACTTACGTTCTAATTTATCAAGAGGAGTTAGATTTATTCAATATTCAACATCTGATGACTTAATAAATTGGTCTGATTTACAAAGAATAACTATAAACGGTAAAAATATTATGTTAAATTATTCATTCTATAATCCAAATTTTTTTGAACAAGAAGGAATCATTAATAAAATAGGAATATTGAATGAAAATATAAGAAAAATAATAAATAAACCGAAAAGTATTTCATTTTTTTCTAATTTAAAAGTTATAATATCTAATGATTTTAAAAATTGGATAGAATTAGGAAATATAGGAAAATTAATATATCATAATGAATGGCTTGTAAATAATAGTCCTTTAAAAAAAAATAATTGTTTTTATTTTTATATCATGAATAATTTAGAAAATAAATTAAAAGTTTTATATTTGGATAATGAATGTTATTCATATTTTTATTCTGACAGACCATTATTAATAAATTTTAATAAAAAAAAAATTAAAGAAAAAATTTATATAAAATATAAATTAGAAAAAGAAGGTTATATAAATTGTAGATTAAAAAAATTAAAAAATGATGAAAATATAATTTATTCATTTGATAATTTTAATAAAATTACTTATAATAATGATAATATAAATGAAACAGAATTAGTATGGAATATTCCTATAGAAAATTCAATTTATTATATAGATATAGAAATATTTAAATGTAAACTAATTGGAATTAGTTAATATATTTTTTATTAATTAAATAATCACAAAAATCTCTAACTGCTCCTTCTCCACCATTTTTACAACTAATAAATTTACATACTTTTTTTACATCATCTATCGCATCTAAGGGACACCCTGATATATTAACTTTTTTTAATAATTCTATGTCTGGTAAATCATCACCCATATACGCACATTCATCAAAAGAAATATTAAGTTCTTTTATCCATTTTTCCATAGTTTCTTTTTTATTAAAGCTACCATATTCATAAAAGTTAATTCTTGTTATTATATGTTCTATATTTTTTATGACATCATTGGTATCTCTTGTAATTATACCAATTTTTATATTTTTTTCTTTAAGAATTGATAAACTATATGTATCTTTACTATTATAACTTTTAATTATATTTTCATTAATTATGTAAGTTTTTCCATCAGTAAAAACTCCATCAAAGTCAAAAACAACCAGTTTTATTTTCTTATCTTCAATATATTTACCACAATATTTTTTCTGTAAATAATTTAAATCTTCTTCAGTGTTTAACGAGATTTCATTATATTCAACAGTTGGAAAACTTAAAATTTTTCCTCCATTTTCAATAATTGATAATTGCTCACAATCTTCCTCATCTTGTAAATTTGAATTAATTAAATTAGTATATTCATAAATTTTATCTCTTTTCCAGCAGTAAATACCAGTAAAAGTTTTATATGTTATTTTATCATTAATTTCTCCATTTTTATTCCATGGAATAATGTTCCTAGAATAATAAATAATTTCATTATTTTTATTTGTAATGCATTTTAAACTTCCCGTTGATTTTAAATATTCAATAGAATTATTTGTTTCATGTAAAGTTGTGTAATAAAAATCAGTTTCTTTTGAGTTAAGATGTTTATTTATACAAAAATCTATATTTTCTGTTGAAACAAAAGGCTCATCTGCCTGAATATTAACAATGTTTTTGTAATAATTACTAACATTTTTTAAATTATCAGCTATTCTTAATGTTCCATTTTTGTAATATGAATTATTTAGAATAACATGTACGCCATCTTCATTTTTTAATTCATTTTTTATTAGTTCTGAATCAGTAAAAACAAAAATATTATTGTTAAAATAATTTGATTTTTTTATTTTATTTATAGTTAAAGATATACATGATTTATTGTTAAAATTTATTAGTAATTTATTATTTAGTCTTGTTGAGTTTAGCCTTGCTGGAACACAAAAACAAATTCCATAAAATAAGTTAATTTTTAAAAATTTATTAAAATAACCTGAAAAATTAATAATATCTCCTCCAATTGATTCTTCAAGTAATTTTTGTTTTTCATATTCATATTCATTATCAAAGTATTTATCATCATTAAGTTTTTTTAATATATTGGTTAAATCATTCTCTGAACTTGCTATTAAAAGTTTTTCGTATTTATTTTTTAGATTAAATTTATTACTTTCGTTAAGATATTGAACTAAGATTGTTTTATTATTAACAAGAAGTGATTCAAGAAATGTTGTTCCTCCTTCAATAACAAAAACAAATTCTGAATTAAAATAATTGTAAATAAAATCATTTTCTGAATCTATAAATTCAATTTCAATATTATTATTATTTAAATAAGATTTTAGTAAATTTAATCCTTTAATTCTTAATTTTTCATTAAAATTTTTTTTTTCTTTAAAAAATATTTTTTTTATATCTATATCATCAATATATTTAAATAAATTTTTGTATGCTAAGTAATCTTTGGATATAGAAAAATTTACATTTTTAAAGCCATTTACTATTAGTAAATGTTTATTTCTTATTTTAATATTTTTTTTTATTTTTAATAAATTATCTAATTGAGGTAATGATGTAGTTTTAAATAAATTATGTTGATTATCACTTTTTAATCTTAATAAATTATTGAAATTATTACACATATAAAAAGTTGGTATATTTAAATAAACGTTACTTACATCATCAACATATTTTAATCCATGGTCTATAAATATAATTTTATCAATATTAACTTTTTCTAATTTATAATAATTTAATTTAAATGTTTCAGTTAATATAATAAAATTATAAGTGTCCACAAAATCAGCATCTATTTTATCATAATATATAATTTTATTTTTTTCTTCTTCTGTTAGAAATTTTAAAAAATTTTTATCTTTTAAATCAATTGGAATATAGTAATTTATATTAAATTTAATATTAGTTAAAATATTTCTTAAAAAACAATACCGATTATTTGTAAAAATTTGTAGTATTTTCATATTATTATTTATATTATTATTTTTTAATAAATAAATAAACTCATCATTAAAGTCTTTAATGCTTTTTTGTCCTATTTTATTATTAATGTATTTTATTTTTTCATGTTTATATTCCTTAGAACTAAAATAAAAATTATTATTAATTTTTTCTTTTATGATTTCATTTAAGTCATCATAACTTTCAGCAATTAACAAGTAATTGTATTTTTCTTTTATTTTTACTTCATTAAAAATTTCTATTAATATTGTATTATTATTCACTATTAAAGATTCAAAGTATCCTGTTCCATTTTCTAAAATAATTGTTAAATATGAATCATAATATTTATATATTAAATCATTATTATTATCAATAATTTTTGTATTTTTAAAAATATTTTTAATTATTGACTTACTTTTTTCTTTAATAAATATTTTTTTATATGGAAATTTTTTTATAATATAATTTATAAATTTACTTATTTCTTCTTCATAATTATCATTTTTTAATAAAAAAGAATATCCTAAAACGATTAATATAAAATTTTTTTCTTTATTTTTATTTTTTTTTATTTTTACTTTCTCTGTCAATAATTTATTAAATTGAGGTAAAGAATTAAATTTTACAACATTCTTTATTTTTTTTATTTTTGAATATAAATTATTACAACAAGTAATTATATATTTATAATCTTCATATTTTTTCCATCTCTCATAAATATTATTTAACATATAAATTTCTTTAAATCCATGATCAATAAATATAATTTTTGATTTATTAACTAATTTAAAATCCACAAAATAATAATCAAGATTTAATTTTTCAGATATAATTATATAATCATATTCCTCTAAATACTTGTAATAAAAAGAATCATATTCAAAATAAACTATATTTTTTTTTTCTTCACTATTAAAATAATATAAAAAACCTTTGTCTTTATGGTCTTTATTTATAAAATATGTTATTTTAAATAATTTATTATCGTGATTATTTATCAATATTCTTGAAAAATAATATTGTTTATTTTTAAATATCTGAGCAATTTTAATCATAATATTATCTATATAATATTATGATTAGAACTCTAGAATGTACTTTAAGAGATGGTGGATATATTAATAATTGGTGTTTTAGCACCAAATTAGTAAATAATTATTTTAATCTTATGGAAAAATTAAATATTGATTTTGTTGAAATTGGTTTTATAAATAATTATAATGAATACAGAAATAATTTAACTACAAATCTTAGACATCTTGATAAAAAATTTATAGAAGAAATTAAAAATAATTATTCATTTAAAACTGTAGTTATGGGAGATTATGGAAATATTAATATGGATTTATTAAAACAAAAAATTAATGTTGACCTAATAAGAATTGTTTTTCATAAAAAAGATATGGAAAATGCATTAAAAGATATTGAATATATTAAAAATTTAGGCTATAATGTTTGTGCAAATCCTATGGCTATTTCTAATTATAATAATGATGAAAGAAAACAATTATTTAATTTAATAAAAAAACATAATATAAACACTACATATTTAGTTGATTCTTTTGGAAGTTTAAATAACAATAAAATTAAGGATATATATAAAGAATTTAAAGAAAATTTAAAAAATGTTAATTTAGGAATACATTTACATAATAATATGCAGAATGCTTTTAGTAATTATGAACTATTGAAAGATGAAAATATAATTGTTGATTCAACTCTTTATGGTATGGGACGAGGAGCTGGAAATTTAAATACCGAATTAGTTTTATTTAATTTAGGAATATCAACAGAATTAAAATTTGAATTAATAGAATTTATTTTAAAATATATTAAGCCAATTTTTAAAAATAATAATTTATGGGGATATGAATTAGATTTCTTATTATCTGGAGAATTTAATGTACATCCCAATTATATTGTAAAATTAAGAGATATGAACATTAATTTAGAAATAATTATTAATATTATAAAAAATGAGATTTTTAATAATTCAAAATTAAATTTTTTTGATAATGAAATATTTAACAAAATAATTAAAGAAAATATAATTAAGGAGAATTAAAACCACTTCTTATATATTTTTTATTATAACTTTTACTGGTAAAATACCATGATTGAAAACTAAATCTTCTATATCCTTCTTCTGTTTTACCTTCCATATTATGCCAACTTGGATATTTATTTTCTTCAGGAATGTATTTATCTTCTGCATGAAAAATGATACATCTGTTAGGTTTATACCCTGCATTTTTAATAAATTTTTTATCTTTATCAAATAAATTTGTACCTAAATTTTCATGTTTTTTATCTTTTGCCAAATATAACACGATTGTTATATATTTACAAAGTGAATCATGATGAATTCTATATTCATAAATATCTCTAAAACAGTCAAGTTGTACCCATGTACCTGCATGTTTTATCTCGGATTCTAAAGAACCAATTGTTTTAAATTTATCACATATTAATGATCTTATTTCATTATTTATAATTATATCTGCATACTTTTTTTCTGATTCAATATTATCTTCAACATTAAAATATTTATCTCCATAATTATCTAAATTATAAATCATTTTTGTTACTCTATTATTTTCTTTAGGAAATTGAGAAAATGGATCTTTTGAATAAATTTTATTTATAATTTCATTATATAAATCATTTTCTAAAAAATCATCAATAATAAGATGAGGAAAAGGTTCTAAATTTATTTTTGAATTTATTATTTTTTTTTTTGTCCATTCGTATGACATATAATATATTATATAATATTATATTATATTATGATAAACACTTTTGGAGATAGTCATTCAAAAAAAGGCTATAAAAATATTACAGATATTTCTTTAAATCTTCATCATATTGGACCAATTTTATCTTATTCTTTTGGTAATGAAAATTTAAACAGAATAAATATAAGTGATGTTGTTTATAATGTTAAAGAAAATGATTATGTAATTTTTTGTCTTGGAGAAATAGATTGTAGATGTCATATTTACAAACATATCAGTTTAAATAATGATTATAAAAAAATTATTAGTAATATAACAGATAAATACATTGAAGCTGTAAATATTAATAAAAATTTATTTAAAAATATTAAAGTTGGAATTATGAGTGTTGTTCCTCCAGTGGACTCTAGTAAAATTGCTAATAATCCTAAATTTCCTTTTTTAGGAACAAATGAAGAAAGAATAAAATATACAAAATATTTTAATAAATGTTTACATAAATTATGCTTAAAAAATAATATAATATTTATAGATATTTATGATAAATACTCTAATCATACTGGACTATTTAATGATGAATTAAAAGATAAAAATGTACATATTAAAAATCCAATTTATTTAAGAGAAGAATTAATAAAAAAATTTAATTTAAAAATTTAATACATCCATGTCATTCTTTTTACATCCACTAAATTGTTACAGCTCTCCAGTGCTGTAACAATTTTTTTAAGTTTTCTTTCTTTAAAAAAAAATCAGAAAAAGATAATTAAATCAGTTTTTTTTGTGGTTTAAGAAGGAGGCCCTTAATAATTATATTATTATTTTCCAATTACATTTTAAGAAATAATTATTTTAAATGGATAATTAATCTATCTGTTTCTGTTCTTTTAGACGGCGCATGATATAATTTTTCATCTCTTTGTTTTAATAAATTTAATACTGTTTCTTTATTAATATAAGACCAATCACAAATTTTACTTTTTGTTCCAAATAATCTAAAATCATCAACAATTATTATTGCTTTATGTTTAAAATTATTAACTATTTCTGATATTTCTTCATATAAAGGAACATCTTTTTCTCCAACTTGTCCTTCATGATATGCACCATGTGCATCAAAGAAGAATACTGTTGGTTTATCCAGATTTGGTACAATATCTTTTATAATTTTTCCTGAATCACCAAAATGAAAATTTATACCAGAATCATGATATTTTTTTATATTTTCATTATAAAATTTTGAATTTACTTCAATTGTATCAACTCTTTCAAATAACTCTTTCATTAATAGTGATGTTTGAGCTTTATGTGTTCCAGTTTCTAAAAAATATGGATAATCCTTAAAAAAATTTTTAGAAAAACCTTGAATATATTTTTCAAAATAGTCTTTTGAAAGTCCAGGCATATAATTTTAATAATATTTTTTTTAATACAAATCCAGCGAAATTAAATATTCCTTTAATTCTTCTTTTCCTAAAGGATTTATCTTACTATTGTAATCCCTCTCTTCAAAATCATTCTGGAAATTTAAAAATGGTGGTCTAATATACATATATCCATCCTCTCCAAATACTAATCTCTTTGATTGCGTATCGTTAATCAATGATTCTAACATCTTTTCTCCCGGTCTTAAACCAGTATTTATAACTGGTTTATCATACTTCTCAGCAAAAATATCAATCAAATCCACAATCTTACAAGATATCAATTTTGGAATAACTATATCCCCACTTTCACCCTTTAATATTGCATGTTCTATTAAATCTACACTCTGATCCAATGTCATCACAAATCTCGTCATTTGGTCACTGGTTATTGTAAAATTCTTTATATTATCATCTTTTCCAATTTTGTGTAATTTTGGAATAATACTTCCTCTTGAATTTAATACATTGCCATAGCGAACACACACAAATTTAAAATCTTTCACCTCTTTCGCTTTTTCTATAACCAAACATTCACTTGCTGCTTTACACATTCCATAAATATTTACTGGTGAGCATGCCTTATCAGTACTAATAAAGCAGACACTTTCCAAATCTTTAAGTCTTTCCTTATTTACTTCAACGCTATCTAAAACATTCTGCGTTCCTAAAAGATTCGTTCCTATACATTCATTTGTCTCATATTCACATCTATCAATATGCTTCATTGCTGCAGCAATAATAATTATATGAGGTTGTACCCTTAAAATAGTTTGCTCTACTTTTTGTCTATCTCTTACATCTCCTATTACAAAATGCAAGTTATCTGGGCTATTAAAATTAATTTGCATGTTCCAATGTTTAGATTCATCCCTTGAATATAAATAAATTTCGTTTTTTGGCAAATATCTTTCCGTTAATTGTGTCCCTAAAGAACCTGTACCACCAAAAATCAGGAATCTTTTATTTTCCATATAATTAATTAAAATATATTTTTAAATATTTTCCTTAAAATAATAATTTACTATATATGGATAATGTCTTTTGTTTAAAATTTGTTATCGCCGTTTGTGAATTATCTATAAAAAACACACTCCTTATTAAAGATAAACAATTCTCTTTAGAATTATTTTCCGTTTTATTAAAAAAAAATATCTATGATATCTGCAATTCCGACAATGTTGCAGAAAATGCACAAGATACTATTAACAACATGCAAATTAATTACGAATTTATTGAAGAACTTGAATCATCTGAAGAATTCCAGCAGAAAATTGACATTGATTTTACTAAAATCTCCAATCCTGAATCAATGACAGATGAAGAAAGAGAACAATTCCTTAAAGATATAACATTGTTACAAAATATTGAACAAATTAATCCAGAAGATAATGCAGTTGAATTAACAATTGATATTCCTATTGCTAATATAATAAAAGAACTTAAACAACAAATGGAAAATGGAACAATATCTTCTGATTACAATCCAAGAGATATTTTAAGAGATATCAATATAATTGATGAAATCTGGGAAAATTGGACACCTTATGAACAATTTTCCATGGATGCCAAAGAAATGACTGAATATTTATTGGATAATGTTATATCTGTAGAACCTTAGTTTTTTTAACAATTACTTGTCCTAATTTTTCTGTTTTTTTTACATTGCGTCTTTGTGTGTAAATTACATTCACTTTCTTCATATTTTTTAACTTACTTCCCATTTTTACAATATTTGCACATTCTAACAATTCCATTTTTGTTACATCTCCTCCATTTGTAAACAATATTCCATGTGGAGATGCATGTCCTTCTAAATGAAACCATAAATCATTCTGGTTAGCTTCGTCTAATAATTTGTCGTTTTCTTTATCATTCTTGCCTACTTTATAGGTAAAGTTGTTTATTTCCATTTCCAACATTTTCTATAAATATATTTTTAAATTGTTCACTAATTTATGATTAATGAAAAAAATATTTTAGCATATGTCAGCGCTTACTACTTATTCTTACAAATCCCTGCATTTTCTAAAGTCCACAAACAATTATGCGGTAAACTGGGAATAAATTGGGAATTAGATTTAAGTTTTACACAATATATGAACTTTCTAATGCCATTTTTGGGATTTGTTGGGTTTATGAAACTTTTTACAAAAAATCCAGAAGGTAATAGCCAAGCATTTTCTGATAAATGGTCAATTGGTCACTTTAGTTGCGGTGTTTTAGCACAACATTTTACAAAAAATAGTGATAAAAGTTTATTGCTCCATTTAATATTTGAAATTTACGAAAAAACAGAAAGATTCTGGGTTGCTCGCCAATTTTTACCATTATCTATTAGACAACTGTTTGAATTGGAAGGATATGAAGAGGGAGATTCTTTAGAAAATTTATGTGGAGATTTCTTCTATTTTTATGCTGGTGTGTTACTTTACAATAAAATATTCTTACTTAAAGTATGAATTGTCCAATTTGTAGAAAAAAATTAAACAATGATTTCCAATATTTAGAACATTTAGAAAAAGAACATAAAAACAACAATGATTGCGGTTGTGGCAAACAGACTGGTGGAAAAATAAAAATTCCTAAGCAAAATATTTTAAAAAATAACGATATTTCTAAAAAACTTAAAAAAACTATGGAAAATGCACGTAAAAAAATTGAAAAAGTTGAAGCAAATGTTAACACAAATGCAATTGCATATGGTCTTAAAATGGACAAAAAAGATTTTAATGAAATACCACTTCCAGTTAGAGAAAAAGTAAAATCTTTACTTCTTGAAAATCAATATTTACGTGGTGTTGTTGCTGCTAATGAAAAGCAAATTAAAATAATGAAACGTCAAGTTGACAAATGTATAGATAATATTGGTGTACATTATACCATTAAGGATTAATCTTTAATTTCTCGCATTTCTAAAATATCCTTACAAGTGTCTGTTACACTAGTTGTGAATAAATCTGGTATAATTGCGTGGACTAAACCTTTTATTCCACCAATAAACATTTTTCCACTCATTCTTAATGCTATCCACATATGTTCCTTATAACTTTCATTTGTTTCTTCTAAATGTTTATACATTCTCATTAATCATCCCTAAATATTTTTAGCGATTTTCGGAAAAAATATTTTTAAAACCAACTTGCTATTGTACTTCCAACATCTCCCCAATCTACACCTGCCCAACAAGAACTACAATTACCAACATTTGTTGTTGTTCCCCCAGTAACTAATCCTCCAGCTGCTTCTGTAATACCATCTGTAGCAGTTCCAATTGCAGCACCTGCAATTCCACCTACTGAGCATCCAAATTCCCATCCAGCTCCATCAGTTAATGCTCCAGCGGCAAGACCACCAACTACACATCCTGCAGCACCACCAGCTGTACCAGCCATTGGCATACTATCAATATATATATTAGTATGATAAGTCCCACACTTAATATTCTTCTGTTCTCTTAGTAAAGATGAACGAGAATTTCCACAATTTGTGCAATCAATATTTTTAAAAACATTTGTGTTTATTTTCCATGTCATTTTTTTATTACAATTTACTTCTTCAATCGCAAATGCATAATCTTTATTATTTATTCTAAAAGATGCGGATGGGCTAAAGTTTTTATTAATCTTTTTTAAATAATTGTAAAAATTACTAAATCTTTTCGAATCTAAATGATAACTAACTCTATTATTATTTAATTCTGTCTCATTATAAACATAAACTTGAAATGCAAAAAAATTTGTTATTTTATTAAATTTGATTTTATAAATGCCTTTTTCTTTTTCATTAATAATTTTAAAATTACTACTTAAATTAAAGTCCACCTTTTGTTTTTTTATAAAATCTTTAATTTTATTTTCTACATCTTTTTGATTTGAATAGGTAGATGTAACCATTTATATAAATTATTAATAAATTTTTTTTAGCTATTTTCGGAAAAAAGAAATAAACTTGCAAAAATATGAATAACTCCTGAAATAAAAACTATTGCCCACAATTTATCATAATTGTTCAATTTTTTTACCATATATGACCCCTCCAAATGGTATCCTTTCTTTCTATAATATCCCCTTACACCCGTTCCAGAAATTACAGCAATCTTTTTATATCTATAATCTTTAGCAATCTTTTCTGCTTCTTTTAGCAGTAATGTTCCAATTCCTCTGTGTTGAGTATGTTGATGTTTGGAATTTTCAGCAACAGGAAGCAATGTTCCATATACATGCAATTCACGAATAAGAGCAGCTCCTTCCAATTCTTTAAAAATCGGTTTGGCATTAGTCAGTCTCAATCTGCAGAATCCAAATAAATATTTTTCATCTTTTGACTCATAAGATATAAAAAATTCCTTTCCTTCTTGAGCAGCATAAATTCTTACTTTCAATTCCGTCTCAACTTTCGGTGGGTTAAATCCAACCTCTCTGCAGCGAATACATTTACATCTATATCCTCTCTTCTCCATCTCTTTTGGTAACATTGACCTCAACCCCGGATTTGAATTACCAGCTGTAATATATTCATCCGGTATATCTCTTACAACTCTATTTAGTCTAATCCATGGATGCACTTTGCTCTTTACATCACATAAAACATCAACAATTGCACTGTCTCCATAAGGTTTATACTTTCCAGACTCATGCCACTGTTTAATAACAGTCCACGGCACTGTTGCACAAGGATAAATCTTCCATTGATCCACTTGCAAATTACTATCCGTTAAAACACGATTAAACATTGCTTTGTCAATTTCTGGACTGGAAAAAGGTAAATCAGGCATTAAATGAATATCAATCTTAAAACAGTTATCTTTCAACAATTTAAATGCTCGTTCTGCATCTTCAATCGTGCATTGTCTATTAATTTTCTTTAATATTCTATTATCCGTATGTTGGACACCAATTTGTAGACGTGTTACCTGCAATCTACGCAATTCTTTAATCATTTCCTCGTTAATTGTATCAGGTCTTGTCTCAATTGTAACACCAATAATACGGGTTTTTGGTTGCTCAAATTTAGAAAAGTAGTCATCAAAAATGTTCATTTTCCCTGATTGTATTTGTACTTCTTCTTCCAAAGGGAATGGTGGTCTTTTTTCGCAGCCATAAATGTTGGCTGCATAGAAAATATTTCTAATAAATTGCTCCCTATAAAGTTTAGGATAAGATTCCCATGTACCACCCAAAATCATAATTTCCAATTTATCAACTGGATGTCCCATATCCTGTAGATTGCGAACACGAGTGTTAAATTGCTTTACTTCATCAAATCCCATCTGATTTGCTCGCATCACTCCGGGTTCCTTTAGTAGATAACTGCGAGGTTGGTCAGGTTCATTTGGACAATAGTAACAGTTCCAATCACAGGAGAATTTCTGTGTTTTCAATTCTCCATCTTCCCACCATTGAGGGTAAGGTGATGTAAAAATTGTTACAACTAATACACCACTTGCACTTCTAACAGGTTTATTAATAAGTAAATGCATAAAATCGTAATTTTTTTCCAAATCTCCATTTGCCACCATTTCTCTGTAAACTCGCAATAGTTTAGGGAGTGATGGGAAAATTTTGCACTTTTTAGCATTAAGCCGAATCATTTTAAAAAGTTCTTCATTTGTTTCTGGCATAAGTTCATAAAGAATTGTTACCATTTGTTTAATTTTTTCAAATTCCCCATCATTAAATTGTATTTTTTCAATGAATTTTTGGGCAAATATGGGTAAATCCTCAATGTCTTGTACCCTTTTAGCATCAGGATTAGTTTTGTAGTCCATTTTCTACAATCTTTTAAGTTTTATATTTAAATAAATCATATTTTCTTTAACTAATAATATGGACAAACTTTTTGTAATTTCGGGAATATGTGCACATTTTGCCATTATTTATGGTGTTCATCAGTATATTACTGATAAGAAAAATAGAAATTATGCATTGCCCATTCAATTTTCTCCAATTGTTCTTCCTGATGAAGATATTTCTATACAAAAAGAGAAAGAAGAAAGAACGGAAGAGCAACAAAAAGAAGAAAAGTTGGAAGAACAACGAGAAGAGAAGGAGGATGGGCAAAGATGTCCGATTGAGCAGAAGGTGGAGGATAGATTGAGGAGGTTAAGTGATAATGATGATAATACTTGGAGTAGTTTTTTGCCAAAGTTTAATCGCCAATAATTTTTTCCATTTTTTATTTAATGGAAAAAAACACACAATATTTATTTAAAGAGTTATTAAATCTTGCCAATTCATTTATTTTTTATGATAATTTATCTTATAACCAACTTTTTCCAAATCTAAAAGAAGAAAATTTATTACAATTATCTTATGATACTTACACTAATTTATGTAAAGAAAATCACAATTTAGAAGAAGATGGAAACGAATTGTTTCATAAAACATTCCATTTTTTTTCCAAAATATCACAAAAATATGACGAAAACTCAGACCAATATATAAATCTTATGCAAATACCAAATGTAAAAAAAACAATGTACAATTTTTTCTTATATGTTGTCCATTGCTTAGATATACTCAAAAATAATACATTCATTTTATTCCTTTATTCAATCCCAAATGCTCCATTTTCTGATTTCATTGATAAACCACAACTTTGTGATAGTCTCCAATTTATTCAAAAATTAATTACTATCGCCATTAACACCATCAATATACACAAAAAAAGAATAAACATCAACAAAAAAAGAAAATATCTTTAAACATGCAACTTTTCTTTAAATGCACTTTTAGATTTATTGATAATATTGATTGCCATATTTTTGTCACCAAATCCGTCAACAATGGCGATTTTATTTTCATTATTTTTGTAGTTGCTGAAGAAGTCTTTTAAAATTAATTTTTTAACTTCGTCGACATCAGTGATATCATTTTTATCTATATACCTTATATCCACATTATTTGCAGGATATGCTAAAATTTTTGGATCACCTTCTAAGTTATCCATATCTTTTCCATCTCTCATAAGAAGAACACCAACAGGTTTTACATTAATAATGGACATAGGATAAATGGGTTGGTCATTTAAAATCATAATGTCTAAACTGTCGCCATCATCGGCAATTGTATTTTCAATATAACCGTAATTGAAGGGGTAATTGTAAGCAGATGGAAGAATTCTGTCAACACGAATCCGTGAAGATTGTTCACAGAATTCGTACTTTACTTTGGAATTTTGGGGTACTTCAATTATAGCATCTAATTCCATATTTTACCAAACAAATTAATAATTGCATATTATACGGCTTTGTCCATTTTCTTTAATAATTTCTATTTTCTCTGTTATATTATCTTTAACAGATTCTAAGTGGGTGATTAATACTGTTTTTGGGAAATAATTGGAAATAAAACCGAACAACATATCAATATTATTTAACCTTTCTGAATCAAAAGCACTTATTCCTTCATCTAAAAATAATATATTGCATTTTGGCAATTTGGCAAAATTAGATAATGTTATTTTAAAAGCAATATCCAATATAAAACTCTCCATACCTCCATGCATATATACTGACCTCTCCGCAATTGTTGTTGGAAAACTGTCCATAATCAAATCATCTTTATCAATTTTTAAAACAATTTTTCTACTAATAAATGGACTAATTATACTGTTAATCTGGTTGGCAATGGGTTCCAAATAATTTTGTAATATTCTTAAAGGTAATCCATCTTTTCCTAAACAAGACTCTAATATTTTAAGCAATTTAAATTGTTTGTTAGTTTCTTCTAATTGTTCACCAATCTCTCCAAATTTATTTATCTTTTCTTCTTCCAATGTTATTGCTTGTATTAGTTTGCCCATTTCTCCATTTAATGTTGCTGTTTTATCATCTATTTTTTTATTTGCCAATTTAATTTGTTCTATTTTACTTCTTATAGCATCATTTCTTTGTATGATTTCTTTGTTTTGTTCTATTTCTTCCAGCATATTTTGTGCAATTTGCAATTCATTTTCTATTTTTTCTTTTTCAAAATTGATTTTTTGTAATTCATTATCTTTCTGCAATAATTCCATGTTTAATTTGTTAAATTCATTTTTCTGGTTTTCTAACTTTTCTTTTTTAACATATATTTCACTATTTTTCCAGTTTTCTTCAATTATTTCCATATCACCAATTATTTTTTGCCTTTGTTCTTCAATTGCCGCATTTTTATCTTTTATCTCTTCATTTAATTGCAATAATCTTTCATATTCATCCAACAATTTAATTTCATTTTCAATCTCATTTTGTGATAATTTTTCCAATTTTTCTAAATCATAAGGATAAATATTTTTTATTTGTTGGTGTATCTCATTGTTTTTATCTATCTTATTTTGTAAATTCATTTTCCTCTCATATTCTAATTCTAATTTAGCAATTGTAGTTTCTAATAAAGGCAATTTCCCTTCTTTTTGCTCTAATTTTTGATTTATTTGCTCCAATTCTTCTTTTAATTTATTAATATTTTTTTCATCTTGAATAGTTAAAAAAATTGTTGCAATTTCTTTTTGCAATTTTTTTATTAATTGTTCTTTTTCCAATTTCTGTTTTGTTACTGGATTGGACATACAACATTCACATTTTGGATTGTATTTGTGGCTTTCCAATTTGTTTAAAACTTCCATTTCATCTTTTATTCTTCTTTCCAATTTTTCTTTTTCTTGTCTTTTTGGCAATTCTTCTTCCCATATCTCCAAACTTTTTGTATCTATATTCTCCAATTTTTTCTTAAAATTTTTTATCTTTTGTTTAACAATCTTCAGTTCTTGTTCTTTTGCTATTAATTTCTGTTTTACTTCTTTTACATCTAATTTTGTCAACATTTCTTCTTCTGTTAAATTATAAAGTTGCATTTTTAAAATATTTATCTGTTCTTTCTTAGTGGCTTCTTGTAACATCTGGTTCAATTGTTGCCTGCAATCCATTAAATCTTTGCCAATAAATTTATTATAAGGTTTTAAATTATGCAGAGTTAATAAAGATAGTTTAATCAATTTGTTGTTATTTTCCTTTGTTTGTTGTTCCATTTTTGTTTTTTCTTTTGTGTATTCTGTTAAAATATCTTCTTCACAATCTAATAAATTTAATTTGGCAATTTTTTCTTTTAATTCTTTTGCTTGTTGCTTGGGGTGATTAAAATTAAGTTTAACTTTGTTGGATTCAAGCAATTTAATTTTCTGGTAGATTTCTGATTTGTTATATTTTTCAGCAGAACATGGGATTATTTCCAGATGTTCAAGTTTTTCATCATTTATTTGTTTTTCATAGTATTGTTGTTCCAATTCATCTTGGGTACATTCAAGAAGCTGCAGTGTTTGTTGTATATTTTCTTTAATATCTTGAACATTTGTATTTTCTAAACTTTTCTGAAGGTAGAGTACTTGAGCTTTAATTGGTTTTAAATGTAATTTTAGATTATCAACAATATCGCTCCAGATGTTTAATTTAAGGATTTTGTATAAATAATCTTTTCTTTCTCTGTCGGTCATATCTTTGAATGCAACATTTTTGGTTTGCAGTTGTATATTTGTAAAAATAAAATCTTCATAATTACCAATTAATTCCGCAATAATTTTGTCTGTTTTTATACGACTTTCATCAGTTAATATTTCAATTTGTCCATTTTCTTCTTTTGTTAATTCAACTTTTGTGATTTTTATTTTATCAGATAATTCTCTACGACCTTCCCTAACAATTTTGTAGGTTGCTGAACCAATTTTAAACCTTAGTTGCGTTTTAAAATCGGAGCAATTAATGTTAATTAAATCTTTGGAAACAGCTGTTCCTCTGCTTCTGCTGAATTTAGAGAAAAGGGTGAATAAGACTATATCAAGTAAAGAGGATTTACCGAAAGAGTTGGGAGCAATAACTCCAATTGGAGAATTACCACTGAATTTGTGGAATTGTACTATATTATTTTGGCCATAACCGAAAAGGTTGGAGAATTCCAAATCTAATAGTTGCCATTGAGCTAAATTTCTTTCATTTGTAATGGAAGTATTTTCAGCAACTATATTGTATTGTTCCAGAATAAATTGTAAATCATTTTGATGTATATTTGGATGAGTTTCTTGGATATGTGTGAGCAATAAATTTTGCAAAGTTTGTTCGTTATAGTTTGTATCTTCTATGGCATTTTCTGTAGTTTCTTCAGAAGTTTTACCTAAATAGTTGTAAATTATTTTTACATTTTTAGATAGTTTCTGAATATTTTGTACGACTTGTGTGACAAAAGAGTGTGAGCAATTGCGGATATTTACTTTAACATTTAAGTTTTCCTCAATATTTTCCAGATATTTTGCCATTTCAGTAATTGTTATCATTTCATTTTCAACATAAAGCAGATTATTGGACAATTGGAAAACAAAAAATCCACATTTATTTGGTATTGGTTGATAAATATGTTCACAATTTTCTAAATCCCAGACTAAAACACCATGAGGATGGTTCCATTCGGAGAAGTTTTGTGCAATTAAAGAGGATGCATATGCCATTTTATTGGGTATAATCCATTGGTATTTGTGAATATCTCCAAGCAATGTAAAATCGTAACCAGCGAAATCTTCTGCTAATCTTTCACCACGTAATCTGTGGCCAACACCTGTTTCTACTTCACCAACTCCGCCATGATAGAGTGCAATTTTATGTTTTATGTTTGTTGGTGGAGTAAAACTGTTGGCATATACCCATTTTTCGTCAAGAAGACTGTTAACACTTATTGATGTGTTGCCGTAATAATAGACGCCAGAGTTTTTAAGGTAAAAAAAATTTGGGATAGTAATATTTTCAACAATGGCAGTTATTGAATCTTGTCTCTGACTATTGGTCAACATTGCGTCGTGATTTCCAGCAATTAAAAATGTTGGACAAAGTTTGGACAATGATAGAAGTAGATGTTGTGTTAATAGGATGCATTCAGGGGATAATTGGTTTTTAGAATGGAGTAAATCACCGGTGATTACAATAATTTCATTGTTATTTTTTGTTTGGGAAATAAAATAGAATAATTTTTCAAAAACTTCAAAATATTCTTTTTCTCTTTGGAATAATCTAATGTGAATGTCAGAAATGTGATAAATTTTTTTTACAATAAAATCATTGTTTAGTAAAACCTCATCTGGTTTCCATTGATCGGGTGATTTATTAATAATTTTTTCCAATTGTTTATCTGTTTTTTCTTCTGATTTTGTGGGTTTAGGTAAAGATTGATAATTGTTAAAAAAAGTGAGGAAATCATTTATTTCATCTTTTGTTTCTTGCTTTGTTCTTGTAGCATTTAAACTGCGAAATAAGACTGTTAAATATTTTTTGTCTTCATTAATAATAAAATTCGCCAATTGTTCAAAAGTTTTACCTTTATGTTTGTTAATTGTTATTTTACGACTGGCATTTTCCATTTTTATTTTTAAATTATTTTAAACAGATGGTTTTAAATTGGTTTTTTTAGGAAATAATAAATTTTCTTCTTAATATGAATACAATGATTAAAATATGTAAGAGGATAGTTGGCGGAGGAATGGTTGATAATATAGATAAATATCCATTTATGGCTACATTATGGTATTTAGATGGGAGTGAGTTTAGTTTTAAAAGTGGTGCAGTTTATATTGGAAAAAAATTTTTTTTAACAGCTGCGCATTGTGTTAAAGACAGAGACCCAGAGCGAACTTTAATAAGAATGGGTAGCTGTAGAATAAATGGTTTGCCAGAGACTATGCGTGTTGTTCGTGTTTATAAGCATCCACAGTTTAATACGAGCAATTTAAGAAATGATATTGCAATTGTTGAGGTTGATAAAGAACCATCGGATAAATATTTTCCTGTTCGTTTGCCATGCAATCATCTTGTAAATCATTGTTATAATGTTGGTGATAAAGTTATTGTTTTAGGATTTGGTAAAGAAAATACAAGAAATGGAAGTCAACAGCATTTGGAAAATTTAAAAGAAGTACAATTGCGAATAAGAAGGCTTAGTGATACACGTTATAATAGACGTATTATAACACAAGATATGTTTTTAGCAGGTAATTATGAAAATGGCATTGTAATGGATGCATGCACTGGTGACAGTGGTGGTCCATGTATAAAATTAATAAAAGGTAATTGGGTTGTTGTGGGAATTGTAAGTTGGGGAAATGGTTGTGGAAAAATACAATACCCCGGTGTTTACACCAAAGTTCTATCTTACAACACTTGGATTCGCCAAATATGCGGATTTAGTCCATGTACTAATCATTGAAAAACAGTTTAAAGGAAATAATGTAATATAATTGAACATGGAGTTATTAGATTTTTTGTTAGAAAATTTTGGAGTGGGAGGGGGAGAGATTGTAGAAAGGGAAAGAGATGGAAGGATAGTGAAGATTTATTGCAATGTTATAATGGATGGATTTGATAATTATGGAGTTGTAAATAAGGAGGTGGAGATGATGTTATATGTAAGTAAGATAGAGAATGGAAGAGAGAGGATAGTTGTTGAGATGTGGCGAGATTTTGAAATGGTTGGAGTTTGGGGTGTGATAGAAGAAGAATATCGTTTTAAAAATCGTTTTAGAAACGGCATTTTAAGAAATGAACATTACAGAAAAATTGAAGCAGAAATACTTCAATTTAAAAGAATTTAATTATAAAAAAGGGAAGATGGAGAGATTTTTAGGAGATATATGCAGAGTGGATATATTGGAGGGTTTTGTTAGGGATCATGAGGAGTTGAGTGTTGTATGTAATAAGGCGACAATGGTGCCGGCGTATAAAGGTGCGAGAATAATAAAAATAGATTATAAAATAGAGGATAAGGAGTTGGTGATGGTTTTTTTGACGAGTGGAAAGACGAAGAGTAGGAGTAGTCCATCGGTTGGTCAGAGGGATGAATTGTATGTGGAGAGGTGGACGAGTTATTTGGAGGATGGATTGTATGGGACGCCGATGGTTTTGGAGGATATTTTTGGGAATGTTGTAGTAGGGGAGGAGGGGAGGTGGCTGAATGGGGTGATGGAGATGGAGAATTGGTTGATGGATTATAGGATGAAGAAGTGTATAAAATAATAAAATATTTGTTAAATTATGTTTTTGCGTATGTTAAGAAGGTTGATACGAAAGGTAGAAAATGAGGAATTGGAGAATACAGATATTTTAAGTGCATTAAAAGTTTTGGAGAAGAAAGTTAAGAATACTACATGTTGCAATGTGAAAAAAATGTGTAAAGAGACAGATGGGTTTAGGGAGATAAATGGGGAAGTACCTCCAGGTGAGTTGTTGCCATTACAAGATTCAATTGTATTATTAAATACAAAAACTTCAGATTGTAAATCAATTTATATTGTAAAAAGTATTAGAAAAGCTGGAACAAGAGTAGGTATTCATTATCATAAGTATGGTGGTATAACTATAATATTAAAAGGTGAGATGACAGATTTTGTACAAGGGAAACCGGTTAAAAAATATCCTGCAAACACAGCATATTACATGCCTTCTTGTACTCCAATGGCAGCGGCAAATTTAGGAGAGGAGGATGTAGAATTGATTGATATTTTTATTGGGGAGGCAGGACAGCCTTTTATAGATGTTATGGAGCCTGCGTGGTCATATAAGAGGGTAGGAAAGTTTGATTGTTGAAAAAATAATTAAAACTAAATTGATATTGGAATGCAATATGAATTTAGAGAGATTTTCGCTTGTTTTTACGTCAATATTATGTTATGGGTTGCCTGCATTTTTTACGGATGATTATTTGTATAGGTATTATGGATTATTTTTAGCATTATTTAGTGGGTTGTATCATTATTATGATGAGAAGTATTTTTTTGCGGAAGATTTCTTGTGTTCATTTTTTTTCAAGTTGCATTTTACAACGAATTACGTGTGGTGGTTAAGTTGGGAGAGAATGGCTTATTATGCATTTTTCAGTGAATTTATAGGATACATTATTTTTTATGGTAGTTTCACGAGTTGGCGGACAAAGCATCGCAATTATGCTTACATGATAATTCATAATATTTGGCATTTATTTACAGGTTATTTGCCGTATATGGTAGTGAAGAATGAACAGAGAGTGGATATAGGTTATTGGGATGATATATTTATGGTAATGTTTGTGGTTTTTATGGTGAATTATAATTTAAAGCAGAAATTGTTGGTAAAAGGGGTAGTATTAGGAACAGTATATTTATGGAACTTGAGTAATATATATAATGTATTTTTTATGGTAGGTTTTTTTTTATTTTATAAGATTGTAAGACGCATTAGATAGGGTTAATGGTGTTATTTTCAATAGGATAAGTTTTTAGGTTTTTTCCAAATTTTTGCATAAGTTCGTTCCATATGTAAACAGTTTCAGCGTTGGTGACAGTTTCTTGGTATTTTTGGAGTGGTATTAATTTTTTTCCGAATAATAAAAGATGTTTATTTTGTTCATTAACATCAAAATAAGTAATATTTTTTTTGCTTGGTAATATTATGCCAGAATTTTCTGATTCCATTTTAAAAAGAGGAGATTGTAGGTAAACTTTCTCTTTTTTATCTAATTGTTTGTTAATTTTAAACTCAATAGCATAATATTTTTGGTATCTGTACATAATTTTTACTAACATTTTTTAAGTTAATTTAGCCCGATTTAATAATTGGTTGTCCACAAAATTATTAATAGATTTATATATTTCTTTGTTATTTTCTTTCAATTGTTTTGTAATTTGTCTAACATTTTCTGATGATTCAATTTTATTTAAATCATTAATCATATTATTTATATTTTCTGTCCAATCATCATATTTTTTTCTTTTAATTGTATTTTCGTTTGGTTCTAGAATATTAACGATATTGTCCATTTCGTCCATTTTTGTATTAATAAGAGTGTGAACAACAGTTGACATTGGAGTACTATTCCATTCACCATCTATTAATACTTCTACAAACTTAGAACGTGAATTGCTACGTTTTATGTTCATATTTTCTGGATGGGATTGGTTAAAGTGTATATCATTTATTAGTTTTAGTAGGCAGCTAAAAGGATTATTAAAGATATATTTATACTTTTCTGCGTCTATATATGTTGTGTTTTCTTTTCCAAAACTATTTATACCATCTATTACCACCTTTGTTTTGTTTAATTTTACCGATGTATTGTAATAATTAATATTTACAGTTATATTATTGTTATAATTGTTGATGATTTTTTGGTCATTTTTTTCCCCATTACCATAAAAATATTTTGCATTTTCGTCATTATTTTTTTGTGGTACTGGATGGTCATGTTGTGCATTTCGGGAAATATGGCATGATGCCATGTGTCGCTGTTTATTTGATTTTGTAGTAAATCCGGCACCACATTCACACCAAAATTCCTTGGGATTCTTGGTGTTTTTTGTAGTAATTAAATTCCATTGTAAATCATTCACCGACTTTTCTTGATATATGTGGATGGGAGATGGGTTTTTTTGCGGCACAGAATTGTGTGGGGTTGAATTATTGTGGGGACAGAGAAGATTTTTTATGGTATTGTTTATGGTAGTAATTGGGAATTGACGGAGGCATTTTGAGAATTGGAGGTGGTTATGGTAATGGCTTTTATATTTAAATAATTTCTTGCAGATTTTACAGGAGAATTCGGGCATAAATGGCTATACATAGTAAAATGTACTATCTTTAAAATATGTTTATTTTGTAAAAAATGCTTACCATAATTTTTTACTTAATATTTTACGTAAGTTTTGGTATTGACCATTACCATAAATTAGATATTTTTGTAAGTCGGTGGTAATAAAAGGCTTCTCATTTTGGCATTTTGAATCCACATTAATTTTTTTTTCGAATTAGTAAATGGATTTTGCTTTTTATGGGAAAATCGTTTTTTTTTCAAAAATAAGTTTGAGCCTATGGAAACTTTTTTTTTGCAGCATTTTTATATATTTAACTAAAAACTTAAAATCTCATGGTTACTATCAGTTATTATTATATTTTTTTATTATTTATATTCTAAAAAAAGAAAAAAAGAACAATAAAAAATATATAGAATAAAAGGACGAAATGGTAATATTTTGTTTAGAACCATCGTTCTTGGTATTGACCATTACCATAACTTTAAAAAGTTACTATTTTATATTACCATACTATGGTATATCAGAAATGTAAAAAACATCAATAAAATATAAAATAAAAAACAAAACGAGCAATCTTTCTGATACCCCTGTTCTCACTTTTATGGTATGGTAATAGAGAAGCTAATATGTTTTTGCTTATGTATGGTAATGCTTATTACCATACTATGGTAATAAGCTCATTTTGTATTTTTGTCTTATTACCATAGCTATTACCATGGATGGTAATATGGAATATTAAATTCAACAAATACTATGGTAATGAAAGGACGAAAAAAATGTAAAAAAGCATGTATGGTAATATAGAAGTTTTGCATTAATTTTCCATTTATGGTAATGTTATGGTAATGTAAAACGCTTGGAAGTTGGGGCTTAATACCATGTCATTACCATGCCTATTACCATAAGGTTTTGTGTATTTGGTAAAAAAGCTATTACCATATGGTAAGGAGCCTACGCCGCAATTAATGGTAATATGTGAAGTTTTACATTTTTTAACCATTTATGGTAATACTATGGTAATGAAAAACGCTTCTAAGCTGGCCTTATTACCACACCCTTACCATATGTATGGTAATAAGGGGTTATAAAATGCTGCGAAAACACTATTACCATAATGGTAAATATTACCATGGCTATATTTTTTGTATGGTAATGGCATGGTAGCTCAGGGATATTTTGGTAATTTATTCCATCTTATTTATGGTGTGTATGGTAATAGCCCATTACCATAACATGCTCGTTAAATTTTTTAGCTATGGTAATGATATGGTAATGCATACCAGTGGACTTAGGAATAATTTGAGCAACTTACCATTTTATGGTAATATTTTTTTATAAAAAATGCGGAGATGTGTTTTATGGTAATAACCTACTTGACCAGAGGGGGTAGAAGTTAAATTAGAAGCTGGTGGTGTATGGTAATGGTATGGTAATGATTTTATGAGTAGGGAATTAATTTCGAAAATTGACATTACCATAAAATTAATGTGTGCCAAAAAAAAGTGAGAAGCGTTTATTTTTTTTCCATTTTATGGTAATGACATTACCATGCTATATTTAAATCAGGAAAAATTCAATGGTAATTGTTGAATATGGTGGTACTACAATATTTGCATATCGGGCGTTGCTTACCATAATTATGGTAATGCAGCATTTTTAAAAAATATATCTATTACCATGAAAATATCGTTTTTCTGGAACCGTCGCCGACGTGGTAATAACTGTGTAGAAGAATAATTCGCATTACCATATTATGGTAATAAAATAAAATGGAAGCATGATTTTTGGGATTTGTATTACCAGAGTTTTAAAATGGCGAGCGATATGGAATAAGCGAGTTTTGGCGGAAATACCATAGGATGGTATTGCATATAAAATATCTAAAATTTTATTTTTATTTTATGGTAATAAAATATGACCATCTCTAACGCATGAGCGTGCAGGGGCACGATTTTTTTAGAAGTTTGGCATTTATGGTAATGAGTGGTAATGTTTTTGGTCATTTAATTTTGTGCCGTTGCCAATTCATGGTAATAGTACCATAGAAAACATGTGATATGAAATATATATTATATTTTCATTACCATGCTATTACCATATGTATTTTTGTGTATTTTTTATCTATTACCATAAAAAACGAGTTACCAAATTATCCCCAAACGTTTAATAACGCCGACTAATTACCATAAGATGGTATAAAAGCTAATTTTTGTAGAGTTTTTATTTCTGGATGGTATAGGTATGGTAATAAGATATGATTTTTAAGAAAACTTTTTTTAAACGCTACATTACCATTTATGGTAATGAACCATGGGTTCCAGACTGAGTTGGTATTACCATAAAATGGGATGGTATTAAATTTTTTTTTTTAAAAAAGTTTGCAATCGGGGAGCTATTTTGGGCATTTAGAGGATGTGGATTTTTTTGTGTTTTTTTGGTAAATGAAGGTAGGGGTATGTAAAAAAGTGTAAAAATGCGAAAGTAATTAATATCGGATTGTTAGGTTTTTTCAGTTTAAAAATTATATTTTATAATTTAGCAAATAAATGGATCATAAGAATAATATTTTTTCAATAATAACGACAACTGTTATAGAGTTAACAGTTGCCATACATAGACGGAATACATTTTTTATGGTTTCCAAGATGATAGGTAATACGGTAAATGAAGAGATAGATATGTTGAATGTTTATGATCATAATGTGACAATTAAAAAAATATTTTTGGACAATATAAAGCCGTATGATGTAGTGCACAAGGTGTTGTTTGAGGGGGAGAAGGAGGAGCATGTGGTGAATAAGTTGGGGAGTGTAAATTTGGTGGTTAGTAGGTTGAATGGTAAGAAGAATTTTTCCATAGGTCATCCATTATCTATAGTAATAACGGCTTATGTAAGACAGCCACCGGAGGTGAATACGACATATCGTTATAAGGATATATTGGCAGTAGCATTTGTAAGTTTTGGAAATACAGTGGAGATGATTTACAATGGCAAAGATAATAATGTATCTTATTTTTGGTATAATAATAGAAATGGATTTCATAGTTATACGATAGATTTGAAGAAGCCGAGGTATTTTGATATATTAAGTTTAGGTGGAAAAAAGATTCCCAAGTTTGTTAGAGATAGGGTAGAAAAATATGAGAAAATTGGTATGGAAATGGAACAACAAATAAGTATAAATTTCTTGCAGGATCTATTTATTGTAATGCGCAGGGGTGGCATTTTTTATAGAAGTGCAGAAAAACGTGTGAATATTTTGTATTATTTAATGCCATTACAATTTATATTAAAAACGTGGGTAACTACCTTACAAGATGGCAAAGGAAAGGATTTAATAAATGCGGACATGGAGATATTGGAGACGGAGAGAAATATGGAGACGGAAGTGTTTTTAGATTTGGGCGATTTGGAGAAAGTGGGAAATTTATCAGATAAGGAGAAATTGTTAATGGATGCTAATATATTGGAAAATTCAGTGGTAGAATTGATGAAGATGACACGTAAGGAGCCAGAGAAGTCGGAAGAGAATAATTAAAAAATAAGGAAATTAAGAATAATTCTTTTAATAAAGATAATGGGAGCGGCATGCTCAATGAAGATGAATGTGGTGGAGCCGTATGTACCACCACTTCCTTTAGAAAAAATAGAATATAATGTTAAACCTTTACCGGTGATGAATGGAGGATTAAAAGGCATACGTAGTTTGAGGGAGCAGGGTTCGGAGTATTGGGGTGAAAAATATGTTGGAGATATTTAATGACTTACGTAGATCCATTTAAATTGTTAGCTATTACTTATAAATCGCCGAAGGAGGATGTAAAGGCATCATTTAAAAATTTGGCGCTTTTATGTCATCCGGATAAGGGGGGTAATAAGGAGGATATGGATGTTTTATATGGGGCATATCGGTATGTATTAGAGCAGATAGAGTATGGGATGCATGGAAGGACGATGGAGGAGGAGGAGGAGAAGTTTAAGAGGTTTATGGAGGAGCAGAAGAAGGAGCCATTACCATCTTTTTATGAGATAATGACGGATCAGGCAAATAGTAGGTTTAATGAGGATTTTGAGGAAGCAAAGATTGGTGGGATGGAGGTGCATGGGATGTGTTATGATAGTAATTATGAGCAGAAGATGAGGGAAGAGCCGGAAGTGTTTAAGAGGGATTTGGTGGTGTATAAGGAACCGAAAACTGTGTTAGATATGGAATTTTCTGAAATTTATGATTATAAGAATACGGCACCAAAGGATTTTACAGGGGGAGGAGCGACAGATTATGTGCAAGCATTTATGGAGAAGGATGTTTTGCCGGAATATGAGGAGAAGGATGTAGATAAAGAATATGAGAGATTAAAGAGGGAATATGGTTTGTAAAAAATGTTTAATATATTATGGTAGAATATATTCAGGAAGTAATAACTGAAGATATAAATGTTGATACAACTTTTAAGTCAGGTTATCAATATATAATAACAAATTATGTAAATGTTAATGCAAATTTAACGATAGAGAATGGTTCATTAATAAGTATATTAAATGGAGATTTTAATAATAATGGTCTTGGTTTAAGTTATCCATATAAAGTTTTAGGAGATGTAGTAAATTTTAATTCAGTTGATTTAATAGATGGAGAATATGTAAAATCTGATATTGGAAACAATTGTGGTTTATCAATAAATGGAAGTTTAAATGGAGAAGTTTCAGTAAATATTGATTACAAATTTTTAAATGATTGTAAAAGAGAGGAAAGTAAATGTTATGGAACTTTTTTTAAAGTTAATGTGTTAAATTTAGATAATATTGGATCCTTATATGTTAATACATGTAGATCTTCTGATGTTCATTTGGATAAATTAAATATAAATTTTACTTTTGAATCAGAATTTAATTCACCATTGAATGTTGGTGGAGGATTTTTAAATTTAAAGAGTTTAACAATAAATGGTGGAGATAATCAATTAATAAATAATAGTGGTAATGCATCTATATCTGTTGTTTGTGAGGTAAATTTGAAGGGGAATAGTCAATTAAATGGTTTAGGAATAAGACAAGGAGCAAAGGCTGTTATAGATTTAACTAATTTACAGAGCAATGTTTTTCCTCAATCATCTAATTTGTATGGTGTGATAGGGGATGCATATGTAAAAAATGTGAAAGTTAACAAGAAGACGATATTTAATTTCTAAATATAATTATGAAAGGAAAAAATCTTGTCATAATTGATGAAGATATTTCAACAGACCAAGTCTGGAGAAAATGTAATCGTTATATCATTGCGAATGTTGTGAATGTTTTGTCAGGAGTTACGATAAAGATAGAGGATGGTACAAGTGTGAGTATATTGAATACGCTTGATGGTACAAATAGTTTAATTTTTAATTCGGGATCACGGGTTTGTGGAGAAACTGTAGAATTTTCTTCTGTTTGTAGGAATAGTGAAGGAAAATATTATTTATCAACAAATACTTATGGTAACTTAGGTGTTAGTTTTAATGGTAGTAAACCCCAAGATGATTATTCAGGTAGTGATGAAAAAATAATTGCAAAAGTTAAGAAGTTGCAGGATGCACCAAAGTGTGAAGGGACAAGTTATAGAATAAAAAAAATAGTAATAAGATATTTAGGTAATGATTTTGAAGGGGATTCTCTAAATTTTAATAATATTGTAAAAGGAGAGGCAAACATTGGGGAAATAATTATTGAAAATAATAACTCTAATGAATATTCAAGCATAACACTTATTGGATTTTCTAATGCAGATATGAATTTAAATAGAGTAATTGGTGTTGATTATCAAAATACATTGTGGAATATTTATAATTCAAATATAAAAATAAATAAAGAATTGAACTTTACTGGAGCAAATGTAGTTGGACCTTTTACTTTAAACAAAAATTGTTCATTAAAGTTAGATATTGGTTCAATTGGCGTTTTTTATGTTTTTCCATATCAAGAATGGCCAAGTTTAAATAATTCACCATATAAACTTGATACAATTGTGAAAGAAGAAGTATTGGTTTACACTCAACAATTTTAAATGTGTTAATTGTACGACTATTTAAAAGATTTCTTTTAATCCCTATAATTTATTGTATAATTGTTCAACTATTTAAAGCAATTGTTTTAAATAGTTTGCAAAAATATTATTTAATAATATTGTAATGCAATAGTAAATTTTTTACCATATTTATCGGTATAATTTTTATGAGCTCTTGCATATTTTGGGTTACCAACAACATTATAAAAGATGACTATATATTCTTTAGGGTATGAGTTAGCGAGTGTAGATGCTTCGCCCTTGGTATATTGAGGAATATTTCCTACGAAAAATTGGTTAGCAATTGCATTAAGTTCAATAAGTTCGGTGATATATTTTTGAGAGGAGGGGAGGAGGCTGCTTCCAATAATTTGTTCTCTTTTGAGGAAAGAGTTGATGATGTAGTATGCTTCGCTAGAGACACCTAATTTAAGAGTAACAATAACCGCAGTAGATTCATTGAGAGGGAAGAGATATTTTTCTATGTTAGGCATAATAGCGGTGATTTGTTGGATATTGACGAGTACAAAGATGGATTTGCGAACTGGGCTCTCGAAATTGGACATAGAGGTAACCTTATTTTTGAGTAGACAATTGCCAGCGTCTAAAATGTCGGATTGGGTGATAGTTAATTCAGCGTCATTGATAAGGTTTGCGAGCAAAGTGGAGTATTTGGATTGGAAGGATTCAACTGTTTTTTCAAGACAGGTCATTTATATTATATAGATATAATATAAATATGGATTACATGTTAAGTTTTTTTGGGCAGAATATTGGGGAGGGAAATAAGAGATGTAGGAAGTTTTTGATGGAGAATCGTGATTTGATATCTCAGACAGAGAGTAATACTTATCCAGAATTGAAGCCAATGTTTAATGTAGGAAATGAGAGAGATTTTATAAAGGAGATAGATGGATATTTGACAGAAAAATTTTTACAGATGGAGATAGGAAAGATAGGAAATAAAAAAAAATTTGAGAGTTTGCAAGAGGATTACAAGTTATATTTGTTAAAATATGTTTGCTTTTGTAATAAAAATTTAAGTATAATAGTGACAATTGATAAGAATCTTAAGAAAAATCATAAGGTGCTGGAGATAGATGTTAATGAGAAGATGGTTGATATGATAGATTTGCAGATACATTTTATGAGGGATAGTTTTGAGGATTTTAAACAATATATTTTTAATAATCAGGAGAAATATGCTAAATATGGATTTAAAAAATTTAAGGAAATGGATGATAAAAAAACTAAGAAATTAAGGGTATATATAGTTTCAGATAAGGAGGTGGAAAAAGGTGTATTTTTTCAATCAATTGGATTTTTTGAATTAGTGGAGAGTGCTAAAATATTTTTACATTATACAAATTATGAGTTTTATGATAATTGGACAAATATAACTTTAACAGAGAATCTTGACGAATTATTTAGAATTTTTTTTAGAATTCGTTTTTTTAAATTTTTTCAATATAAGCATTTAACGTTATTGGAACAGGAGTATAATTTGATAACGGGTAGTTTTTTGTTATTTAGTTTAGGTTTAAGATATTCAAGGGATATGGATATTTATATATTACGTAAAGAGAAAATTGGTTATATAAAATCTAATGAGATAGAGTGTAATTATGATTTGCATTATATTTTTGAGAGTGAATTAGATTTTTTCTTTTGGGAGAAGATTATTTTGAATCCTTTAGAAAATTATTATATTTATGGTTTGAAAACTAATAAGGTTGATACTGAGATATTTAAAAGAAAATCCAGACATAATAATTTTAATTCAAGAAAAGCTCTTGCTGATTATATCGTTTTAAAATATTTAGTAAATGAAGATGTTGAAAAAAATATTAATAAAGAGCATGCATTAAAATATAAGTACCAATCCATAAAAAATATTATATTACAATAATTTATATGAAAAGTGATATTTTAAAAAAAAATGGTGGTGGTAAAAAAGGGTTAACATCTGGTCAAAGAGCAGCAATACAACAAATAAAAAATTACACAAAAGAAGAAGAAGAGATGAAAAATCAAGAAAGAGAATTGAGACAAAGAGTACAAAACTATAAAAAATTGGGTGAAAATATAAATAGATTGTATAGTGAATTAAACAATCTAAATATTGAAGATAGGGAAAAATTGGAGGAAAAAATTAAAAATTTAATACCCCCAGAAATACGTAATAAGTTGGAAAGTGAGGGGTACAGTATCTCTAATATAAGTTCAGGATTACAAAGATTAAATACAGCGAATGTTGAAACAGAGGAAGAAAGGATAAATAGACAAAGAAGAGTAAAAGCTCAAAGAAAAAGAGCAAATATTGTTGAAGGGACTGTTAGCGGTAAAAAAATATCAAAAAGAGAAAAACAACAAAGACGTAAAAAAAATCTTTACACCGAAGCAGATAATGGAACAGCCAGAAGAAAGAAGTATTATATAAAAAAATCAAAAATAATGACATTATTGGAACTTGTATCTTTAATTGAGAAGAATGGTGGGGTTGAATTTACATATAATGGTTATAAAATAGATAATTTAATTGAAATATTAAATGGCATTACTAATGTTGATTTTAAAATAAACATATTGTATTTTTTAACAGATAATGATACAATTAAAGAATTGGTTGACGAAGAAGAAGAAGATAAAGTAGAATCATATGCAACTAATTATACATTTACGGTGGATGATACTAAAGCAATTATGGAAGAATTGAATACAAGTCCGATTGTTAAAATTTATTTTGATTACATAAGGGAAATTTTTGCAAATATTAGAAATAATCGTTTAACTGATGAAAATTCTATTAATGAATTGACACAACAATATTTGGATTTAAGTGAAGAATCTGCTATAAAAGAATTAAAAAATTCAGAGAAGAGTATTATTATAGAAAAATTAAAAAGAATGATTTTAGAATTTGTTGATGAAATAAAAATGCAAATAAAGGGACCATCTGAAAAAAACATAGCTCGTCAGGAACAACAAAATACTTTAAAAAAATTGAATCGCATAACAAATATAGATGAGTTTATAAAATTATTAAGGGAAGTAGAAAGTAAAGAGTTAAAGAAGGTAATTTTGGGAAGTGAAAGAAAATTTGATGAGAAAACTTTTAAAAAATTAAAAGGTCTTTTGGATTTAAAAGATAAAAAAGGAAAGGTAATTACATTAACAGCCTTACAGAAAGACATATTACCAAAATTAAATAGTTGGAATAATTTAAATTCTCTGGTGGTTTTATCTGAGAAACTAAATAATACCAAAAAAAATATACAAACACCTTTACAAAGATTATTGGTTAAGATTAGAAAAGATATAGCTAAAGGAGCAAAGAAATCTGATATTTTTGTGAAGGTTTTAGAAGAATTAGAGTTAGTTAATAAAATGAATCAATTAGATACTGAAAGAAAACAGTTTTTAGAAAATCTAAGATTAATAAAAAATAAACCTAAAAGTATTGCAAAGATTGATGAAATGGTTAATTTTTATTTAAAAGGTGAACATTTACAAAATGAACCCAATAAAATGGTTGAAGATTTTAATAATACTTCTAAAAAAATAACAAAAGAAGATATAAGTAAGATGGTTAAAAAATTTATTAGTGAATTAAAAGAAACATCTAATAAAGAAAAATTATTAAACACTTTTGTAAATGGATTGGATGAATATGGAAATACGGAAGAAGGGCATTTAGGGAAATTGCGAACAATTTTTACAAAGAAAGGGTTTTTAAATAATGTAAGTGGTTTATCTAAAGAGGATTTTGTTAAATATTATAAGGATGAATTAAGAAAACTTGCGGGGAATGATAAAAAGAATAAAAATTATTTGGAACAACAATTTAAAAAGGTTGAAGCAATTTTAAGAAGTAGATCACCAAGTAAAATGAAGAAACAAAAGATTGATAATATTTTAAGTCATTTATTAAATGTGGAAGCAATTTTAAATAGGGAAAAAGTAAAGGAATTTAGAAATTCTTTAAATAAAATAAAATCGGAATTATAAACGATATTTTTTAACATTCACAATATGTTTTGCACATTGTGTAATTTTATTTATTTTTAGTGATTAATTATTTTTTTATATTTATAATAGTATGACAGAAAACTTAGAAGTTGATAATTTGATTGTTAAAGAATCGCTTAATGTAGAGGGTCATTAACAGTTGGGTAAAACCGTATAAAACCGTATAATGTATAATTTCTGTATTTTTATGGTTTTTCATCAACTTTATAAATGGATATGTATTGACCCAAGAATAAGAACTTTTTTAAATTGTAAAACAGATAATAACTATTTAGAAATTGGAAAAATACAATATAGAATTAATTGATAAACAGAATAAAAATGAAAACAAAAAAAATTTATAGATGATTCACAATGGAAAATCATTAATTATTTAACTTCTACATATAAAAAACTATTGTTATATGGAAATGGAGTACCAAAGATATAGTTAAGAATGTAGAAAGTTTACTGTCGATTAAAATAGCAACTTTCTTTAAATAAGCTATTTTATAAAAAAAGGATTTAAAAACAATTTACGTATTTTACTTAGAGGAATGGTTTTTAGTTTATCCATCCTCTATAAAAAAAATAAAAACTATAAAGCTAAGGAGAAAACTAAGAACTTAGCAATAAAACAAGCCATTTTTAAAATGGTTTGGGACCTGATGTAAACTCCTTATTGAAATTACGATTTCTTTGATTTTTACATCTGTCCATAAATAAGCTGGCTTGATTTTAACTCAAGCCATGGCACATCCGCTTGGTGTCATTAAATATAGAACCATTTAATCTTTTCTAAAATCATAATAGTCCAGAGAAATTTGTAGATTCAACTACTACCCACTATACATCTATAAATTTTAATCTGACTATAAGTTTTTATACGGTTCTATGTAGCGGCTGGAATGATTGCAGAATTGAAGGAGAGATTGTTAAAATCTAATAATAGAAATAGTGAATTATTGAAAAAAGTTTTAGGTAAAAATTATGAAAGTTTTTTCCCAGAAGAATTAGTTGGAGATTTTAACAATGGTGAGCCTAATTTTATGTAATTATTTTAAATAATTTTTATATTATACCGGACGGCCACCGCTATTTTGCTCACTCGCACCCACCAAAGGTGGTTGCTCTGCAAATCGCAAAAAGCTCCCGTGTCTCGTCCTCGTGGGCTGCCGCTCCTCGCCAATAACCCAGCTCAGCTGGGTTATTGGCTGCGGCTCACTAAAAATGCGCAAAGCGCATTTTTAGCTCGGGAGTAAGAAGATTAACATTTTTTAGCATATTTTTAACCAATTCTTGCATAATTTTCTTTAAATTGTTGCATTATTTTTTAAACTATTCCTGCATAATTTTCTTTAAAATTGTTACATGATTTTTTAACCAATTCTTGCATAATTTTCTTTAAATAGCCTTATCATACATATTATGGGTTGCTTAGGAAATTATACAATTTATCGGAAAAATCCGTTAATTTTATTGTGGACACTTTTTAGCCATTTTTACAAGAAAAAATTGAAGTTTTAATTTTCTAATTTTTTTAGGAGTTAGAAAACAATGCAAACGATTACGTTTAATGATCAACTTTTTTACTCAGCGGATGAGTTAAAACCGCATTATAAGGATTATTTTAAGGGTGTTCGTACAGTAAAGGAAATTATTGATAAAAAAGGTATTCCTTCTTTAGAATATGTAGTTGTTAAAAAAGTTAAGGATGAATTGGTAGTTTGTGATAATATGAAGTATTCCAGAGCAAAGATATTGTTGAAAAAAGATTTTTGTGAAAGCAATATTATAAATCCTCCAGCACCAAAGAAGAAGGTGTTTAAAACAACAATTGAGCAGGAAGTGGAAGAGGAAGAGGAAGAACTGATTGCTCCAGAAATTTTGGATTTGGAGGAAGAAGAATGTTTTAAGGATTCAGAAGGGAATATTTTGCAGATTGAAGTGAGAGGAGAGAGAGATAGGAAGAAGATATTTTTTAAGATGGCTGATATTTCTAAAGAATTTAATGCACCAAATTTACGAATTGTATTGTTGAATAAAGAAAAATTCCAGAAAAATATTCATTATAAAAATTTTACTTGTAATTTAGGAGTAACTAAAGGTTACACTAAAACAGCAAGTAAAAAATCATTTATTTTTCTTACATACAAAGGTTTACTGCGTTTTCTTTTTGTATCCAGAAATCCTTGTGCAGAGGCTTTCCAAGATTGGGCAGAGGAAAAACTTTTTACAATGCAGATGGGCAAGCAGGAGCAAAAGGAAGAATTAGCAGCAGAAGTATTGAATGTGAATATTCGTGATTTGCGTGCAATTTTTAGGAAACATGCAAACAATTTGCCCTGCATTTACTTGATTAAATTGGGAAAAGTTTCTGATATTCGGCGGACATTTAAAATACCTGATTCATATTCAGATGATTGTATATTATATAAGTATGGATTTACAGAAGATTTGCAGACAAGATTGGGACAACATAGTAGAAAGTTTGATAAATTAGATGATGTGCAGATTGATTTGCAATTTTTCCATTTTATTGACCCAAAATTTACAAGTAAAGCAGAGAATAAATTGAAAAATTTGTTTGAAGCATTTGAAAAGGGTTTTTCTTATTCAACTGAAAAAGAATTTATTATTTTGAACAATAAAGAAATGAAACATGCAAAAAGTATGTTTAAAATGATTGGTGAAAAATATGCAGGGATATCAGAGGAATTGCAAAAGAAAATTGATGAACTTAAATCTGCACATAAATTGGAAATGGTAGAAATGGAAAATAGGCATAATTTGGAAAAATTAAAGTTGGAGAATAAGGTTTCTTCGTTAGAAAGAGAGAATGAATATATGCAAGAAAAGCATTTAATGGAGGTGAAAACTTATAATTTGGAATTGAAAAATAGGGATTTGGAGATAAAATTACTTCAACTCCAAAAATCTTGATTTATTACAATATAATATGGTAAAGTGTAAATAGGAGTACATTTATAATGTAATTTTAATGGGTACCGGACGGCCACCGCCATTTCGCTCATCTTCATTCGCTACGCTCATTCCGTTCTCGAAAGGCTCCCGTGTCTCGTCCTCGTGGGCTGCCGCTCCTCGCCAATAACCCAGCTCAGCTGGGTTATTGGCTGCGGCTCACTAAAAATGCGCAAAGCGCATTTTTAGCTCGGGAGTAAGACAATTAACATTTTTTAGTATTTTTTTAAACAATTATTGTTGCATGATTTTTTAAACTATTCCTGCATAATTTTCTTTAAATTGTTGTGGAATTATTAAACAATTATTTTTTAATTTTCTTTTAATTGTTGCATTATTTCTTACAATTCCCGCTTAATTTTCTTTTAATTGTTGCATGATTTTTTAATAAATTCTTGCATAATTTTCTTTAAATAGTCTTACCATAAATATAAAAAATTGCTTAGGAATATTTACAATTTATTGGAAAATTCCAATCATTTTATTCTGAACACTTTTTAGCCATTTTTAATAGAAAAAATTGAAGATTTAATTTTCTAATTTTTTTAGGAATTAGAAAACGATGCAAGCGATTACAGTTAATGATCAACTTTTTTACTCAGCGGATGAGTTAAAACCGCATTATAAGGATTATTTTAAGGGTACATCCAGAGGTGCCAGATATGTTATAGATAGACATGAGATTGCGGCAGAGAATTACATTTATGGGAAGAAGAGGAATGAGGTATGGTGTGAGAGTAATGCAACATATAAATTGGCGAAGGTGCTGCTTAAGAAGGAATTTTGTGAAAATAATATTTTTATTTCTCGTGTAAAGAAAGAAGAGAAAAAGAAGGAAGATGTGCCAATTGCTCCCCCACGTTTATTTTTGGAAGAAGAAGAGATGTTTAAAGATGCTGAAGGTCAACCAGTAGATATTGAAGTAAGAGGAGAAAGAGAAGAGGACAAGATTTTCTTTTATTGCAAAGATGTAGCGGAAAAGTTTGGTATATCTGATTTAAACAAAAGTTTGTTAAGGAGTCATACATCTTATTCAAGAAATGAGGATTTTGTTTTATTAGGTAGGGTGGACAATGTCCACTCTGAACCGATTAAATCCATTTTTCTTACTTATCAGGGATTGTTGAAAGTTCTTTTTGTATCAAGGAACAAGAATGCCAATGTCTTCCGTAAATGGGCAACAAAGATTTTGTTTACATCTCAGATGGGAACACAGGAGCAGAAGGATAAGTTAGGAGCAGCACTTCAGAATGTGAATTATAAAAACTTCCGTTCTGTTTTTCGTCAACATGCTAATAAAATGTCTGCCATTTACCTTATTACTATTGGAAAAGTTGCTGATGTTCGCTCAATATTTAAAATTCCTTCTTGCATTCCTGATGAAAGTTGTTTGTATAAGTATGGTTATACAGATGATTTAAGCAGACGTTTTAGAGAGCATTGCAATACGTATGATAAGATGGATAATGTTAAGATTAATTTGGAGATGTTTTCTTTTGTTGACCCTAAGTTCAATAGTCAAGCAGAAGTGGATGTAAAAAATATTTTTGAAGGATTTGCGAAAGATTTTACATTTGAACAACAGAAAGAGTTGGTTATTTTGAATAAAAATGAAGAAGTTACTGCCAAAAAATTGTTTAGGATGATTTCCAGAGAATATGCTGGATGTTCTGAAGAAATGCAAAAACGGATTGCTGAATTGAAGGCAGAAATTGATATGTTAAAGCAGCAACATATTATTGCATTAATGGAAGTACAAAATGAATTGGAAATGGAAAAGAAAGATAATGCATTCCTTAAAGAAAAACATGTTTTAGAGCTGGAAAATGCGAAAAAAGATGTTGAATCACTTAAAAAAGAACTCAGAATTAAAGAACTTGAACAATTGCTTAGGAATTCCTCTTCTGTTTAAAAAAAATTTAATTATCATTTATTTTTTTTATTTGGTTAACATATAAATGGTATCCGGATATGATACTGGCGTTAACCGCAATTCAGGCAGCACTTCTTCTTCAGAACCTAAATTTGACCAGATTGTTAAAGGCAATGTAAAAATCTGTAAAACTGGGGAACAGAAATACAGAATAACTTTTCTTAAGGCGACTGAGTTTACACTTTATCAGGTGTGGACAGAGAATGGAGATAATGGTAGACGTTTAGTGGTAAATGATACAGATAGGAAATGGCAGGAAAGGTTAATTGCTGCCCAGAAGGCAACAGGGTTTGCACCTACAACTATTATGGAAGTGGGAAATTGCAAGTGGGCATTTGTAATTACAAATGCATATTTTGAGAAGAACAGGTTGGTGTTTGATGTAAGCACAGCAGAGATTGTAAATTTGAGTAAAACAGTGAAGAAAGGGTTAAAAACTGGTATGTTTAAGAATGCAAGGTTTGATATAGATTGGTTAAGTAATGGAGCAGGATTGGTAGGTTAAATATTTAATAAGGTATTAGAATAGGAATTAGTAGCTTATCTTAGGAGGTATTGGAGATGAGAGAGTTTTTTTAGGAAGTACTTCAGAAAGTAGTGGTTGCACTATTGCTTGTATTTATTATTCTCGAAATAGTTAATGGCACTTAATTTTTTTCTGCTACTTGTACTCTTTATTAAATTGCTATTTTTGTGATTTTTTTACCTTTGGAAGTAATTGCACCATATTTAAAAATTAAAATATTTTATTTTACTTGTTTATTATTAGCAATTTATCAGGATTTTTTGATTAATTAGAGTAACAATTTTTAAAATATTTTATATTTAATCAATAAATATAAATTAAAATACAAATGTAAAATAATAGAAAATAAAATATTTAGAATATTATATACTTTAGAAATATAAATGAATATACTTAAAGTTTTTACATTCGTTTAATGTTTTTAATTTCAGAAGGAATTCCTGATACAGACAAATGCGCAGCATTTGTCTCTATTCCTTGCTGCGGATACTCTGGAATAAAATGTTAAATTATTTCCAGCAATAAAAAAGTTTTTAAAAAATTGTTGTCCAATTGTTTATATTTCCCGTTTTAATTGTTTACAATTGTTTGCAATTCATCAGGATTTCCTGATGAATTGGAGTTATATTTAAAAATTATTTTCTAATTGTTTAATAATCTTTTTCTTTGGTTAACATATAAATGGTATCCGGATATGATACTGGCGTTAACCGCAATTCAGGCAGCACTTCTTCTTCTGCTCCTAAGTTTGACCAGATTGTTAAAGGCAATGTAAAAATCTGTAAAATTGGGGAACAGAAATACAGAATAACTTTTCTTAAGGCGACTGAGTTTACACTTTATCAGGTGTGGACAGAGAATGGAGATAATGGTAGACGTGTAGTGGTAAATGATACAGATAGGAAATGGCAGGAAAGGTTAATTGCTGCCCAGAAGGCAACAGGGTTT